GCAAGTTCTTCAGAAACACTGGTTAAGTTACTGGTATCTTTGCGATATTCAGCGTGTTTGTAACTATTGGCGTGCTTAAGCAAATCTTTCATTGGAGTATGAACGCGCATTACTTCCATTTTATGTTTGTCGCCATGCTGATTTAGCGCCGCCAAGTAACGATGGTGCCCGTCCAGAACATAATGATCTTTCGAAACAATCATGTAACGCTTGGCTTTGCCCGGCGTTTCTCTCCATTCTCGACCCATCAAATCGCGAATCTTGCTATGGTCAAAATTGTGTTGGGTTGGCTTTAGCTTTCCAGCCGGAACATGTTCTACTTCGTGATGGATGCCCTTCTTTTTCAATCCAGCAAGAAAGTCGCCAATATGATCAGACGTGATTTGAGGCATCTTGTCTCGCGAAATGTTGAATTTGGATTTTGGTATTTTTAGCGGCTTTTCCATCTTTTTCCTCTTAGCTGTATTTCAAAACTGTTGCTCGATTGCTGACTCGACTGTCAATGACAAGTCGGAAATTTGGTTTATTTGTGACAGGATTCTTGAACAATACCGGATATCCTTCTTTGTTCATTTCCTTATAAACAACTCTGATACTGTCTGTCCCGATCAATTCTCGTTTTCTTACTCGGAAATAGAAATCACCAATCTTTTTCATATAAGATTCAATATCATAGAACTTTCCGTTCAATGTCACTCTCTGTCCCATGAAAGAATAGGAAACGTCCATTTTTCCGACATACATGTAATCGACTGGACCGCCGATATATTCGTTACCGATCAGGATTTTCTTCATTTCCATATTCGGAATTGGAATGAAGATATCGGGCACCAAATGGGCAGGGACGATGGTTCCTTCCGAGATACCTAGATCATTCTTCAGATAGGATTCGACTTTTTCATAGATACCGTCAACCAAGCGGGGAGCGATTCGCGACAAACCAGCAACACCGCCTCCTGCCAAGCTTGGGGCAAAGTCGCCTTTGCAAGAAATTCCATAGGTTTTGTTTTTGATATCTTTCACAAATAGATCGATATAAGGCTCTTGCCCGGTCACTGTGCGCTTTTCGTTTTTCCAAACATCTGATACTTCGATATCGATCCCGGGCAATTTCACGCCTCGCAAAGCGATATCTTTGAGTGCTTCAATCAAACCAAGTTCTTGACGTTCGGCTCCAACCATACTTGTCTTGGCTTTGGATTTGCCGTCGAATTCCTTGTCTTTGTAAAGTTCAGTCACTTTGACAAATTTCTTGGTTCTTTGAGTGAATTTCAATTCAATTTCGATACTGTCAGCAAGCGATTTCTTTTTGAGAAATGCCTTAAGCAAGCTTGGTTCCAACTTGTTTTTTTCGTCATAAATGACTTCTTGGCGATGCATCTTCAGGGCAATGCGCTTGGTGCAGCGGAGAGTCGCGGATTTCTCGTCTTTTAACTGAAAAAACCCCGCAGAGAAGACCCTACGGAGTAGAATATCAACACTATCTTTTTTTGCTAGATCAGTATATTTTAGAGTTGCCATGTCTCCCTATTTATGGGAAGATCACGTTTCTGAAAATTAAAGAAAGAAAATTCAGAACGATCAACCAGTTTGACTAGGCTTTCGGGAGTCGATACTACATAGCCTTCGTGACCGGTTTCCTTTCCATCAATGAAGCAGTGGATAGATTGTGTTTTTCTCATATTTTCAAGAACAGTCATCTTGACGGCAATCAAACCATAAATCAATTCAACCAATCCGGGTCCATATTCCAATGGAATATTGATCTTCAAATCATCGATGTTCTCTCCATTTCGATACATCGTGTTGATTATTTTCTTGATATTCGTTCGAGATTCAGGAGTGAACGAATCGAACACTTCTTTTGGTATGGACTGGAAACCCTTACCAGCCATACTCAATCCTGTTTTCAGAGTGTGTTTCTCCCAACGTTCCATTTCTGGTATCTTGGCTTGAACATCGGCAACCCATACATTAGGAGTTGCCACACAAGAATGTTTCTGTGTGGCAAGATTCATATTATCGTCATAATATGTATGAATAGCAACGCCAATCCATGAATGACAAACAGCGGTTGATTCCATCAAGGGAACTGCATACTTGATCACGTTCGGCTGGAATGTGACGTATTTCTCCCCGGCGATATCTTCCACTTTAAGTTCATTATTTTCGAACAAATAATCACCTTGATACACGCCTTGAATATTTAATTCTGGCAAATAATGCAGCAAGTTTTTCAAAACTTGATTCAGCCCGGGCTTAGGATGATTTCGATCAATATCAACTTCTGTATAATTGATCTTTGGAGTCTTGTTAAAGAAACTCTTGGTTGAAACAAAGAATCGCTTGGTTTCCGGATGAATTCCCGCCACGAAAGCAGGCGCGCCGTCCCATTTGATACTCATTTGGAGATTGCCGTCGCGGAACGCTCGAAAGATGTTGATTGCCTTTCTGGCACCTTCGACGCCTTCATCAAACATGACATCTTCAATGTGAGGAATATGAGATACACCGGTCATAATTAAGCCTTTTCTATTTTAATTCCATATTTTTCAGAGTATCTTTTACATCGATATATTGCTTTCATGGTCGCATAGTTATAATTAAATTCATTAGCAAAATCCTTAATACATCCATATTGTTTTGTTTTTCCACTATCAAAAATCACATTAATTCGAACTGCTTTAGGATTCTTTTCTCCGGGCAGTGGGGTTTTTGTTCCCCAATCCCGATTTATACTTTTTGCACCAATTTTTCGTTTGGTTTCTTCTGATAATTTTCTACCCCAAAAATCTTTAAGCCAAGGAACATTTCTATTCCAATTTCTATTAGATATCTTTTCTTCTTTGGTCATTTTGGACCAAAATTTCTTAAGAGATTCTGATTTTCCGCCTCTACCGCCCGAAATCATATTATAAAAACTGTCAGAGTCGGCGGCATTATATAGTGATATATAATTCTTTTCAGCCTTGATCATACTTTCGTAAGAATCACACTCTTCCAAAATTTCTCTGGTGAAATTTTCTTTTCCATATTCCAATATCGCTTCTCTTAATTTTTTACCCGATCCCAAATATTTTTTAGAATGTGTATTTTTACACATGCCGATATATTTCATACCATTGATGTTGTTTGTTGTCATGTAAATAAAGCCATACATAATTTATCTCCTATAGCTTTATTTATATATATCTTCGATATGTCAAATATCAGATTTTCATGATATTACCTTTGGATTGGTTGGCAATTGATTCGTTATAGTCAGCCTGAAATTGTTCTTTCCGTTCACTGGATTCTGATACACGACCGGATATCCAATTTTGTTCAATGTCTCAAAGTCTATCCGAATTTCACCCGACTTGTCAAGGTCGCGTTTTCTCACTCGAAAGAAGAACCTATTGATTTTTTTGACATAATCGTCAATCGAATAGAACTCTCCATTCAGCTTCAATTTCTTGTTCTCAATCGAGTAAGTGACGTTCATTCCGCCGACATACATGTAATCGACCGGACCACCGATATACTCGTTACCGATCAGGATTTCTCGTATCTTGGTTTCGGGAATTTCATGAAATAGATCAGGAACGTTGGTGTTCTGTGTGATATCACCCGACGAATAGCCAAGTTCTCCACAAATGACATTTTCGACCTTTGCATACAGATGATCGACCAAATCCGGAACGGTTGCCTTCAATCCAAGCAATCCGCCTCCTGCCAAAGAAGCCGCATGATCGCCTTTACAGGACACTCCTAGCGTATGATTGATCTTGATATCGGCATAGGGTTCCCATCCGGTCTGTGCCAGTCCATAAGCCTTTGTGACGTGATGAACGGCAAAGCTTAAGCCGGGAACGGATGACTTGGTTTCAATGGCTTTATCCAAAGCCTCAATCAAACCAATCTCCTGTCTCTCCCAATGTTTTTTCCCTCCTGTCTTGCCTCCAAATTCAGCATCTTTCAGGAGTCGAGACAACTTCAAACGCTCCCCGGAAACCGTTTCGATTTCCAGAACATCATTCGGCTTTCTCTCCAATAACCACGTTTTTAAGCTATTGGAATCAAAGACTTTTTCGACGTTGGATACAAAAAAACGCCCGGTTACGAGCGTTTCTTGACCATCCACTGTAAATTGCCTTCGATCAAGGAAAAGTTGAAGATTCTGCCGTTTTAGAAGATCGGCGTATTTCAGATTAGCCATTTATAATTTTAATTGTTTGATATTTGACATTAATTCTTTTGTGCATACTATAATTTCTTTTGTGTCTTTAAATGTCACATACCACTGTCTTTTTGGATAAAATTGAACACTTACAAAACATTCGCCGCGAGTGGAATGCACTTGCGCTCCATATTTAAATCCATCCGATTTTTCTGCTTTTCTAATAGCTTTTTGGACTTCTTTATCCAGCATATCAATCGGTATCATCACATTGCTCCTACATAGTCACCAATCGCAAAAACAAAATTGGCAAAAAGGAAAAGTTCAATCTTTGCTTTCAAGTTGGGAACGAATCCCCGGAGAACTTCACCGTTAATTTCGACACGCCCGAACGGAATGCACAGATACATGAAAATTGCGAGTGCATAGAACGGAAGAGCGGCGTAAAACATTTCGATCACCTTTCCTTGTTACATCATCAATATAATAGGAAAAAATCGAATGTCAAGAAGTTTTTTTTTATTCCGGCATAAAATCTTCAAAAAGGTAAAGATCATACTTTTCACAAATCTTTTCCCAATTGCGGATTATTAACGCCCGGGCGTCAGATTCCATTTCAGCCCGCGCCTTTAGAGTTATCCACCCGAAAGCAGCCGGGTCTTCCTCCGTAACATTCTTTTTCACGGCAAAACGAATACCATAAAGACGATCCTTTGTCATCCAATTTGGTGCAACGATTTCACCAACATACTTTCCATTCGCCTTGATGTTGGTATTTGGCATTCCGTTTCCAACTGCTCTAAGACCGGTTGCCGCCTTCTGCTTCTTGAAAGTCAGCTTATACGCCATTTCAATCACCTTTTCTTTGATTACGAAATGAATATAGCTTATCGCCACGCATCCGTCAAGATGTATTTTTCGCATTTTTCTCGAATATATGAATCGGATGGTCCAAAACCGACTTCCGGATTGCAATTTTCATAAGCAATCATCATGTTGGCATATTCAGCAATCGCCAAATTCTCGACAGGACGTTGATTCCACAATTCAATTGCCTTGTCTTCTGTCCTGCACGATCCCGAAGATGAACCGCAACGCCCACAAAAAACCTGCCATCTGTGATTGATATCGGATTGAACCACGTCACAGTAGCTTTGAAATGGTCCACAATGCGGACAATGTTTCAATCGTTCATCACGCTTCGTCGTTTCCATCAATAACCATCTATTATGTTTTTCTTGGGTTTTTCATTAGTAATAGTAACAGTCAATTCCGGTTCAACTCGGAAAACGACTGCTTTAGGCATGATCTGGCGATATTTTGAAACTCTTTCGAACAACTTCTGAAAGGTATATCCGGGTTTAAGCTTCATGATTGCGATTTCATTTGGATAAGGGTCTTCGTTTTCGATGACTTCCTTGGCAGAATTCCAATAGTAACGAGAACAATTCAAGTCGAAATGCTTGATGATATTTCCTTTATCAAAAACATTGTCATCGATCACGATATATTCGATATTTTTCCGAAGATGGGAATCGAAAAATTTATAAGATTCGGAGGGGTAATCTTTGGATTTCTTTAGTCTGGAATTGATAAAATATTCTTCTGTTTTGGTCATTAGATCATATTTGGAGCGACCCACGAAACAGCTACGTGACAAGAAAACATCAATGTCCGAACCAGACGCATGAAAATCTTCTCTGTGAAATGCTCGATAGACCGAACCGCCAGCGATCAAGAAATCATTAGTCTTGAACTTTTTGGAAATATATTTGAAAGCTTCTTCATAAATCATTGATATTTAAAACCTTTTTTATCACAAAGTCGTCTAGCAGCCTTGGTCGATTCCAAATCTTCATGGCCATTTGCAGCCATAATCAGCTTGTCCCGATAGGAAGGTTCAGGAGGCGCAACTTTCCGCCATTCTTCCCTTGCCTTGTCCCTTGCGTCTTGAAGTTCGACCAAGCGTTTTTCATACCAACGCTTATAGACCTTGGACGTAGGAGCGGAACGCAATCCTGCATGAATGTGTCCTTGGACTTCTGCATCCAAGGACAGATATTTGAGTCGAAGATTGCTGAAGTCAGTCACGCTGGCAACACATAAGCCATGAACGGCGTGAAAGCCTTGTCATTGATTTCACGTTGTCTTGCGCGTGCTTCTGCTTCCGTCGCAAAAGTTTGGGTAAGGTGTTCGATCCGCGTAGCGTGCCGTGCTTCGAGTCGATCAACAACAACCTTGAACATCGAAATCTCCTAGAGTTGAGTGTAAAGCCCGGTCTTTTCGGTGAAAACGTCCTGCAACATATCGCAGTAAACGCCATCCTCTTCGGCAACAACCTTCATTTCCAGCTTAGCCTTGTTGAAGCGATAGAACGTCATCTTGTAAAGATCAGCCGGAGTCAACTCGACAACAACGTGAGTGATGTTCTTCGTCATGGGAATGCGGAACTTCAGCTTGTTGTCACCACCGATGAAATCCTTGGCACCGGTCATCATGGCGAAACGCTTTCCGCCCAACTGCTGAAGGATCGTCTGTGCTACCTGCATAGTCATGTCATTACCCTCTGTTGATGATGGTAATCTAGTCGTTTTCGGCTCGCCTGTCAAGAGGGATATTACAATTTCAATCTTCTTACAATTCGTTCATAATCATATGGATATTTTTCGGAGATTATTTCAAGAGCAATATTTTGCGCAAGATTTTTCAAAATCATTTTGGATGCATTGATTTTATATTTCATTGTCGATTTATACCAACCAGTATCAGGACCACCAAAGCGGCGAGTAAATCTTACGAACAATTCGTATGATATCTCACTTCCTCTTTCATGGTTACAGACAAAACAACAAGGAACTAAATTTTCTGGCGTATCTTCACCACCTTTGGAAACGGGAATTTTATGATCTAATGTTTTGGCTTTTTTGATATGGCAGTAATGGCACTTTTCATGTTAAAGGCGTAAATCCAACGTCCTTTCGCCTTGTTATTGATTGGATAAACCCAAAAATGTCCTTCTCGCGTGAACATGTCACTTCACCTTTTCGATGCTGTAGACATGGGACATTGCGCCCTTGTAGATGAAGATATCAGCGGCATCCGCACCATCGGCGTCCATTTCCCAATACATATTCCAACCGGGAAACTCGTTCTGGACGTAGGCAACACCTTCCGCGATAGTTTCAACTTCGGCATGGGTCTTGTTCTTGATGCCGATAATGGGATTTGCGATAGAAGTCTGAACCACATAAGCCATGACAACTTCCTCTTTGTTACAAAGGGAATATAGGACTAAAATTCGATCTTGTCAACCAAAATCTTCTTCGCGTCCTTGGGAAAGACCGCTTGCGTGTTGCCGGCAAAAAGCGTCTCGACTTCATAAACGGCAATGTCAACCTCACTTTTTCCTTATTTTGATCTTGGGAACAACAGTGTTCCCTTTGCATTCGTGACAATGATCCGGCTCCCCGTCATAGGCTGACAATTGCAAACCACTTCCGCCACAAGTCGGACAAGTTTCATAAAGATTAGTTTTCGGAAGCTGTAACGATTTCATAAATCTCTTTCCAGTTCTTCACTTTGGGAAACGGCGTTTCGATATGGCCATTATGATCATGCACCAAAAGCAAAGGCTTAAGACCAAGCTTGAAACCAGCCATTGCGTTTTCATACTTGTCTTCGATCCACCAAAGCCCGGTGTCCTTATAAGGCAACAACGCCGAATCCTTATCGGCTCCTACATCAAGGCAGGTTACATTTTTTTCCCAAAAATAGCCATCATGATCCCAACTCGGAATTTCTCGATTGAGATTGTCGATCCTCGCCATCTTGGAATGTTTGTCATGGGACAAAGACGTAATCACATGAAAATCATATCCAAATTCCCAAAATTTAGGAATGAATTCATGGGCATCGTGATATGGTTCAAGATAACCGATTGCAGCCGATTCATTGAATTGTTTGATCAGATGCTTAATTTCTTCCTTGGGAATTCCATAGTGAATGCTTAATGAATAGGCTTTCATGTCATAATCGGGAAGCTTTACATAGCCTTTTTCAGCCATCCAATTTTCAAAACCACGCTCCCAATCAAGCAAAACCCCGTCACAGTCTGTAAGTATCAATTTTTCTTGCATAAATTCCCTTACCAGAACTTCATCTTTTCAAGGATTTTTTGTCCCGTTTCAGTAATTTCTTTCGCTTTTTGAATTGCTTGATCAGCGGACTCCAAGGCAACTTCAATTGCCTTGTCCTTGATTTCGTCTGCCCCTTCAAGCGTTTCATTGGCCAATTCCTTTGCCTTTTCCTTGGCGTCTTCACCAAGATCAAAAGCCTTGTCAATCGTTTCCTTTGCCTTGTCTCTCATTTCAGATTACCTTTCTCCAAGGGGTGGGGACTCCACCCTCGACAACTTCCTTTTCAACGGAATCCCATTGGCTTCCCCAAGTGTTTTCCATATGCTTGATGGCTTCTTTCTTGGTCGGAATGGCATACTGCACATACCGATCATAAGCCAAATCATAAACCTTGATAATATTCATTTTAATCATTTCCCTTTGGTGCATGGTGAGTTATGAACAATCCACTAGCAATCCATCCCAAAACATAAGGTGTCATAGCAATTATTCCTTAAAAGAGTTGAAAAATTCCTGAACGGTTGCTTCGGTCTTTCGATCTGCTTCCTTGGAAGCTTTAGTTGCTTCCTTTGGAGAAAGACCCTTTGGGATAGCCGCCTGATTCTCTCGTTCGGCTTCCGTATATACGACGCAAGACATATAATACACGATCTTTTTCGCCCAATCAACAAAAAACTTGGGAGAGTGTTCGTATTCCGCGCCTTCCCGCATAAGTTTCGAGTAGGTTGGATAGAGCGTCGAATAGAGACGAGTCGTATCCAGAACCTTGCCGTTGGGATTTACAAATTCCCATGCAGAACCATTCCAACGTGGCTTCCACCAAGGGAAGGTTGGGGATTCTTCATCAGGTTCGTGAGAATGGGAGAAAAGATCATCATCATCAAAAACGTAACGACGACGATCAAACAGTTTCAAATTCATGAGAAATCACTTTTTGAAAGGGTTAGGGACAGTCTTTTCGGTTCCGACAACCATAATGTCGAATTTCTCGATCATGTCATCTGTCCAAGATTTGAAGCCATCGGCTGCATAGGCAGCTAGAGCTTCCGGATTTTCCGCCATATAGACAAGACTCAATCGAAGCGCCAAAACAGCGTTGCCATAAGCACACATAATAAAGTCGGAATCGACAACAGCGCGCTCGTCGGCTGTTTCCATTTCCGTCAAAACGGCTCTGGTTTCGGTAATGGCATTAACCATAACTTCCAAAATATTATCTTTCATTTCAAATTCCATTCATTGGGTTTTGATTTTCACATCGTAAGCAGGAAAATATCAGTTGTCAAGAGAGTAAATAACGAACTCCACATTTCTCATTCTTTCCAGATCAAGAATCATGGTTTCGATGATTTTCCAGTCACCACCGCCATTTTTCGCACCGATTTTGGAAATTGCTATCTCGCCAGTAGGCGCACCAACACCTTCGAAAGCAAGAGCGACTTTATCGAGACAAACAAGGATAGCGGCATAGTTCACAAACCGTCTCCCATATCCATAAAATTCTTGTGTAATAAGATTACAAATGATTTTATCATCAACTGGTGCCGAAACGACTTCTCCTAGCTTAAGAGGACGGACCTTGTGTCGGTTTACATAAAGCTGATAAGCTAATGGCCATTTGTTCTTGATATCAAGAGCGACACCTTTACCCATTTTACCTTGGGAATTGCAACCATGCGCAATAATTCGCTCTTTCGCATCAACCAAATTGCCTTTAACGTATCTCATTGATTTCCTTTCATTTTATAGGGAAAGACCGGGAAGGACGAACCTTTCCCGGTCTAAAAACTACTCACGCCATACAAACGTTTTGGTTTTTATGTGTCTTACTTCAGAGACACACCCTTTCTTGTTACTGCCACTGCTTAGCGAGAGTAACCAGCGCCTTGCCCTTGGCAGTCGGAACATACTGGTAGGCGGGACGACCGCGCTTCTGAACCTTAGCCATTTTCACTTCTCCATTTTCAGGTTTTTGTCGGGGAACCATTTCCCTCAACGTCACAAATACAATTTAGGAGATTTCATTCTTTTTGTCAATGGGGTTTTGTCACTTTTTTGATTTTACGTCCAGAAATTTTACAAACCCTTGATTTTCATCAATAATAACTGCCGACAATTTTCCACCAAAAACGCAACCGGTATCAAGATTGATCTGGTTTTTGGTCACAATCGGTCCATCAAATACGGGAGTATGACCGCGCACAACAAACCAGCCGCCTTCATAATCGCCTTTATAACCGTCAAAATCACGAGTCCAAAGCAGATTTAATCCCCTTTGATCATAAATATCGGCAATACTCGGATCAATCCCGGCGTGAACAAACACATAGCGACCATGAGTATGAATCAATCCAAGCTTCTGCATCCATACTCGATACTCAAAAGGAATTCCGTCTCCATTGTTCACACCGAAGCTACGATACGTTGCCTCTGCAATGTCTGCATAAACCGTAGTCAGCAAGATATCTTCGTGATTACCCATTAGGAAGACGTGTTGAATGTTGTCGGTATTCCGCAAAGACATGCAGAAATCCAAGACGCCTTTGACGTTAGGACCGCGATCAACATAATCACCAAGGAAAATGATTTTGGCATCTTCATTGCCAATTTCTCCAATGATCTTGTCATACAGTTCGATAAGTTCATCCAAACAACCATGAATATCGCCAATTGCTATTAGTTTCATGTTATATTTCTAGGTCCATTATTCAGAATGTAAATTATACGGTATGCATGGGTATCTGTCAAGCCATGTTCCATCGTGGTTTGGATAAAATTTCGCAATTGAGAATCCAGCATGTCACCATCATCATCAACAATGCAATATTCGGTAACTTCCGGATGATTGTCCAACCACGTTTGGATTTCATGACCGCGAAAATATCTGTCTCCTGTTTGGTCATTTTTCCACATGACAGGAGTTCTATCAAAGATCGACAAACCACGATAAGACAATACGCGAGTCAAGCGGCGAAATGCTCTTTCGTCTTTTCTCCAAGTCGAAGAAAGGACGATCTTACAACCAGTTTCCTTGACGATTCTTTCCAGACGACGCAAAGCGGGTTTCGACAAGGCAAGGAAAGAGCCGGATCGATTCGAGTTAAGAACGCCGTCACAATCCAAAAACAAAACCTTCATATAAATATCCAAATCAATAAATAGACTAGTTAGTTAGGATTAGAAATGACATACTGCACATATCTTACTGTATATACAGGAAACAAAATGCCGCCATTCTATATTGGCCACACCTACATTAAACGAATCCAAAAGGGTTATCATGGTTCGGTCCAATCTAAATTATATCAATCGATATGGAAAGCCGAATTAAAAGAAAACCCACATTTATTTAAAACAACCATTCTAAGTTATCATAACAGCAAAGAAGAAGCTAATAACAAAGAAAAGAAATTTCAGTTGGCATTTCAAGTGCATAAAAATTCTATGTATATTAATCAATGCATCACACAAACAAATTTCTATTCAATTCCTTACGGAAACAAAAATATGTTAGGTAAGAAACATTCGGAAGAAACCAAACAAAAAATTAGAGAAGCCAGAGCCAAACAAAAAATTAACCATTCGACAGAAACCAAAGAAAAAATTCGAAAATCTCTAACTGGTAAAAAACATTCGGAAGAAACTATTTCAAAACTCACAGAAAATGCAAGAACGGTCAAAAGGATTTTTACATTAGAAGGACGAATGAAAATTTCATTGACTCATAAAAACAAAAAATATTCCCAAGAACACAAAGACAAAATATCAAAAAGCAGAAAAGGCATGAAATTTTCAGAAGAACACAAAGAAAATTTACGCAAAGCGAGATTATATGGCAAGGGAAATTATTGAGGATTAAACCAAGGTCTTGTTATATTGCGCTCTTTTTCGATTGTCGTGAGTCCATTTATAATTAAAACAGCTTGACAGAATCCTAGCCATCTATGGCGCTTATCCACAGACCAATGACGATTTTCCAACTTCAAAACTTCATCACACATCCAATATGCGTGTTCCAATTGCTCTTTTCGAGTCAGCTTGGAAAAATCCTTATCAGCATGATTATAAGGATGAACACCCCTGTTTGTCAACATGTCTCTGTAACGATCAAACGCCTTATCGGTTGCTTCATCGATCACCATTTGAAATCTCCAAATTCTTTCTTGTTTTCCTTCACCACTCTGCCAATATCAGGATCAATCAAATCCTTTTGGGCAGACGATTCCACATCAAACAGCTTCATTCGCAGCAAATCCACTCCTATGACGAAACGAGGCATGATGCCCATTGACTCGAAGCGGTTTTTCATCTGAATAATCAGAACTTGTCCAAGCTTGTCCAAATCTTCGGTTCGGATGATACCAAACATCAAGTCAGCCGTTGCGGGCAATCCAAAGGATTCAGCCGTATTGGTCAAGTCGATATCCGACGACTTGAAGCCGTCTCGATTGACTTGGGTTGCGGTAAAGATACGAGTGTTGAAGGAAACCGCCAAACCGCGCAACTCTTCTGCAATCGCCTTGATATATCCATACGAATTAGTCGTTCCCGGCTTCAACCGGCTGGACATGCACAGATTGATATAATCGATGAAAATGATATGAGGCTTGAAATTCTTCTTCAAGCGCAATTCGTCCAGAAGAGCCTTGAAGTGCAAAGCACCCGCTCCACCTGTAGGAAATTCCTTGACGATCAATTGACCGTTTGTCTTGGATTTCAGAACACTAGCTTTACGAATATACTCGTCTTTTGGAAGAGCCTTGATATCTTTCAAATTCATGTTCATCAAGTTGGCGTCAATACGATGAACTATTTGTTCTTCCGCCATTTCCAAGGAAATATAGAGAACGTCATAGCCTTGGGTAAGATAGTCCGCAGCGATTGAACACATGGCGAGAGTCTTACCTACGTGAATTCCTCCAAGAATACATGTAAACGTCTTTTCCGGAAGACCGCCATTTGTCATCTTGTTGAATGAATTCATGTTGAATTTGATAATGTTTTCAATCTTATGATAGAATTCATACTGTTTGGTAATGTCGCCAAAATAGTCATGTCCAACATTCGGATCGAACGAAATAGACAATGCCTCTTGAAGCAAGACAGGGATTTCGCCTTCCTGCTTTTGCTTGTTCTTTCCCTCGATAATTTCCATAGATTCCAGCATGGCGTTATAGATAGCCTTGTTCTTACAGAACTTTTCGGTGCTATCCACAAGCCAATCCAAATTGATTGGAGAGTTATCCGCCTTGATATCGGCAATGACTTTCTGACATTCTTTCAACGACTCTTCAGTCATTCCCTTAGACTGTTGCAACTCCAAATCGAGAATGTCATATTCCGGGCTTTTGTTGTATTGAAGAATGAAATCCTTGATTTCCATGAACAGCCGCTTTTCGACTGCATCATGAAAATACTTAACCTTTAGATACGGCAGGACTTTTTGCGCGAATTTGTCGTTTTGAACGAGATTTTTTAAGATTGTCTTTTCTAGATTCATTATAGCCTTTGCCTTCGATGAAGATTGAGAGTAGGATATCCCCCGCCAACTGGACGAAAGCGGGGTCTTTTAGATCAGCTTCACCTTGAACAAAAATCACAGTAAACCCTAATTGGTTGTGTTCTTCGCCCCTCAAAATTACATTCTCATAATGATAAACAATTCCTTTGTATGGTTCAACCAAAATTTCAATCGGAGTGAAATCGTTGATATTTTTGATTAAATCGTCTCGAAATTTGTAATCGACATTCTCAAATCGGCGTTTGTCACTCAATATCGTCATCTGGAATCTCCACTTCCTTGAAATGTTGTCCGTCCGGAATGCGGTATTTGTCTTCCACAAAGGCTATGAAAGATGGATCATGAAGCAATTTTTCAAGTGCATTAGTATCCGCGTCCAGAAGTTCTCTCTTCTTATAGTCAACACCAAACAATTGATATGTCTGAAGAGTTGGTCGAACAACAATTCCAGCTTCAATAGCTAGATCGATAATGCCTGAATACTTGTTGATACCACCATCCCAACGAACTTCGATTTGAAACTTGGATTTTTCCTTGACAAATCGAGACTTTTCGATATTGATGTTGAAATTATAACCCTTGATTTCGGTTCCTTCCTTGTATTGTTCGCGACCGACAATCCAGACGTTATCAGCAGAAAGCATGATGCCAGTTCCACCCGATACGACCTTTTTCGAAAACATTTCCATCGTATCGTAAACATGGGCAATACCGAACATCGGAATATTTTTCAAATTCAACATTGGAGTAATGACGCGGAAAAGAGATTTGAAGGCTTTGGAGCGAACGCCCATGTCAGCCTTGATATCCTGTTTCAACATGTCTTCCTTTTCTTTCTTGGAAGGAAGATTGCCCAACGAGTCAACCATGATGAAAACAGGCTCGTTTCTTTCAATATTATCCAGTTGCGAAGCAATATCGAATTGCAAATCCTCAATATTCGTGATTGGAATATGAATCACTCTATCCATATCGACTCCGCGTGAAGCGAAGTATGCAGGAGGCGACCCAAATTCCGAATCATAGAAAATGACAATACCTTCTGGAAACTTGCGTTGGAAAGCAGCCGCGAATTCGAGACAAAAACCAGTCTTGAAATGCTTGGACGGACCCGCAATAACAGTAAATCCCGGCTGGAAACCACCATTCATTTTTCCAGAAACAGCTACGTCCATTAGAGGAATATTGGTCGAAGCCGTCCAACGCTTGTCATAAATTTCCGATTCCCCAATCATTGCAGCATATTTGCTAGTGGAATTTTTTAGAATACGTTCTTTTAGAGAACCTGTTACCTTGACTTCTTTTTTTGCCATTTATATTCCTTTACATGAAAAATTTATCGAGTGAGTTGGTTTTCTTGGAAGTCCAGCCGAATTTGGAGAGAAGATCGTCCATTGGCTTACCAAACGCCTTTTCGTAACACGCTCGATAATCAATATGTTGTCTTATTTCCAGTTCGGTTGGGAGTGTCTTTTCATAGGCAATCACGTCTGTTCTCAAAGGATTTGGTTCTTTCATATAGACATATCTGATTTTATTGCCGTTTTTGATGGTTTCGTATTTCTTGTCCAAGCCGTTCTCTTTGATCAGATGATTATAGATCAGACAGGCGCGAACGTGTTCAGGAGTTCCTTTCGACCAAATTGTTTTGTGATCGGAATACTTATCCAACCCATTGACACCGACAGGGAACGAAATTCGATTCAAATCGGCTTTGTGCCAGTTTCGCTTGATTCGAGCGATGAACTTGTGCAGCTTGATTTGGTTCTTCTCTGCGATGATTTTATAGCACTTTTTCATCGCATTTCGAGCGGTGATAGGAACCGAAGATCGAACCGGCTCTAGTCCAGTGATCTTGATTTCCGGCTTTTTATAGCGAACACCTTCGGAATCATAGACATTCAGGAAATAGCGTTTCTTTCCTGTCCAGACACCCATCGAAGCGATATTTTCCCGCTTCATGAACATTTTTTGTTCATATGCGTTTAGATAATCCTTCAATTCGATGAAGGATTTATCAATCATCTTCTGAATAGTATCTTCGCAGATTTTATCTAGAAAATCAACAACTTTTTCCTTGCTTGGATTTTTTCCTTCAAATGCGACGTTGACGATTTTCTCCAAAACGAGATACATAGAATCTGTGTCTTGGGCAAGAACAAAATCGTCGGTTGTCTTTGTCAGTTTTTGCAGATTTTGGTTGATATCATTGCCCACCCATTGGATTGACAGGCGACCGCCAGACGTAATAGCTTCCGCCATCCGAGTATCATAAATGACAAAATATTCCGAACCCAAAGCACCGTAAGCCGAATTGAGACATACCTTCAAAGCTTCCTGAATCGACTTATATTTGGCTGATTCGTCCTTAAGACGTTCCTTTTCCGTTTCGGTCTTGGCAACTTGCGCTTGTTTGGAAAATTCGATCTGCATTTTCTTGTATTTTTTACGGTCATCATACATTTTCTGCATGATTTCCGGCAAAAACCCGCGCTTGTCCGTTCGAAACAGTTGCTTGTTTGGAGTGAGTGTCACGCCTTCGTCTTTCAACTTGGACGTATCGACGCCTTTTTCCAAAAGCCGTTCAACGCTAATGGATTGGTTCAGGATGGAACGCATTCCCGGCGTATATTCGCTTGGTTCAACCAGCGTTTCCGGGGAAATGTTATATTGCATAATCAAGTGAGGGTAAAGAGAGTTCAAGTCGAATGAGACAATCCAGTCATACATTCCCGGAACCGGTTCCTTGACGAACCCGCCCGAATATTGACCGCGACTGGTATCAAGGTTATGATCAAGAACAATCTTTTTTTCCAACAAAGTTCTATCGACAATTGCAGCCCACATACGAACCTGTTTGAAAATATCCTCGTAATTAACCTTGTTCATGTAAGCGATGGTCAAGGCGAGACGGATCACGTCATATTTCTTGGCAATTTTTTCATCCAATTCAACGTCTTGAATGTTGTATTCATAATAGAGTTGTGGATTTTTCTTATAAAGATCGTTCAGATTGCCATATGCCGAATAGTCGGTCTTTCTTTCTTTCAATTCAACCAAGCCGATATTATCCAAGGCATAACTATCTTGACTCATTCCCTTGGGACTGTATCTCTTATAGAGTTCGATAGAATCGAGGATGGCGACTCCAAGAATGTTGTATGTCTTCTGTTCACGCCCCTTGAAGAAATTGGTTTTTTCCGAAATCTCTCCCCACGGCGACAGCTTCTTCATTACATCTTCGCCCATTACCTTGCCGATACGATTGATCAGGTAAGGAATGTCGAATCCTTCGATAAACCATCCTGTCACGATATCGGGATGGTCCGAAGTCCAGAGAGACATGAATTTTTCAATCAATTCGATTTCATCAGCGCATCTATAATACGTCAAATCCTTCCGTTCATGGATGAACGGCTTAATTCCGAAAACATGAATGTGATTGTTCAGCTTGATTGTGATGGCGGTAATTTCATCATCGGCGCGTTCCGGTTCTGGAAAGCCGTTGTCGGACATGACTTCGATATCGATTCGAGCGACGAGAATTTTGTTGATATCGAAATTGATATCTTCCGAGAAATGTTCATTGATGAACGGATATTCGAAACGACGCATTCCATAGACTGGAAAGTTGGGAATTTCTCCCATTTCTCGAATGAATTTCCGTGCCTCCGAAATTCGAGAGAATTCGCGCTTGGCACAGAACTTTCCCTTGATCGTCTGATACTCTCCTGCTTCGTCGGGAACAAACAAACAAGGACGGTAATCGAATCTCTTGGAAACTCGATTACCGTTCATGACGCCGCGAAAGAGGATTTTCCCGAAATGGGTTTGAACGTTGGTGTAAAAATTATGCATTTATGGATTATAGACCAATCGGTTATCGGATTGCAAGAAAAATTTTTTATCGACCGTCATTTCCATAAAACCATATAGTCAAAGTTCTATGGCTGGCGTTTCCCGAATGGACTGCATGACCCACAGTGCCAATTGATGTATATACAGGATCGTTCACTCCATATTCATTTAAATCAGAAACTTTTTTGGTCAAATCTCTAATTCTCAAATAACTAGAACCCGAATGGCGAAGATCGACATTATCACTAAGAGGATCAATTCCAATTTTTTCTGTCTCTGTGTCATACGTCACTTTGAATTCCACTTTCATGATTTTCTCCCATAAAAAGACGTTCGCACCTTTTCTCGCGAAAATTGATACCAGCAACAATTGTCCTTTCCAGACATTGTGGTATCGGGAATCCATATCAGGCGACCGATAGAGACAACGCTTAGGCAATGCTGCATCAAGGCGGCGGACTGTTTAGTATGCATCCAATCAGCATCGAAAAGCAGCCAAACAGGCTTGTCAGTCAGAGACAAGAACTTCTCAATCATCGGATGCAGGATTTTTCTAGTCCAACATGGATTAGTAATTATACAATCAAAATCGACATCAAAACTTTCGATTTCAAAAACATCTTTTTGAAATATATCTTCTCGTTTTGGATCAATATCACAAGCATAGACGCATGTATGGCCATTTTTTCCTAATTGATCTATCAACATTCCAGACCCGGCACATGGTTCTATGAATTTTGTTTTTTCTTTCAGATATGGAAGCAGTGTATTTACTGCCCTAATATCGATTGTATAATATTGATCTTTAGTAATTTTTTCAAAATTTGATCTTTTACCCAACGTTAGTAAACTCTTCTCTTAATTCAAATGCTTTTTGACAATAAACTTGATATGCTTCTTCTGGCGTATCAAATGTTCCTAAATGAAGTTGTTTATTATTTAAACTAATGACCGCTCTATATTTTCCAAATTTGGCTTTTGAGACACCCTTATAGCCAGTCGTATTGGTTTTGAATATTCCAACATTGAAATTGTTTTGAGTCAATGACGCCTCTCGCAAGTTGCACCATCGATTATCTGATTTATCGCAATTTATATGGTCGATTGTTTCTTTTGGCCATTTGCCGGTTACAAAGAACCAAGCCAATCTATGAGCAAGGTATAGTTTTTTGTCTATAGATATAACAAGATAGCCATCGGGACGATAGTTTCCTATCGTCCCGAAAGCATTCGTTCTTCTCTTTGTTTTTCTAGAAAAATGTCCTGTTAACGGATCATAATTCAATATAGAACATAATCTTTTGTGAGTTAACTCACACATTATAGAACCAAACCGCTTCCTTGTTCCGGAAGGATCAAACCAGTCATTGACTGGATATACTGTTGCTTCAAGCCATCGGCTGGATTGGCAACATTCAAGATGTTCACCAAGCTGAATTCGAAGCTTTCATCCTTGGAGTATGCCATATAAGGCATCATTCCCAAGCGCATCTGTCCACTCTGATCAGCCATTGCATGAACCAAGACAGGATCGGAAATTCTGACAGAGTAGTCTCCATTTGGCTTATAAAAGCCCATGATGACTTCGCCAGTGATCAAGCGAACTAGCTTCACCATTCCCTTGCCAGCATAGCGATTGTTATCATTCTCGATAACGTTCAGGATTGGCTTGTCAGCCGTTGAATTCTTCAAGTCTTTCTTGAAATCGGGATTGTCATTATTGACAACCAATTTGATTTTATCATTCTTTTCAGTCATGTTATACCTTATATTGAGCTAGTTGATCTTGATTGTCCAGAACGTCAATACAAACCCATTTTGTGGGCGAAGTAGTGACGGTCTTTCCATGTTCGTTCTTATAAGAATAGACATTTTCGGTGTCGAAAATCTTACCTAGAACTTCCCATTTCGAATCGAAACGGCGATAGTGAAAAAAGATTTCAAGAATCTGTGTTTGAAAATTCTTCATGTTAATCCTTAGTCTGTCCTTCAATCAAATTTGGAGATAATATCAAATCATAAATCTGATTTTGATAATTCTGCATTCTGTGACGGGTTGGTTCCCCTCTTTCGTTTTTCGCTTTTAGTTCATCATATTTCTTTTTCAATTCCTTTGACTTTTCGTCATAAGGAAACTTGAAGAGATATTGCTTCTCACCATCATCCGAAAGCCATACGATGATATCAGGAACAGTGCTTTCCGGGTTGGCGACGAACTTGTAATGATTGAACGTATAATCGATATCACTCTTGGGATATCCTTCGATTGGCTTAAAATACAAGGATGCTTCGTGATTATATGCTACCAAAACAGTGAGACAAACCGACGCCACAATGAAGTATTTGAGAATGGTTCCGTAGTGAGGAATAACCGCAACCAACAACAAAAACAGGACAAAAATCCAGAAAAAATCCATCATCGCACCACTTTGTATTGAGTTGACGTATCAATCGGAACCACAACTTCACCATTCACAACCGAAAACGAGAACATCGTTACTTCTTCTTTTACAACCAATGGGATCGTCAATTTCTTCTTGACGTAAATCCGATAGTCAGGCTGGATTTTGACAAACTCGATTTCGATATTTTGTGGCAAAGCTTCGCCAGCGGGGGTTGAATAGAAATGAACGTTTACCACATAGTTGCCGTCAACCAAATGGCGAATATGGAGAACTTCCCGGTTCACCACAAAGCCGTCAACATCGTTCGTCTTTCCTAGATCGTCTCTTTCGAGAGACGCCAGCAACGATTCGCGATCATTGAAAAAAATGACTCTGCCGTCTGGTTGTTTGAAATGTAAGTCCATATCATAACCGGAATCGTTATTCCAGTCAAGCGTAATCATCAAATTGTCAACCGTATCGATATCATTTTGTTTCGCAATCGGATTGATCAGCATGATTACCAGCATGAACAAAACGATAAATGCCGTCGCCAGATTGAAAACCAGATCGATATAAACAGCGATGGCGAGATTATTCTTCCGCATTGTTCATGATCACCAATTTTAGAGAAAGAGCAACAGTGGCGACGATGCCGGAAGCCGTAGAAATTAGCGCGATGAAAATGTTCGAACCCATCGGACCAATTTTTTCACGAAATAGTTCTTCGCCAGCGACGTTGGAAAAATCTCCCTGAAAAAAGTCCAAAAAAAGCCAAGAGAAACCCAACACAGTTCCTAACATACCAAACATTGGGAAAGCACTGACAATCCACCATGACACGCGGGCGATATATTCTCGAATCTTGGAATTGTGTCGGTCGAAATAGACCAAGGCGAACGGCAGTATATTGGCTAGAAGATAGACGATGAAGATGCCAAGAGAAATGAAACTGGTATCCAACATGATCATTTGGAAAAGACCGATTTGGGAGGCGACGACTGCCAAGAAAACATCAAAGCAGACGAAAGCCCAAGGAATGAGATAGTTGTTTGGACGCATAAAGAAACCTTTCGTCACAATTATATATCAGAACCGATACAACGGAATTTCTCCATTAGCGACCTTATACATAATTTCGAAATTACCATCATCCGGAACATAGGGACAATGAGCAACCGCGAAACAGTTGGCTGAATATTCAAGAGGAAGTGAGGCATAAACCCGAATCATGAACTTTGCATCTTCGTCATTGCAATTCAATTCGTGCATCTGCGCTTCGGCTAGAACATCATTGGCAAATTCGGTATTCAGCAGCTTGCCCTTGAAATAAACCTTGTTCTGATCGTCAACCATCATGTCACCATGAACATAGTCCAGCAAATGACCGACTTCGTGATAAACAAGAAAGCGCAAATCCTTGTTGCTCGTCCAAGGACTGACAAAAAAGTTCAAGGAAAAAGGCTTGTGGGTAAAATACCCACCATAGCCGTTGCTCTTGTATGAAGTGATCTTCAACTTATCCCAAGGAATGCTTGGAAACTTCTGGACAATCTCGTCCAGAATAACAAGAACGCGCCAGCCCAACTTTCCGTTGGTAGCAATGAAATGTTCTAGATTTATGTTATAAATCATTTCATCCCTCACCCGAATCATTATATTAAAATAATAACATGCGTCTAAGAGAGAGTCAAGCGGGAATCCATTTATTTTTTTCGGCATCGAACTTTTCATACCGAACTTTAGTGCAGTGCCAACGGTCGCGGGAGGGAGATTTCTTGGCTTCCTTCATTGAGTCAAAATATTGAAAATAGGTATTGACTTTGAATTCGCCTTCTGTTCTAGCTCGATAGATTCTCACTGTCTTCATCGCATTTCCTTCCTTCCTTCGGGAGTCATGACCATCTTCCCGTAAAAGTGTATGTTGTGTTCCGGTCCAGCAAAGAAGAATTGAAACTGATCTTTCTTCGGCAGAGGAACACGTTTCAAGATGGTTTCATCAACGATTTCCAAAGGAATGATGTTACTAGTCGAAATCATGAATTGCTTGCCTTCTGGTTCTTCATCGCTCGTCACGATGAAAAAACCCTGCATGGCATCTTCCGCGAAACCTAGAATACGGATATGAAACGATTCGTTTGATTTCTGATAACGAAAAACCTTGCCCTTATTTCGCAAAGCCCAACTAAAACCATAATTGGGCTTTGCGTTTTTAACAAGCTCACCGATCATTCACGTCCCCTATAGGTTCGGAAATGGTCGGCGGCGTGAGTAGCAGCCCAACCATCGGGCTTGACTTTCGGATCGACTCCGGCAACGCCTCGAACGTAACCAATAGCCTGATCGACAACACAGGACGAACCATGCATCTTGTTCGGGTTAATGTCCAAGTGCAATTCGACTTCTCTGTCATCAATCGCGTCGATCAATTCCTGCATCATCTGAACGGCGCGATACACTTCGTTCATCAAACGCAAGGCTGGACGACTCTTGTTCTTGTCATAGACCGGTTCGGTATCGATGTTACCGAAAACACGGCAACCGTTACGACCGTTCATATGGACAACAACAACGGTTGTGTAAGAGGCATACCACTTACCATCACCCTTCTTGTGACAGAAGGAGTCACAACCGATATAAATTCTCGAATCTGGCGACTGACTCTTGATGAAAGTCTTCAATTTTTCGATGTCGATTTTCTGCATTATTCCATTCCCTATTCAGTTCGCATGACAATTCCCTGTTTGAACTTTCGATAATCTCCATACAAGGACTTCGCTTTGACACGAATCTTTCGCTTGTTGGTTTCCTTCGGATTTGGATTGTCAATGGTAATCCAAACGTCTTTGCCGTTCAAGAACGCATCGATCTTTTGAAGTGCAATATCCAGAACGCTTCGTTCCCGATGCAATTGCTTCAAAGGACGAGTATCCATCGATCCTCTTTGTCCCTTCGACGTATATTTAGCCCGAGTTCGTTTCTTTCCCATTTCTCAATCCTTTCAACTATTTAGAGACATGATAGCCTGTTCATTGGCATGAGTCAACTCTCTTGTGCCGATTCCTGTCCAGTTTTTTCCATCCTCATTCAGAATTTTAGGAGGATCGATCATCTTTTCATAGATCGAAATCAACTTTCCCTTGCTGGAAGTGCAAGGATATGTCGAATTATGCTCATACCATTGATTTGTCTTGGTGTTCAAAATAAATAACGGAAGTTTGGTCAATCCGACAACATCTTGAGTCGCATCATAGAAATTTCTATCGATGAACATCTGAATTGCCCATGCGGTGCCGCCTTTTGGTTCGGACGCGAACAAAGAATCAACATTCTCGAATGAGCAAGCCGCAAAAACAGCATCGGTATTCAAAACCTGATAATAATTTCTTCGCAGGAGGCAATTAACCCCATGATTTTGACTAGGAAAACTTCTCCCGAGAGTTTGATTTGCTCGAATTAGAGAAGAATCTGCTTTTTTCAACTGATCATGAGTCAACTCCAAGGCATACTTTCGATCTGCCATGAAACCCTTGTGATTTTTGAAAGAAAAATGAGTGACGTGGTGCCCTAGAGACAATGCCAGATTGCCAAATACACAATCCGCACCTTCCGCGCCTCCTGAATAGAAATTGATCATTACAACTCCAAAATCATAAATAGTCTAGAAAAAAGAAGGAAATGACATGACTGCCGTTGATAATTTTTCAAAATTCACCGCTCTTTTGGATGATCCATATTCGAACAGTTTCGATATCACCCCTACCGCGAACGTAGCAAACACCTTTGCTTACGTGACTCGCGCCATCTATGTCGGCGGTGCCGGTTCGGTTGTTGCTCTTTTGGCGAATGACGGAGCTAGTCGATCATTCGCCAATGTGCCAGCCGGAACCATGTTGAAAGTCCGCGCGGTGCATGTTTCAAACACGTCAACCGCGACCGGGCTTGTCGGTCTTTATTAAACCGCGAAGATATCGAAAAACGAACGATATCGGGAAAATGAAGGAAATGAAGAAAAACAGAATGATACCCCAAACCGGATACTTTCTGTTGATTTCTCGAATCTCTCTCGACAACTCCCAATCGAATTGCAAAAGAGCGACGTAATAGCAAACGCCGATAATGAAATAAAGTGATATGAACATGACGAATCCCCCTTTATGTCGATAAATGTATCAGAGGGGGGATTCGCTTGTCAAGGACGATCACCACTTTTTTCCGTTCTCTGCCAAACGAGATTCGATTTTGTGATCTTCGCGATTTTTGTTGTATTCCATCTTTTCGCGAACAGCACCGCGAAGATCGAGATTCCAATCACGACAATATTGTAAAACGCTGGTAATCGCGTAAATAGTATTAGTATTCATCCACCATTCATCATCCATCTGATATGGATTTAAATTACTCAATTCACCAACAATTTCAAATAAATTTTCTTCTTTAGTATTACTAGAGAATGGATTATTCTCAAATATATCAGAAGGAATTTCTTTTATGTCTGCGAGAATATCGATATCAAAACGATTTACAAAATCAAGAAGACGAATCAATGCATCCGCCATTTCAACTTCTTCCATTTTTCTATGGGGTAAATGTGTATCCCATAAATCTTTTCGAATGCCTTCTAATGCCTCCGAAAGTTCGGAAACAATCAACATAAGACATCTACCCATTACAGGTTCTTTCTTCAGTCCAGTGACGGGATCGATATTCCATTTTTCATTAACAATTGCAACTTCCTTGGACAATTCAACCAATTCATTACGTGAAAAAATCATTTGTAAACCTTTCTTGCTACATGGCGGATGCTTCCTCGATTGATACCCAAATCCGACAATTCTCTGTCTGTCAATCTGGACAGTTCTCTAATCGTGTTTCGTTCTCTCTGCCATCGATCATACATTTCATATAAGTCTTTGATAAACACTAAGTTTTCCTTTCCTTGCATATCTTTTCTTCGAATTCCGAATCATATTTTCCAGTAACAGATCATCTATCAAACCAGTCGAACCGTTACGAACTTTACCGCGACAACCAATTCGATGCTTTCTTTCGCGCCGTCTATAACGGTCTAGAATTCGTCTAGCTTCTTTTGGTAGATGCATCGATTTTCCAATTTTCTATAGATTCTTGAAGTAAAATTAGTCCTATTGAACAATTATCACTTTTCAATCCATTTTCTTTGAACGTCAAAAATTCACAATTACAAGGATGCGATAATATCTTTGGATCAATTTTATTTTCAAATCCAAATTTTATTGAAAGACGATGATCTTTAACTACACCCGTTGGGTTTGTGGAGGAATACCATCCATATTTTACTAGTTTATCATAACCAATGACACGATTCAACTCAACAGCATTTAGCCGAAAGCGCGCGAGATATCTGTATTTTGTTATAGACGTTCGTTCATGCTCTGGAATTATCTGATATAACTGCTCGTCTAGAGCATCATTAACCCACATTTCAGATGTTAGATAAATTCTGTTTCTAAACAGATACCAGAATTTCATTTCACGTCTAATAGAATTCTTTTCTTTAGCGTGTTTTTTAGTTAAATTTTTTCTCATTATGGAGAGATTATGTATCTGCTGATCACATTTACTAAGACAAACTTTGAGTCCTTGTAATGTATTAACGTTTTTAAGTAGAGACGAAATTTTGCGTTCTGTTTGTGTTCTTGTCATAACTAGCCCATAAATGAAAATAGCCCCGAAGGGCTATTGTAAAACGTTGAGATTACACGTTTACCAATGCTGCTTTAAGAAGATTATGGCAGTTTTGCGGACTGCTTTCCTTCCATATCCAGAAAAATCCTTTCGGTATCTTTCTACAACATCATGGTTGCGTTTGACGAGTCGCGTTTCTCGTATCGCTGATAGCTACTCTGTTTCTTCTTTCCCGCTGATCTTGCGAACCATTCACAACCGCTAAGTTGTTACGAAATTTCTAAAACAAATACAAATTGTCTTGCGGACTTTTTGTAACTACATTCTCTTTCGAGTGTAGTATTAAACCATTTTCACCATCAACTGGGACAGTCTTTGCTTTTTTATATGAAGGTTGGAATTGAACCAACAGTCATCGCTTCAAATGCGATTGCCCTACCATTGAGCTACTTGCTAACTCACCGAGACGTGCTGCCCCTGTTGCTTCAATTCCTTTTGGGAACCAAAATACAACACGCCTTCATGCCTTTTGTCTACCGACTACTTAGCGGTCTTTCAAGACCAGCGTTTCGTTACCACCGACCTATCAGACTGGATATAAGCCCTTGTTTGTAAGACTCGGACAAATACCCTACCCTTTCCCGTCCCGAATGACCGATTGGTTTTGTAGTGAAGTCGGCACCACCCGTTACTTTCCCTTCGCTTGCGTTTCCCTTGCGGGCGCTTAAACGAAGGTTCTTTCCACTACATCGGCTTCCTCGTTCGTTCCGCCGCTCTTATCAGCGAAACATCTGTTACCAGACCGGGGAGGCTTGCATGGTTGACCCTATTGCTAGGTGGGATATCGTGAGATTTTTCCCGTTGGGGTTGTTGCCAACCTTATTCTGACGACGCCATACACGCCAATCTTTAATTAAATGAAAACAAGCAGATATCCAATATTATCATGTCTTAGAGCTATTTTCAGGACAGGACTGTTCTTGTTTTCATTGAATTAAAGTGTCCGTCTCTCCGGACTGTCACGTTGATTTAGCGAGTTAACGTTCTTCTCTCGTTGGTCCGACTTCTATGCTGGCGGGACTTATTGACATTGCCCAACTTCGCTCCATCGGTAAACCAAGTTTCATTTTAACATACTATATCTAATATCTCTATCTAAGTTGCCTCTTTGAGGCTTTAAGTTACTTTCTAGGGCGAGTCTCTAGCCATTGCTTTACTCTCTTGTCTAGATCGTTTCTATTTTTAAATTCTACTCTATCTATCTCTCTTTGTCAAGAGTTTTTTTGAGGTTCGGTTACATTTTTTTTGTCTCCGCTGTTTTCTCTTTCCTGCTTACAAACTTAATATAGGACGTTTCGGTTCCCAAGTCAATCGCTTTTTTCGAATTGTGCCAACTTTTTTTCGAGACGTTCGACCGTGGATTCCAGACTCTTTACCTTGGCTTCCAAAACCTGTTGATTTTCCTTGGAATTCAGCCATCCAGACATCGAATCGAGTCGATCAACCAGCTTATCATATGATTCTTTCTCTTTAGAAAGCATTTCATAAATTGATTCTATCGCCCAATACAACCAATTGTAACCAATCGTCTGTTTTGTAAATTTATTATCTTGAAAAGAATTCTCTTCAAAAAACAGGACAATATCTTTTAAGCTTTTCGATGCTTCTCGAAATGGTTTTTTAATACCAAAAAAATCAGACATTTTTTGGTGGGTTTCTATCCATTCAGCCCAATCTTTTTTCGGAATCCAATATGCCATTATCCAAACACCATGTCATAGAGTTTCAAGATACCATCCTTGAAGGCAAACAATGGCCAAAGGAAGGTTGTGAGAACCACATGCCAGAAATAATCCTTGAACTGTTCAAAATTCTTTTTGGTCCATTTGAGCGACCAAGCCGAATAGATTCCGCCAAGGAATAGATATGCTCCAATGATCAGATGCATATTATCATCCTTTGGTAATTGACAAAATGACGAAATCCACCCAATCTTGAACTTCTTTTGTTATTTCACCTTTTTGTAAGGTGCAAAGGAGTCGAAAAGACTGTTCACTTAGATTTTTATCTAAAGCGGCTTTTGCGATCAATTCTCTATCAACCGCATATTCTTTCAATTTATGTAACATCACGAATACCTTATCCATTTACCTTCGACAAGGGTTTCAATGCCTTCCGGCTGAATATAGTAATCGGGAACTTGTGCGGTCTTGGCATAATCGGCAAAATTTTCAGCATTACACTTGGAAAATTCTGCTTGTGCTTCTGCCAAATAATCGCGTTCAACGCCAGAGAAAAGCTTGGTTCCCCACCCACGTTCAGATTCACGATAAAGAACTCGAAACTTAGCCATCCGATATCTCCATTCCATATCTCTTGAACAAATCGATGTTCAGACCAAAACCCGGATCAATGATGCCATAAACACCATGCTTGATCAAATAGGCGACGACGGTTTCATAATCGAATTCAAAACCAAAATACTGAATTCCCTCGAAATCCTTGATCGTGGTTTCAATCGGAACGGTATCGCCAAATTCGCAGCACCAAGCATGATGAATGAGAATTGGAATGTTTGGCAAAAGAATATAACCTTCTACATATTCAACTTCTTCATCTTGCGCATAATGGAATGCATTCTTGAAGCATTCCTTCTGCTTGCCAAACTTCTTGGCGGCAACCGGATTTTCGAAAAGGCGACCTTCGTTAAGAATGAACTTCTGCATCAATGCAGGATGCCCGACCTTTGCCCACATTTCGATTTCGGTTCGAATATGATCTTCAATCTTTGTCATACTAATAACTTAATGGAAGCGAAAGGAAATGTCAAGAGAGAAATGGTTCCCCTAGTCGGTTACGATCCGACACCTTTAGATTGAGAATCTAATGTCCTACCACTAGACGATAGGGGCGATTTTTTGAACTAAGGATGAAGCGACAGAGAAGCCGCGTTTGGATTGGATTTCCACTCGTCTTCATCACAGAAGACCCAACCACAAGTCATGATACTGATATGATGAACGATTTCACCATCACGAATTGGATAAGTAGGATCGATCACAAGACCGGACATACCATCTTCGAAATGTGATCCTGTTACGGTCATGATATCATTTTCTTTTCCGCCAAAAACAAGAGTCGTTCCAAACGAACGATCTTCTTTCCAGTCTAGATAACGATTGACAAGCCATTCATCTTCATCATGTTTCTTGATGTATTTTTGAATTCTGTCTTCGAAATCATTGGCGGCATGTGCAGCATGTGCCATCGCCTTACCAGCGTTCATTGAAGCCATATCAGTTCGCATGATGATGTAAAGTCTATATGCCATTACTGATATTCCCATACATAAAGTTCTGGATTTTTGGAGTGATGAATTTTGCGACGTTTGGCAGAAAAGCCAAACAGAGTGAAATACCAAGGGGTTTTTTGCCAATTACCTGTCAAATTGATTTCGTTCATTACAAATTCTTTCTAAATTTGGCTTCCAAGGGTTGATTCGAACAACCGTCTTTTCTTTCAGAGAGAAACGTCCTACCACTAGACGACTCGGAAACATGATTTGGCTCCCCGCGAAGGATTCGAACCTCCATTGGACACGTTCAAAGCGTGTGGTCCTACCGTTAGACGAACGGGGAATAAAATTTATTTTCTTTTTTTAGTTACTGGCGAAGCTATGGTTCCTAGATATCTTACTTTATTCAAATGTTCTCGGACCATTTTAAGTGCTTCATCATGACCATATTTATCAACTTTAGCTTGCCACGCATTTTTAAAATTACCTACAGATTTCATATCTGCTACATTTTCTTTTGGTGTTCCAAAATATAAATGTTTTGGATTACTACATTTTGAATTATGGCAAGCATGACAAACTAAAATACGATTTCCGGAAGGAATTGTTGTGTCAAGATAATATGCCATTAATCCTTTATAATAAGAAGAAAATCCGCCCCTTTCATCACATTCAGATTGTAAATCTAGATGTTTTTGGCGATCTTCTATTGATTTTTTAATATATTCTTCTATCAACAACATAAAATAAAAAAAAATTGGTAGTTCCAACAGGATTCGAACCTGTATCACCCTCTAATCAGGAGTAACGAGGTATAAGCTCGGCGCATTACCTTTATGCTATGGAACCATTGTTAAAATTGGCTGCGCGGACTGGACTTGAACCAGTATCTCCGGTTTCAAAGACCGGCGTTCTAACTTCTACTACCCCGCATTAAACTTGGTGGACTGTGACGGTTACGATCCGTCTCCCCCGCATTGCAAGTGCGGGATGCTCCCATTATCACCAACAGCCCAAATTAACTATTTATAATCGCATGAAGAAAACCGGCGACAAGTGCCGAAAATCCTAATGCAGCAAGAAAAGGAACGAAACCAGCCGCCAAACCAATCGAAATTGATATCAAAGCAGCGCCAATACCATACAAATACCAAGCCATTTCAAATCCTTTCACATAATTCCCAAAATGATACATATAATAAAAGCGACAGATACATAAAAACCAATCTGGCAAATCATATCACCAACCTTCATAGATTTCGATGATTCAATATACCTAATTTTACTCTCCATGTCAACTTCTAAATGGTGTCGAACGTAGGTTTCGCGCCTACCATCTTTCGCATGTCAAGCGAACGACTCCACTAGTTGTCCTGTCCGACTTCTTCCTCTTTTCCAGCCTTCTGGAATATCCTTATCCTCTAAATATGGCACTTTTTTGTTCGTTTGGCCATCTGTAATCCAAGACCAACGAGTCCCATATTGAGAATTTTTTTCACCTAATGAATTTATTTTCTGAAATTTTATAGACAATTCGGAACGTTTTCTACCAAGAGCCTTTTCCCTCATTTTATCTTTGGATATTTTTGTATGAGTTCTTCCAATCAAATTGATTGATGACCAATCGACATTTCTGATTGCTTCAGTTCGTTTTTTATAAAATTGTTGTCGGAACATTGGGTCCGAATCCAATTTTTTATTCAAACAAGATATACCCTTTTTAGCATTTTTTGTTCTTTCTTCAGGAGTTATGAAATTAAAATCTCCATAACCACCGGTCATGATGTTATAAGTATCCAAACGTTTACAAAATTCTTCGGTAACTAATTCAGCTTCTTTAGCGTTCATATCGGATTCATTGTCAAAAACATGAAGAATTTCTTTGACAAAGTTATCCTTGCCATATTTAGCAATGGCGTATTTTATTCCATTACCGGAACCGAAGTAACCATCGTTTAAATTTTCGGTTTGATGCTTTCCGATATAAGTTTTACCATTGATTTTATTCGTTATTTTATAGATGGTAAAATACATCAATCAGCAATCTTGAATTGGTGTCCCCACCTAGAATCGAACTAAGGTCAAACGCCTATCAAGCGCCCGCTTTGCCACTAAGCTATGAGGACATATTTATTGGTGGGGAATGGACGAAATCGAATCTCCTGCCATTAAGGACCGAGGCTACAACTCGGCGGCTGCACCAGCAACCCTTATTTGCACTCCCCATAAAATAAACCAAACAGAGTTCTTTCAACGTGTCCGTTTGGCACTAAATTAATTGGTAGCAGTAACCTGTTACGATCAGGTTCTTTCCGCTTATGAGACGGACGGGCGCACCAGCTACCCCATACTGCCATGAATTCAAATGTTGACATAGCCCCCGCTAAGAAACTTAACCCCGCTTGTCAACCAAACCGACCATCTTGAGCGCGCTTAGGATTTCGGTTTTTGCCTATTCGGGAATTTTCGCTGTTACTTTCGCAATTTCGCAGCGTCACCCACTTTGGTTGCGGAAGTGAGAATCGAACTCACAATTTGGCTTGCTTATGAGACAAGTTAGCCTACCAAGGCTTGTTTCTGACACTAGAAAATCAGATATTCGATCATCAAAATGGCAATAGCTATTGCCATTCCAAAAGATTCGGGAGTATAAGGAACCGTTTCTTTTACCCACGCCATCTGATTAATTCCTTTCGTTCATGTTATGTATATATTATCTCTTGACCGAAAGATTGTCAAGAGACTTTTTAAAAAGTTGTTGGGATTTCCACCCAACTTCCGGGTTTGCCGACACCGTTCAGTCGTCTAACTATTAAGTGGTTGGTTCCACACCCTTACGGGCAAAGGTAGCCACCGGACTATTGAACCACAGTCTTGACCATAATTAGGCATTCGGGCTGTGCGTTCTCATTGGCGATCCCTAGCGGTTACGATCCGCTGCTCTCACTTAGACAGAGTGGTATGCTACCATTACATCAAGGGACCATTAAAACTGGTATGATTTTTTGCTTACGCGGGAAAATCACCTAAACCCTCGATAGCACTTTTGAAAGGAGTGTCCAACCTTTACGGAATGAACTCAAAGAGCATGACCGCGACGAATTCTTGTCTTTCAACAAGCCTTATATTTATAGACCCAATCGCCCATAATCTTTGGGTCTAGACATTAGGGAAGCAACGGCATTCCGCGCGCCCTAAAGTCTAAATGGCACCGGCAAAAGGTATCGATCCTTTGATTCCTGCTCCACAAACAGGCGTGTTACCATTAGCACTATACCGGCATTAATTTGGTGCCCAACGGGGGAGTCGAACCCCCAAAAATTCAGATTCTAAGTCTGACACGGCTTCCATTTTCGTCAGTCGGGCAATAATCATAAATAGATTTAGAAATTAAAAGGATATCTAAATCTATGAAAATTTGTTCTAAATGTCAATCTCTAAAAGAGGAAAATCAATTTTCACCCAAGACAAACGGAAAACTTAATTCTTGGTGTAAAGAATGTATTCGAACTCATAATAGAGAAAAATATAAAAATAATTCTGATGAACGCAAACGTGTTCGCAAAAACGTCAAAAACATATACAATCGTAACAGAGAATATGTATTGCAATATCTTTCTGATAAATCATGCAGTCAATGTCCAGAAAATCACATTGCAGCACTTGATTTTCATCATCGTGATCCTAATCAAAAAGAACAGTCAATTGCCAGATTATCTAGAAACGGAATATCGCTTGATCGTATCAAGAAAGAAATCGAAAAATGTGATATTCTTTGTTCAAACTGTCATCGTAAACTACATTATAATTTACGAAATTCTTAAGGTTTTACGCTGCTTAAGTCAGCCATCCGAACTTTACCTTATAACGTATTATTGGTTGCGGGGACCGGACTCGCACCGATGATTTCCACTTTATGAGAGTGGCGAGATGCTGCTTCTCTACCCCGCAAAACGTAGGAATATTTCTATTCCAATTTGGTAGCGCATAGGGGTTTCGATCCCCTTCCTCCCGGTTGAAAGCCGAGGATTCTAGCCACTAAACTAATGCGCCATTTATTCACGTCCCTTGGGGATTTGTGTCAAAGCACAGTGATCGTTTCCAAAGGCTCATTCTTGGTGCGGGTAGTCGGGGACGATCCGACTTCTCAACGTTGGCAACGTCGCATAATTCCGTTATACGATACCCGCATTATTCAAAAAATTCGTCCGGCGTGCTTTCTTACACCAAATCCCGATAATACAAATTCGTCGGTAGCGATCCGATCATCACATAGCGTTGGCCATGCTTGAATTTGTTGGGCGGGATCGAGGATTTGATACCCCACTTCCGGTTCCTATTATTGACATATCCTAGCGAATTTCTTCAAGCTTGTCAATAACTTATTTTGGCTCCCCAAGCAGGAATCGAACCTGCCTTAACTCGGTTTAACAGACCGCCGCGTGCACCTTGCTCGCCTCTGAGGAATAAATTCTAACCCGCCACCGTTTTGAACAGACCGGGCGGACTTTACGACGCTTTGAACGATAGGACGAAAACTATCTGATTCATCGTTCCTGTTTACTGTATTATACCTGATTTTATAGTCAAATCAAGCATTTAATAGGTTGCCAGATTGATATTTTTTTCCAATTATATCACATTTTTGGGTATGTCTGACTGGCATTGACATGGTGCATCCGTGCTACCATACGGCGTAAGAATTGTAGACACTCACGCATGACCGATTATTTTTCGCCGAAAATAATCAAAAGGATTGCTTTCTTAACGGGAGGAAGCAACAAAACACGGCACCCAAAGTTAACGTCGCTAGTGTGCGTTGACGGGAACTTAATCCGAAATTTTAAAGCAAAGCTAAACATAATGGGATTCGAACCCACGTTTCCCCCTTCAACAGGGGCGTCCTTCCGCCCTAGACGATATGACTCGTTACTCACAAATCATTGGCGTGATTTGCTTTTTCGGGCTTTGCTTATCTCTCTTTCGTGCGCCAACACTTAAGAGAGAATTGGTCAGGATGGCTGGTAACGCTCCAGCTTAGCCGGTTTCCAAAACCGACCGATGATCTTATCTCTTACACCCTGTATTGGCGACTTCGAAAGGATTCGAACCTTTACCTCATTGATTCGTAGTCAATGCATCTTTCCAGTTAAAATACGAAGCCTTCTATTTCTTCCTGCATAATTGTCCGTTTGAGAATGACACATTGGACATAAGATTTGCAGATTTTCTAATCTATGATCTTTATTTTTACCATTTCTGTGATGAAGTTGTAATGTTATTGGCTTATTTCGCCACTCATATAATCCACATTCTTCACATTCATATTTTTTTAGATTGTCGCGAAATAATCTTTCTTTAACATATTTAGTAGTATAGATAGAATCGACTACACAAATATCTTCAATATTCGTTTGCGAACGCCTATAATAGGAATTGCTTGATTTTCTCGATTTCCAAGATTCTTTCATCTTGTCTATCGTTTCAATCGAAGCTTTTCGACCAATTAAAGCATTTTTGACCTTCTGATTAATCTCATGTCTAGAATTTTTGGTGCTATATGAACAAGCGCATTTTTTGCAACAAAATCTTCCGGAACCAAAATTACCATCATGTTGATTATGACAAGTTTCGCAGAGTTTCATATTCTGTGTTACTATATATGTGACATTTGATGTTGTCAACAAAAAATCTTTGGATGATTAACTCATTCCCTGTCCGGTAAACCGGACTCACGCGCGGGACACGCCTCTTTTCTTTCGCTTCAATTTTCAAAGAACTGGAAACCCACCGGCTTCCCTTCAATCTCTATGCTCTTAATTTAGTCGAACCGGAAACGAATGTCAACCACTTTTTTCGATTCGACTAATTTTTTTCTTAATTCATTGATTGGAAATGGTTTTTTCTACATCAATGAAAGGAACTGCACCGCCGCCCGTCATACGAGGCAATACGCCATCCCATTTTTCCAAAGCCTTATAACGAACCAAGTCATCGGTCAAAGACTGATTAATGATCCGGTTGGCTTCTGCTTCGGCTTGCGCTCTTAGCTTGACCGATTCAGCAAGACCGCGCGCTTCTTCAATTGCCTTTTGAGCTTCAGCCTTGACTTGCTCGATTTCATTCTGGCGCTGTTGAGTCTTTTGAGTTGCACCAATCTTAGCATTGATCAATCCGACGACTTCCGGAGGAAGTTCAAGACTATTAATCCAATAAATGCGCTCAATGTTGATACCAAGTTCATTGACTTGCGATTTGACGCGATTTTCAACCGACTTGATCAAATCTTCCTTACCAGCACCATAAACCGACTCGATTGGAAGTTTCGAGGCTTCGACAACCAAGGCGTCTCTTACCATGTTGCGCAAGAAAGTATCTGTGATTTCATCCACCCCGCGACGATACTTCTGAAAGATCGTGCTGACACTTTCTGGACGAATTGCATAGCTGATACCGATATCGGCTGTTACCGCCATGCCTTCCTTTGTTTGGAAAGTAAATGATTCGTCTGTCTCGGAACCGGGTCTTGAATCCTTGGTCCAAACATAGTTTTGAGTGAACGTAGGGAACAAATAAAGGTCTTCATTCCAGCCGATGAAATAGCGCCCGGGAGTTAGAACTTCACTGTCAACACCCTTGCTGCCACCTAGCAGATAGACCTTGACACCCACGTTACCAGCCGGAACTTTTCCGCAACCAGCCAAGGAAAGCAAGGAAATTCCGAGCATTCCAGCAATCATAATCTTACGAATCATCCATTTTCTCCATTGTTATCAACATCATTGTTCAGAAACTTCTTGAAAATCTTCATTCCAGAAGTCCAAGCCGCATATCCTCCTAGAAGGACGATACCAATTCCTAGCAAAACCATTACAGTGCTTGCCGCCGAAATCATAGCGGGAACTGGAAATACAAACACCGCAAAGAATGCAAGTCCAATTATAATCAAATCGTTACGCATAGTCATCCTTTCATGACGATTGACGTTTATTTACAATTCTTCCTCTATAAAAATTTGGAGGAATTTTATTAGTTTTTAGTATTTTTTTATTAGCAACACCGTCTGTAATCCATATCATGTTACGTGTTTTTTCGGCTGCTTTTTCAGTCATCAACTTCATATGAGATTCGGACGATTTCCAACCAGAGTCTCTTAACTTTTGAATACTTTCTTTGAAAGAAGAAATTCTCAAATCTGCAAAATTTTTGTCTGATTTTAAACGTTCGACATATTTTTGCGCGCCAAATTTTCCAAACCTAGATTTATCTTCATTTGATACAATCGAATTTATATAACCAAATCCGCCTTTACCACCTTCACAAATATTGTAGGTATCTAGACGTTTACAAAATTCTTCGGTTACTAATTCACGTTCCTTAACATTCATATCCGACTCGTTGTCGAATACATAAAGAATTTCTTTGTTAAAGTTCTCTATACCGTATTTCGATATCGCACGTTTTAGATTTTTACCAGAACCAAAATACCCATCATCTAAATTTTTAGTTTGATGTTTACCAATATAAATTTTACCGTTAATATTATTCGTAATTTTATAGATCGTGTATAGCAAATAAGGAAATCCTAGAATCCAGTTTACTATTATTTATGGATTCTAGGATTTCAATGAGCCCAAGTCAGGGAACGATCCTGATTTTACGCTTTACCAAAGCGCCGTAATACCTTTATACTACATGGGCATGAATGGAGGAAAGCAATGGTATCGATCCATAACCCGTTACCGGGTCACAACGTTTTCGAAACGTGTCCGGTTCCCAACCGGTTTACTTTCCATGAATGGCGGAAGACGGGCATACTCGAAATCCATCCCTTTCGGGACAATCCGCTTTCAAGGCGGTTCCGGCTCGCCTGTCCGGTTCATTTTCCATTAAATCTGGCGGAAAGCAGAGATTCCGACTCCCATGCATATTTCAGCACCCAAGGCTTAGCAAGCCCCGGCAGCACCCCGGCTGCTTTACTTTCCATTTATTGGCACCCGCACCCGAAATCGAATCGAGACTAAAAGTTTTGGAGGCTCTTGTGCTACCATTACACCATACGGGTATTAAACTTAAATAATTTGAGGCTTTGTCAGGACTTGAACCTGAATCTGGTCACTTTGCAGGTGCCCGCGTTGCCAATTCCGCCACAAAGCCAATTTCTAATTTTGGAGGAATAGACGGGAGTCGAACCCGTTAAAAACGATTTTGCAGATCGTCCCGTTACCGTTCCGGCACTATTCCTATAAATTCTGGTGCTCCCGGAGGGACTCGAACCCCCATACTCCATTACGCTGTTAACGACCGGGTAGAAGCCGGTGGCGATACGGAAGCATTAAACTGGAGCGGGCAATCGGACTCGAACCGACAACATACAGCTTGGAAGGCTGACACTCTACCTTTGAGTTATACCCGCAAATTTCTAATTCTGGTTTAGTATATATGTGTTTTTGAACGTTGTCAAGAAAAATTTGGTGCTTTGTGACGGGATCGAACCATCCTCTGAAGTTTACGAAACTCCTGCATCACCGTCAATGCTTACAAAGCAAAATTGGTGCCCCTGAAGGGATTCGAACCCCCATACTCCATTACAGCTTTAACGACCGGTTCGAAGCCGGGACTGATACAGAGGCATGTTTCTTATTTAGTCGAAATATGTAACGATATGAATCGATTCGTCACTTTCTCTGTTTGCGCTTGCGTCGAGCAAGACGCTTGGCAGAGCCGACCTTACGTCTTCCCTTTCGCGGGCGATTTTTTCGTTCATGTGCCATTTTCACATACCTTCCAACATTAAAATTTCATATATACTCATTAGGAGGATTCCCTAATGTTTAAAGATAACAAATATACCAAATGGTATTTTGATATAATTTCAAAACCCCAAAATGACATATATGTTGAAAATCATCATATTATTCCAAAATGCATGGGAGGTTCTAACGATGACAATAATATCATACGTTTATCTGCCCGTCAACACTTTTTATGCCATCTGCTTCTGATAAGAATGGTCGATGCTCCATATAAAGAAAAACTTGCATATGCGGCTTGGCAATTTACTATGCGTAAAAATAAAATTAAAATTACGGCACGTCAATACGAACAATTAAAAAAAGAATTATCCATTTCATATATCGGCAGAAAGAGAAAACCTTTTTCAGAAAAAACCAGAAGAAATATGAGTCTCTCCAAATTAGGCATAAAAAGAAAGCCCCACACAGAAGAATCTAAATTACTAATATCACAAAACAGAAAAGGTAAATGTATAGGTGAAAAAAATCCATTTTATGGAAAGACACATTCGCCAGAAACTATCGAAAAAATCAAAATTGCTTCTAGCACAAAACAAAAAGGGAGACCGAAACCCAAAATTAAATGTAAATATTGTGATAAATCGGTCGCCGCAAACATATTATCTCGTTTTCATAACGAAAATTGTAAATCATTTCTTATTAGGAAACAACCTTAATGACACGAAAAACCCAACATTGAAATAATCAGTCATCACGTCCGACTTGTCCCAATTGCCAGTGTTCATTGCCGCGATGAACTTCTTAATCCATTCAAGCGACTTCTGCCCTTCCGGCGTATCATCGAAATACATATGAGGATGATACGTGTTCAGATCAATTCCATATTCGGAGTCGTATTCGCTCCACTTCTGATTCAGCTTGAACCAAGTCGGATACTTCCAAATCTTGACTTGCAAGGTCATGTGGTCGCGAACGCCGACCGTCCAAGAAAAACCTTCCTTCTTAGCGCCGGTTGCAGCAAGAGCAACCATAACAGCCGCCTTGGTTTCCTTCGACACATAAGCCATGACAAAATCTCCTGTTTCGATCTTGCCTTAACATAGCATGATTCTAGGGATTGTCAACTAGTTATCCCAATCGTGATGAAAAATCTGCTTTCCCTTAAAATCCTTATGGTAATGGAAAAGTGATTGAAAGAATCCCAACATACCGCAAAGCTTGGCGAAAGACATGGTTTGAATTTGCATTCTCACCTTTTTAGCCAAAGCAATATCATCTTTACTAAAGGAAACGGGTTTTTCGTCAATAATATCAAGATACTGATTCAATTCTGCCATCAAGGCATGAGTCGAATAATCTTCACTGTTAAATCTTGCCATCTTTCACTTCCTCATACGATAGAATTTTGGCCATACTCGTTCAAAGCCCGTCTCTTCCGGTTCAAGTCAGCCAAGGATTTGTTCCACTTGCGCATATATCGCATGAACAGAATTGCCTTGTCTTCATTCAGGAAAGTTGCGTTTCCGATATCAGCGATTGGAACCGGAAAAAGTTCCTTATCTTCTGTCTGATACCAAAGATCACCGTCGAAATAATAGGCGAATCGAACTCTCTTTCCGTCTTTGACGGCATTCTTGATATCAATTGTCATAAGTCAAATTAATCCCTATAAGTGTGAAATCTTCGACCAAATATCCATCTTCTGTTTTGGTCAATTTTCCAAGACCGATTATATTTGTCTGTAATTCCACCTTGGAATCAACCAAAGATTTCGCGATTTTACCCAATGGAGTTTCCAGAAAATGGAAGGTTCCAACATAATTACCATTCTCGACTCTTAAATTGTCAATTCTATGACTAATCGTATCCAAATCTCTAGGATCGCGTGCATCCAATGAACCATAGACAGATTTTGGCTGTTTTTCCAACTCTTCTTGGCTATATTTTCTGCCATTTCGGTCTGTGAGATTGGGTAATATAATTTTGTCAATCATATCTCTTCATCCATTCTTTGTCAAGGTCCAAATTCGAATCATAGAGACAAAATTCGGTAATTTCTTTTTTGATACAAAAGCCAAGTTCTGTGATCAATCGCTTGTAATGCGCTTTCAAAGGAAAATACGTTGCGCCACACTCTGCCAATCGAAGAGTGCCCATTTGGATGAATTTGCCATCTTCCAATTTCTTGAACGCATTGCGCGACCAGTGAATGGGAATTTCCTTTTTCAGCAATTCCTTTTCGGCTTGGGAAGCCAACTCGATACCAAAATGGGTTTCGAAATATTGTTTCTTGGAGAGTTTCTTTTTCTTGGCGTCCGGATGCCAAGGGACGGTTTCGATCTTTTTGCGAAGAACGTTGATACCCTTGGATTTGAAGAAATTGACGACTTCTGACATACGAGCATACGTCTTAAGCAGATCGTCTGGAATATTGTCCGAAGTCATGAACTGACTTGGAATCGTGTCTTTGTCGAAAGCGATGATGATTGCCTTGGAATCGATTTCTGCACAAAGAGATTTGAACTTCTCGACATCTGACATTTCGACTGTCACATGAATTTCGTAAAAAATCTTGTCTGTAGGAGGATTTTCGAATGGGCAGGTTTCACAAGCACAAGTCATTTAGCTATTTCTCCGATTCGAAAATTCTATATTCACTAAATATCATTAACACATATTCGAAACTAATGAAAGGCTAATGATGTTATCACATTCTGAAAGAGGTAGACTAGGAGCAGCGGCATCTAACCAAACCAAACAAGAACAGAAAAAATTACGTATTTTGAATTATAACCAAAATCCAACTAAATGTCAACACTGTTTTGTTTCTTTTTCATATGCGGAAAGAAATAAGAAATTTTGCAATCAAAGTTGTTCAGCCACATATAATAATTTAAACAGAGGAAATAAATCGTCAAATAATACAAAATATCAACTATCGCCAAAAACAAAATCACATTGTATGAATTGTGGAGATAAATTGAGATATAGCAAAGGCAAATTTTGTTCTAAAAAATGCACAATTGAACATAAAAGAAATATTTGGATAGAAGAAAGCGAAAAAACAGGTATTTTACCCAGTTTGGTCAAAGCGAGATATTACATTAAAAATCAACAAGGGCATAATTGCAAAATATGTAACCGAGAAACTTGGAATGACAAACCAATTCCGTTGGTTTTAGATCATATCAACGGCAACTCGGATGATTGGCGAATTGATAATTTACGCTATATTTGCTGTAATTGTGATGCCCAAACCGATACATACAAAGCTAAAAACAAAGGTAATGGTAGAGCATATAGAAGACAGCGATATGCAGAAAATAAGAGTTATTGAATGGTTCTCCCATCCGGAATCGAACCGAATTCCCGACCTTACAAGAGTCTCGCATCGCCAGCAATGCTTTGGGAGATTATATAATGGCGCGGACTTAGGGAATCAAACCCTAACCCATTGAGTGGAAATCAATTATACTTTCATTATACGAAGCCCGCAAAATGGTAGGTCATGACGGTTACGATCCGCCGTATTCTGTGTGTAAAACAGACATTCTCCCATTGAATTAATGACCCAAAAATGGTGTCTGATCACGGTTCCGCCCCGTATCCTCCTGCTCTTCAGGCAGGCGCTTCTACTAAGTTAGCTTATCAGACATTAAACTCAAAAAATACCGCGAACTGAAAACAGATCGTTCATACGATACTGCACTCTTTCAACAGTCTTGTCAATACCTAGAAGCTTGGTGAAAATCCCAAGACGGGGACCATTCGCGCTTCCAAACATCAACAAATAGAAGTCCTTGAAAAACTGGCGTAAGACCGGTCCTTCGACTCCATAAAATTCCTTGCCTACTTCATAGTAGACATATTGGATTTCTTCTTCAGTTGCCGTTTCAGGCAAGGTCGGAAGCCATCCAACCAGCTTCTCGATAGCAAGGCAAAAACTGTTCGCTCTTGCTAGAGCCGCTTCGGTATTGTCGATTTCTGCATTCTCGTCTTCCTTGAATTCTGTGACGAAAAGATATGCAGCCATTTCACGAACTGTTGGCATTGGTTAGCCTCAATCATTATTACCAAAATAGGATAATGGATTCGCCAACCAATGTCAACCCCTATTTATGAACTTTCATCACGATATTCGGTATCTGGCAAAGGATATTCGTTCAAAGACTTTCTATCGACAAAAATCTTGACATCACCCCTTGACCAACTATCGGTTTTAACCCATTCATCCGTTGGAAGAATCGTTTTGATGTATTGTTCATCCGGAATGGTTGTCTTGTCGAATTTCTTCGGCAATGAAGTCATAAGATACAGACGATCCTTATAATAATGATTTTCATCAACTTGCATAAAAACGTGGTGAGGCTTTTCGATCTTCGAATAGATTGTCGCGTTTCTTTTTCTTTTGAGTCTGTTTACATTATAATAGGAAAATGAATATTCTGGCTTATTCTGCCATCCATTTCCATAATCATATTCAGTTTGTTCTTTCTTTTGTGCAAAATAGAATTTGCCAAAATATTTCAAAGTGCCAGTCTTGCATTTGATTACATCACCGACTTGGATGGTCAAATCATCCTTATTTTTTGTCTTGGTCAATTCCAGATAAACCGGATGATCGGTTCGAAGCAGGTAGTTCTTTCCGGCTGTTCTTGCCCACACATATTCACCAACGAAATAACCCTTGGAAATAGAGGAATTCAGGAGAACATCACCAAGATTTTCCGATGAAATTTCGAGAGTGAAGCCGCGCGGGTCTTGAATTCGAAAAAGCTTGTTGTCTGTTCTGTATCGAGCGACGACTCGATCAAACGAGAAGCCTTCAATTGGCACGTTATCAAACGTCATAAAACCCTTGTGTTCTGGCGCGGGTCTGTTTTTCCAGACATTTTTACCATCGGCGTCCTTTTCAACATAGCTTTCCGTAGTGTTGTTAATTCCAGCCCAATTATCGACAGTTTCCTTTCGCTTCGCAAAAGCCTTGTCTGTGCCAAAATGAGTAGCAAAACCAAGAGGAAAGGTATCGGTGCTGAACCCGGTTCTTTCTTGAACCGCCACATAAAATTTTTCAGGCAAAACAAAATCGTATGACATAATATCTCCATAATTAGATAAAAAAATCCTACCGAGGCGCTTGGCGTCCCGGTAGGAACTTAGTTTGAAAATTCTGATTATCGACCGTTGCCGCCTTCGCCGGAACCACCACCGGTAGCACCCGAACCGTCACCTTCGGGACCGGTCGAAACACCACCACCGGACGGAGGACCACTGCAACCACAAGGCTGTGGACCACCATACTTGGAACCATCGTTACCATCGACAAATCCAGCAGCGAATGCAGAACTTGCGACTGCGAGAGACATTACAAATGCGAGAAAAACCTTCTTCATGATCATTTCCTTTCGTTTCAACTAGAGGATCATTCCTCAATTTGGAATATAGTGCATGTTTCAATCTTTGTCAATAGACAAAATGAAAAATTTTTGGTCGGGACTGTGGGACTTGAACCCGACGATACTCCTGATCCCAAATCAGGCGGATTACCAGACTTTCCCACGCTCCGTAAACTAAATAATAGCGTTCCAAACAACCAACGCTAGAAAATCAAATGTCATATGATTACGAATCTCACAAAATTTTATTAGAAAACGCAAGACTCGCAGGAAAAGAAAAAATACAATGCAACCATTGTAATAAACTCTTTTCTAAATTAAACTATAAGAGACACAACAACAATTGTTATTTAAATCCCATTAACATCAAGCTCTGTGTTGTATGTGAACAGCCAATTAAAAATTTCAAAACATCCACAACATGCGGATATTCTTGTTCTAACAAACATTTCAGAACCGGTTCCAGCAATGGTGCTTGGAAAGAGAGTAGTTATCGTTCAACATGCTTTCAATATCACGACAAAAAATGTGTCATTTGTTCGGAAGAAAATATCGTAGCGGTTCATCATCTTGATGAAGATAAAACGAATAATTCTCCCGAAAATCTCATTCCAATGTGTCCAACACATCATCAATATTGGCATTCTAGATATAAATATCTTGTTGAAGATAAAGTTCTAGAATATATAAAAAATTGGAGGACATGAATGGAGTCGAACCATTTGTGCGTTGCTTAAGAGGCAACTTCGCTTCCGAAGACGTTTACACTTCATGTCCATTAAAAGTCTCTATTTGGATTGGCGTATTGATCCGAGACTTTTAATATTGGTGAACCGAGTGGGACTCGAACCCACGGTGTTTGTTTAACTGGTTAAAAGCCAGCGCCCTTCGCCTCTTGGGTCATCGGTTCATTAACTGTTATCTAGATATTATCTCACTCACGATTTCATGTCAAGCAGTTTTTCATAACCACATTATCTATCAATTCATCGGCTTTCTTATTTATCGACATGTTCTCTGGATTGAAATTGGCAACGAAAGATGGATAGTAATTGTATGCATGATCCGTCCCAATTTCCAAAACAACCTTGTTTGTCAAGTCATCAATAAATTGAATTATGTCACAGTCACTACCATATTCGTTTTTGTCAATCCATTTCCCGCGAACCGGACATTTTTTGAACTGATTGGTAATTTTGTCACCAATCAAAATTTCGTTCAAACAAGAAAGATATCCATCTTCAGGGTCTTCAACTGCGATATAGACAACACCATCCAAACGAAAACGGATGCATCTTGCATCCTTGTCGCTTATATCATCCTCTTCAAAATCAACAGCATCTAGAAAGAATGTCTGATCATCGAAATACTTCAGTTCGCTCATTACGACTCAATTTCTCTTCCAAAAAGCTATCAAGATCAATAGAATCGAGATTTAACATGACTTCCTGTCTTCCCAAGACATGATCAATAACCAAATTATCTTCTAACTTGTAAGAACGTATGACAGTATCAATTCGTTCCGGCTGAATCCGATCTTTTAGAAGCCATTGCGCCACTAAAGGCTGTAACTTGATATAAGCTTCTTTCAGATTTGAAATTCTATCTCGATTGGTTTGAGCTATAACTTTAATGCCCGAAGGCTTGTGAGTCAAGCGCAAACAATTTTTTACTTTATTTCTGTTTTGTCCGCCGGGACCAGTTCCCGAGAACCAATCTAAATTAATATCATTTTTTCGAATTACATACAACATGTTTTAATCTACCAACAGCCCAACCATCAACCTGATATTTGTTCAAATCTTCTCTAAGAATCATTTTCGATTTTTGAGAATTATTAATCCAAATTTTGTTTCTGTTTTATCATTCCCGCCCATATGTTTAGGAATGATATGATGTTTATGTTTCATAATTCTGGCGGAAGGCAGTGATCCCGACTCACATGCGTATTGCAGCACCACTCGCTTTCCAAGCGAGGACGAACCCCGTTCGCTTTACCTTCCTTATTCTCGATACCAAGGCGAAGCCTTGTTAACCTTCGTTTCCGGAACCTTAACCAGATAGGTTCCAATACCAACCGACGAAAATCCCGAGATCGTATGGATATCTCCTGAATTGGTCTTGGCGACCAAATGGGCACCCCACTTGGTAATTTCAAATCCGGTGATAATTCCCTCTTCCTTGGGATACATAGCACCCCAAAAGAATTCGACAATTGTGCCAACTGGATAGTCGGCAACGTTCTCTTCGGTAATCTTCACATAACCAGACATGTTTATCTCCGTTATTACGGAATCAACATAACAAAGAAATTACCGAATGTCAATGGTGCTTTGCGCAAACCGACACATACAGAGGAAGAAATATTGGTAGGGCATGAGGGAGTCGAACCCACAGACGACGAACGTTTTAAGCGTTCCGGCGATGCCAATTAGCCTAATACCCCAAATTATCTGAATTTATGTTTCTTATAACCTTCAAATTGCATATTGATCATATTTCGAATGGGCATTTTTGGATGAACATACCATTCAAATCGAGACGGATATGACCAATAATCAGAAATCATATCAAGATCAAGAAGCCAATACGCGAATTCTTCTCCGAAGTCCGCGTCTTCATCGAAACTGACATAAGACGGAAATCCAAGAGTCTCGACTGTCTGCTTTGCCTGTTCCAAAGACTTTACCGTGATAAAATCTTCCTCAAAAGCACTATTGGATGGCGAAACGAAAAGTCTATAAGTCATCACAATGACCTTTCCATAACAAAAAAAAAAATTGGTAGGGAACAAGGGAGTCGAACCCTCAAACGGCGTAGTTTTTGAAACTACCGGCGATACCAATTAGCCTAATCCCCCATAGTTGTTTATTTATGCAACACTAGCATCGATCCGATTATTTGTCAACCAAATTTTTCCGGCTTCACGCTTTTTCTGTTTCTTCTTGTTGCGCAAGACATAAGCCTTATATTCCCAAGGATTCATTTCATTCGGACGGCTGTTGTTGCAACGCTTGCACGCCATCACAGTATTGTCGATTGAAATGTCTCCCCACTTACGAACCAAGTCAGGCGATTCAACAATCCACCTTTTCTTGGTGACAGAAGCCGGTTCTAGATGCTCGATAGTGGCGTGATAAGGCTTTGGCTGAGTCGGACAACCAGCCGGTTTCAGAGGCGAAGTTTCTTCGCAATAGAAACAAAGTCCGTTCTGACAAACATGGTGATATTCGAGAAGGACTCTCTTGTAAAGCGTGATTTCTTCGACATTACGAAATGGGACATTTCCAGCCCATTTCAGATTATCTCCAAACATGATAACGTCCCGCAACGTTTATTTTCAAAAATAAAATAATGGGGATTAAAACAAATGTCAATCCCCATTATCGATTTTTGTTAATCCATCCGGCTATCAGCGTAGCAATCGATTCCATACTTGGAAAAGACACCAGCCATTGCCCGGGCATAGGCTTCCTTCTTCTGCATCGACTGGTTGCCAGCCCGAACCCAAACGGTAACGCCCTTGTAATAGTCGTCCTTCCGACCATAACCCTTCTTCACAAGCCACTTGGTAAACGGCTTGCGTCCGTCCCGAACGTTCACCCATGCGAACCCACAGACGCCATCTGCGACATAGTAGGTCGGCTTGGAAGGATCGATCTGGTTGCCGAAAAGACCAACGGCATCACCGACGATCATGGGAACCGGCTTCATGGCGTCAAGTGCGTCCATGCCCGCCTTGTGGGCTTCATCATAGATGGTCTGGAAAAGAGCAGTCATTGACGAAATCTCCTAGTTCGTCGTTTCTTTTTACGAAAACAATCTAGGAGATTTCGAGTCGTTTGTCAATCCAGATAATCGACCATTGCGATAATTTTTTTATGATCGCCATACAAATCCATTTCCTTGATTTCATCCAATCGGAAAATTCGCGCATCTTTTGCATCGTCGCCCGCCTTGAAATCTATCTTATTCAAATCCAAGACGATGAAATAATGAGCAAACGTTATGATTCTGGCGCGAGGATCACGATTGACAGACGAAAACGGATGAACTGCATAAGGCATTCGTGCATGAATCGCGTCCAAATCAACGCCTGTTTCTTCAAGCATTTCGCGCTTCGCCGCGTCGATCAACTCTTCTTCGGCTTCGACAAACCCACCGGGATTTGCCCATTGGCCATCCTGTCTCTGAATCAACAAAAATCGATTGAGAGTGTCATAGAGAACCACGTCAACAGTGACAAACGGACCTTTGCCCCACTTCTTCACATAATCAGAATCAAACATCAAACCACTCCTACATATGACTGAATTATATCATTCAAATTTTTCTTAGGCTCCCAACCAAGATACTGTTTTGCCTTGGTAATGTCAAGCTTGATGTTGTATTCTTCCCCAATTCGTTCGTCTCCTATGACGGTATCAAATTTTTTATCCAAATAGGTTTCGACTTTTTTCAGAATTGCCGCGTTAGTTGTGTCTTGTCCAGAAGCAATGTTGAACACTTCATAACCCAATCCAGTCGTCAAAGAATATTGCCAAGCCAAATCCAAGGCAATACAAACATCATTGATATGAACATAATCCCTTGAAAAGGAATTAGGATTGCCATAAAAAGTAATCTTTCGATCTTCTGATAAAAGAAGCTTGGGAATTAGATGATTTTTCCAGACATATGATTGAATTTCATTACCGGCGATATTACCAAATCGAAGAGAAATCGACTTCAAACCATATTCATGATTCGCGGCTTGTAAAATTCTCTCTCCCAAAATCTTTGAAACCGCATAAATGCTGTCATTGGCATTGGCGGCGGCTGACATTGCATAGATTTTGGTTGGACTATTTTCAGAATATCCATCACCATCCTTGACAAGCTTTGAGTCGGATGCATAAACCGAAGAAGATGAAGCAAAAACCCAAGTCTTGGCTTTGCCTTTCAACATTTTGAGATAATACATCAATTGACCGACATTGTTTTCAAGTGTTGAAAATGGAGAAAGAATGCCGTCCGAAACCATAGAATTTGCAGCAAGATAGAACACCGCATCATATTCATGCAAAAGAGATTCTTTCAATTGAGACTGATAATCACTCGACAAAATATCTATATCATAGATTTTGCCGTTGTTTTTTCGAGCCGAACCAAATTCTTCACTCAAATCATATTTTTGAGTCAGATACTTTCGCAAATGAGTGCCGACATAACCATAGCCGCCAATAATCAGGAAGTTTTTCTTGGTCATAGGAGTTTTTCCCATTCATTCATACAACGCTTGATCGATTCCTTGGTCTTGATCGAAGCAGAGAAACCAAGATCACCAAGAGCCTTGAACACGTTAGGAACTCTTACCATGACATCATTGGGATAGTCCTTGACCGATTTGAATTCCAATCGGAAATCCTTGGACAAATATCCTCTTTCCTTGGATTCGTCCACGATCATATGCGCCAACTGCATCATGTTGACAGGTTCATTGTTGCCAATGTTGTAAACTTCATTGACGGTCTTCTTGTTCCACAGATTTGAGACGATACAATCAGCGACTTCCTCATACCACGTAAAGCATCGAACTTGACTACCAGAACCAATGATAGGCAATGGATTCAGTTTGTTGATTAGAATATTTTCAAAGAAATCCGCAAAGACATGGGAGTATCCCTGTCTGTTTCTTCCTTCCTTGGGCTTCTCATATGGAGTAATGATATTGAAAGGACGCCAGATTGTATATTCGATGCCATATTCCTTGCCAAAGGCTTTAACCAATCTCTCCCCAACAAACTTGGACATTCCATATTCTGTCTTAGGAGCAATCGAATCGTCAACCAGATGTTCGGAAAGTTCAGGATCACCCCGAACTTGCTCATACACCATTGAAGAAGAAATATAAACAAACTTGGTTTTTTTCGGTAAATTCTTGAACAAATTCAAAGTGTTATAGAGCATGGCAACGTCTTTGCCAAGGATGGTTGCTGGCAAGGCATTAAAACCACCGATTCCATAGATATTCGCTGCGCAATGCACTATGATATCGGGTTGTATATCACCAAAAACCCGTTCTAATTCAGAAACATTATCAACCAAATCAATTTTGAAATCAACATGTTCGCCTTCATTAATATCTATTCCATAGACAGAATTGAAATCTGTTTGATTGTCTTTCAGTTGCTTGACGATTTCCGAACCCAATGATCCGGCTGAACCAGTTACTAAAATTGTCATATTGTTTTCCTTTAATACATTATTCCTTTATCTGGATTTATTTTCCAGAAATCAACGATTGTGGAATTGGCGTTCCGTTCATCATCGATTTGATATAGCAATTCCGCGAACTGTGAATGAGGCGTCATTACCACGAAATATTCAAAACCATCCAAACTAGGAAGTTTTTCATACCCCTTCACATGAGGATCGTAAATTGTAACGTCAACCCCTTCATTAATCAAGAGTTTTTTCAGCTTGAATGACAAGGAATTGCGGATATCATCACTTTCCGCCTTGAAAGCGGCTCCGAGGATCAAAACTCTGTCACCCGGCAACGGCTGCATTTGCTGGACGATATAGGCTGGCATTCCCTCATTCACTCGAAATGCCATTTCGGTCATGGTCATTCCACTCACGTTTTTCAACAAGAACTTGCCATCCTTGAACAGGCAAGGACCGCCAACATTTGGACCGGGTTTGGCGAGATTCATGCGAGGATAGGATTTCTTGAATTTTTCAAGAATGTCGGTTCCATCAACACCAAACGAGGCGGCAATCATCTGAAATTCATTCGCCACGGCAAATTCGATATAACGCGCCATGTTGGTAAACAGCTTGCCAATTTCGGCTTCCAAATCGGTAGCTTCGATAAGTTCTATATCGGGAAGAACTTTCCAGAAAAAATTATGGACGGCTTCTCGATTGCCCGAATGCATTCCGACGATTTGAGGAAATTTTTCGAGTTCGACTAACGAATTGCCTTGCTGGACACGTTCCGGACAGAAAGCGATTGCCTTGGGAGTCTGATTCAGCTTTTCGGCAAAGACGGCAGTTGTTCCCGGCGATACTGTTGAACGTAAAATGATGACCTTGTTGGAAAGATCGACTCGATTGAGCATTTCGGCAAGATCGAAAAGAGGCTCCATTCTCGGATTGTTTTCGTGATCGATTGGAGTTCCGATAATGATGACAATCACGTCCGATTCGATCAAGGCTGCATCGGCTTGAATGGTGTCTGCAATGACAAAATGCAGGTTGCCATTTTGTTTGATGTTGGCAAGGCGCTCGTTTAAATTCTTTTCCTTGAACGTAGCCATTCCATTGTTTGCCAAATCAACGGCTTCCCGGTTTATATCAATGCCGATGGTATTATAATCGGCTTCCGCGACAAGCACTGTTAGAGGAAGACCAACATGCCCACAAGCACCAATGATAGATACGGTTTTCACTTATTTTCCTCCAAAAAATTCATAAAAATCATAGGGATAATCTGTGCAAACCCCATGAAGCTGTTGCATCATCAATTTCAAGTCAGATGACATATTCCAGTAAGAACCACTTTCCCTTTTCCTGAACCAAAAGGCTTCGGGCAATACCATGACATTATTCGAATGGAATGGAATAATAGCCTTGGGGAAAAACCAAAGATTTCCCTTGGAAGTTAGAACAACGTCTTCATTGGTATGATAAAAGACATTGAATTTGGTGGTATGGTTCAACATTTTTTCAAAGATGTATATGCTTTTAGCATGAAACCAAACCCGATTTATATCAAGTTTTTGCGAATCGACAACATGATCGGCTTCGTCATGTCCGGTAATGAAATTATATCCGTCAAAATCCTGAATATCGACTTCGACATCAAATCCTTCAGCTATCGCATGTTTGATGGCGTGACCGCTATTCTCTCCACTTGGAGCGGTTTTAGGTCCGGATAGATTGCCTCTATGTGAAATGATTTTAGCCATTGGGAACATCCTGATATTGTCCGCGCGGGGTATGCATAAGATACTTATCCACTCTCAATTCAACGTGCTTGTGTTGCAATTCTTCACACAATTTCTTGATTACATGCTTGGTATAGACATGTGGGCAGAAACGACCATTAACAAGAAGATTCTTTGTGTTTGCATCACTCGGAACTGATATATGACCAATTCCAAAATAATAAGCAAAATTAAGGGAAGAAATCAGCATCATATCACCCGTTCCAAGACCTTCGTGGTTAGGATGATGTAATGTGAAAACAAAATCTTTAGGCGTTGTATTCAGATTGGGTAGTCCAGAATTAATTATCAAATCCGGGCGAATTCGAACAACCCAATCATATTGTATTCCCGTCGATAGCATGTCGGCATATCCATTATAGATACGGTCAAACTGACAAAGAATATTCAGCGGTCGAATTTGCTTACAATATGGTTCTAATATTTTGGCTTGATGATCATAAGTTTCTCGATATTCTTCATTCGAGTCAATATAAAATTTTATCGGATTATAGATTTCCTTGACTCTTTCGATATTCAGCTTGGGAGAAGCCGTATTGACGCCTACTCCCTTCGGATCATTTTCCGGGGAAGTCCAATAGCCTTCGTCATCCCAAGTCGAAATGAAAACGTCCGTATCATACGGATCAATGAAATTTTTCTTGATATTCGGATAGACTTGTTCCCAACAACGCATATGACCTGTCAGAACGAGCGCAACTTTAGCCTTCTTAGTTTCGGATGACATGTGCATACATTCCTATCTTCTTTGGTTCCTGCATGAAACAGGATTGGTAGTGCCAGTATTTGAACAATTCGGGAATCGGCAAATCGATCTTGTTAAGAATCCAAGGATCGTTCGCAGCAGATGCCAGATAGTTGAAAAACTCATTATAGACTGGTTTATAGACGTGAATCAAGTCATTAAAATGACCGCCTTGGGGACAATAGAAGCCCGGTTCCAACGTGGTTAAGTCAGGAAAATTCTCTAGGAGAGCATCATATCTAGCCATCACCAACCAATCGTATTGGTTCGCTTGTTCAACCAAAAGTGAGGCTTCTTGTAATGCGGTTAGTTGGGAGGCGATGTTGCTCCAATTTTCCCATGAAAAATACTTGTTTCCGGTAAAACGAGATTCGAGAATCTGTTTAGTTTGAGGTTCCGGTTCAAACCGTTGTGGAGGCATTATCAACATACGTTTTGGATGATATTTTGTCGCTATAAGTGCTGGTGCATCAATTGGGCAACTCATAAAATCTTGTGTTCCATGATCCTTTGCCCAACTTGAAGTTGTTCCAAAATGATCAAAAGGATGCCACCACATATGCGCGTAAATGTCTACATCATCATACTTATAAACGATATTATCGATATGGGATTTATAGACATCATCCCTCTGAATAAAACGAGGCTGACCATAAAGGATTAGAGCTACTTTCATCACACTTCCACTATCTTGATTTCGTATGGTTCTTTGATTTCACCGGGATAACCCAACTGATTAGTTATCACTCGACAATTCCCGACCATAGCTTCGCGTCTGGTATGCGTATGACCATGAATCCAAAGCTTCTTATCATAAACATGATCGTCAAGATTGTTCATGAAATATGGATTCAAAGGACTGTTCTTGTATAAAGGATTTTCAGTCGCATAAGTCGGTGGAAAATGTGTGACAATGATATCAGCATCCGACTGCATCAACTTCTTAAACTGTTGTGAGAAAATTTCCTTACATTTGAACGTGGTGAAGTTCGGAATAACTCGAAAATCGTTGATTTCTTCGCGAGCATGTATCTCCACAATCGGATCATCCCCAAAATGAGTCCAAAGACAAGCTCCCGCTATCTTCACGCCGTCGAAGATTTCTTCATGGAAATCGTCTTCCACAAAGGCGAATTTGTTGTAATAATCATGATTTCCATGCACGAAGAAATAAGGCTTCTGAATTGACTCCAGAAACAAATCTCTCATTATCTTCTGTCTATGAATATCACCAGCCAAAATGATTACATCGGCTTCACTCTCATGAAGCTTGTCGGAAATATCATAGAAAAAGTTTGCATCTCGAAATTCAAGATGCAAGTCACTGACAATACCTAATTTCATACTACACCTTTGTAATTGTTCAAGAAATAATTCAAATCTTCGGGAGTGCCAATTCCCCACATAGCTTCAATCTGTCTGGTAACGATCTTCTTCCCATCCTCGATAGCCTGATTGAAGACCGGACACACATAGAACTCATTATTGGTGCGAATATTCTTTGTGATCATTCGTTCTGCATACTTGACGTAATCCGAACCATGCTTCCAATAATAGATACCAACGGTTGCATTATCCGAGATTGGCTGCTTTTCAGCAACTTCGGTAACAAAACCAGATTCATCGACCTTGGCAAATGACCATTTCGGATGCGTTGACTTGAACGTCAAAATTCCACCGTCCACTTTAGACTCAATCAAGGAATAAAGCGTCTTGGCTGAATCCCACTCGACAAACTGATCACTGTTGGCAATTACCAACCGACGATCATTATCAATCAGATGTTTAGCGAGTAATGTAGTGCAAGCGGCGCCTTCTGTCAAGCCTTCTGTCTGAACTATTTCACAATTAGGAGTGATCAGGTTCAAGACATTTTTCAGATTATATTTCTCGTAATGTTCCTTTTGAACGATGTAGACGAACTTGGCATCGATCCCTAGATTTTCGGCAACAATCTGAATCATCGGCTTGTTTCGGACTTCGATCAAAGGCTTGGGGAACGTGTAACCGGCTTGGGCGAAGCGCGACCCCAATCCAGCCATTGGAATGAGAACGGTCATCTTTTCGTCTTTCCAAACCGTCTTGTTTGGAGTCTTTTCCAATTTGTCTATATAATTCAGCATGTTATCCAAAGTCAATTCGTAAAGATGATCGAGTCCCCAAACCAAGGCTCCTGTCTTGTTCGCGCCTTCACGACCAACGGCTGAATCCTCGACAATGATTGTATTTTCAGGCAATGCCTTAAGCTTGGACATGGCTTTCCAATAGATTTCGGGGTGCGGCTTTTGGTTGGTAACGTCTTCATTGGACAAAAACAAATCAACCAAGAGATTCAAACCAAGGCGATCAATACAAATCTTGACAGTATCTCTTACCGCATTGGAGGCGACCGCTATCTTATAGCCATGAATTTTCAAAGCAGCAAACAAATCAACAAGCTTTTCATCTTTTTGAAGATTATAGAGTTTGTGATTGGTCATTTCATTTTTATCTTTGATAATTTGAGGAATCAAAGAACGGTCAAGACCTTTTGCTGATAGCATATCTAGTTTGGTCTTGGTAGGAAGTCCGTCATAAGTTGAAACATGTTCCGAATAAGCGATTGTCTTTACACCAGCTTTATTAAGAGCATAATTCAAGGCATGATAATGAATGTCTTTTGTATCGACCAAAACACCATCCAAATCAAACACTATTAAGCGATTGTATTTCTCTTGCATATCTTTGTCCTGCTAAAATTCGTTGAATGTTTCGTGAATCTGTATTCAAATGGTCTGCTATTTGCTTATGTGTCCAGTTTTGGTTTCACAAGGATAGCATTGTTTGCAAATCTTCTAGAGAAAATATAGCCCTTGAATTTTTTGTCCCACCATCATAAGTGCCATGTTCTATTTTTCTCTTATGATTATCCGAATATGTTTCATATACCAAATTCTCAGGTTTATTATTTTTAGAATTGCCGTCCTTATGTGAAACGGTCATGCCTTCTGGTTTCGGACCAAGGAATGCGGATGCAATTAAGCTATGAATATCCTTAGTTGTCGGTTTGCCATCTATATTTTTGGGGCAAATTAAATAATATTTCTTTTTTCCTCTTAAACCCGGCTTAAGTTTATGTTTGACGGAATAGTCAATGTAGGAAGAATCTTTGGTTTGCCTCCATGATGAATATACCCACCCATCAGAACATGCAAAATAACCCGGATAATCCGACAATTCCTTGAAAATCATCGTAGTTTGTTCCAATCTGTAAAGTCTTCTCGAATGAGAGAATGCCAATTTCCATTGTATTTACCGGGCGGAAAAGGATTGGCCATGTTCACGTAAACCATGTTCTCACCAATCAAACCATGATGTTTCAATTGTGCGGCAAGCATGTCTTCCCCGATCATGGTCACGCCGTTTTCATAATGTTTTTTGAGATTATAAAACGTATCCATATACGAGCGCATTACTTTGGGAGTGCCGAAAGCAAACATGTCCGCACAAAAATCATGGGCAGGAGTCATTCTGTCGGAAGGAACATAAATCTTTCCAACCTTCGTTTCCTGCAAAGGAAGCTTGACATTCAAGGCATAATCATAACGGGAGCGAATGATTACATCATAATTATCCATTCTATCGGGCTTGGATTCTCGAATGGAATAGAACATACGATATGTGTTACGTGCCGGGAATTGAGGATTTGGAATTCTGGAATAAAATTCATCTATTGCCGAAAGCAGATGTTCCCCCAAAAGTCCGAAAGACGACTCCACTTTACGATTATCCGAACCATAAAGATTAACTAGATCAGCTTTGGTTTCTTCTCCAATGTCATTCCAAGAATGCATGAAAACATCAACGTCAAAATGATCTAAAAGGTTACGCTTGTGATACTCGTAACCTTTCTTGTATGATCTTGGTTGTCCTGATAAGCAGAGTGCTACTTTGAAGCTCATTGAATGTGTCTTTCGATTATTCTATTAAACCAGTTATAGAATCTACTTTCCCAACCATCATAATAACCATAATCAACAAACAAAGGCTGATTGCGAATTGCGTTATAGATATATTTGTCGCTATCGACCAACTTGATGTATTCAATAAACTTGCCATCATCCGAGAAATCATGCCAGTTGATGAAAGCCTTCGGATTGAAATCGAGTGCGACCGTTGGTGAACCCCAATAGATCGGGACCGTTCCCGCCAACCACGCTTCCAAAAGCTTCTCTGTTGCATAACCGGGATATGAACCATTCTCGAATGCAAGAGTGAATTTCTTTTCACGAAGGAAATCCATTTTTTTCAGAATTCCATCTTCGCCTCTAGGAAGGATGAAGCCCGTATTATTGAAATGCGGTCCAGCCGAGTCGATCTTTTTGTATGCATTCAATTTCTGGAAAAAATCATTACGCTTTTCACAGTTGGGATTGGCTTGAACATAACCACAGAATGCGCGATCATAATCCTTGTTGGTTGACATAGTATCAGCCCGGCGCTTCCATTCAGGCATCCAACTGATTTTATGTCTTTCTTTCAAGTAATGCATATTCAGGAGATATAGAGGCAAACGGAAATGCCGGTCATCATCGATATGGTCGAAAGTGATTCCGTAATGACACTGATAGTTATAGAAACGTCGATTCTCTCCTGTATAGAAGATTTTCAGAACTTTGGACGGATCGTAAGACAAGTTACGAGTGCCAAAGTTTTCATCCCCAAAAAAGAGAATATTTGGGTCTGTATCATTGCGTTCAAACTCATAGATATCACCAGAAAATTCATCCTTGATATCGAGAGTGAATAATTCCTTCAAGGTATCAAGAAAGAATTCAGCCGTTCCATCAAACGTATCGACAAACCCAAGCTTGATTATTTTCATTCAAAATCCTCTAGGACCATCATTTCAGTATTTTGGGCATTTTCAACAATTGAAACAGGCTCAATGACTGAAATTTCTCTCTCGACAACTGTTGCACAGATAATATCTTCGGGCACTTCCCCGTCCAGATACAAAATTGTATAATTCGGGTTGATTTTATTGAGCATTTCCATTACCTTCTCTTCTTTCAAAAATCCCCATTCGCCAGAACCAAACAAGCGGCGATCATCGATCAAGATTGTATGATTTGGGTTTCCAGTTTGTCGAATGGCTTCTAGTTCCTCGACAAGAGGATTTGGACCGGTTCTTCCACCTTTCAAAGGACCGGAAGCATGTGCATCCAACCAAAACGTGGCATTCTTGTTGTCCAATTTTTGACTACAAATTTTGGACACTATATCGACCGAATCGCCTTCAACAATAAACACTCTTGTATCGCCCGCGAAATATTTGCGAGCATTCTTGGCAAGAGTTGGTTCCAATTCAATCGAATAAATTTCCTCAAATGGAAGTCCAGAATTACGAATAAGTTCAACAGTTTGTCCAAGATATGTTCCTGTTTCGATAAACGCATCGAATTGACCATATTTCTGAATATAATCGATCTTCAAATGAGAACCGGCAGGGTCCGGAACCGGAATACTTCCCGGCTCGTCATAGAAATCGGCTATTCTTAACAAAGAATTATCATTGGCAGGAGGAACCGGCTTTCGATTTGCATAATCTTCCTTTTGAAAGAACACCAATTCCCCGGCGATTCTCGGAAAAGAACTGATACGATTGGCTTGACGGAATTTCTTGATCAAAGACCAATTATGTTCGTTCATGACAAAGACAATCCAGCCGCCTAACTTAACAAAAGACCAAGGCTTTTCAACATCTTGAAGTCTGTTATAATCAACAAACACAAAATCGGCTTCGTTTTCATGAAAGGCATGACCTGTAACCAGCAAAAAGAGTTCTGTTTCTCCCAATTTTTTCAGAATAGAACCCTTATGTTCCATTACATAAGCAATCAAATTTTCTTCATTCTTTTTCGCATAACGCTTCACATACGGCAAAATCAAATCAATGTTCATTTGTATCTATATTCCTTTTTGAAATACTCATTCCACTCTGGATTTCTATCATATTGATGAACAACATGATACAATTGTCCAGCTATGTTCTTGACTCCTGTAATGAAGACAAACAAATCATCCGTTTCATTAGGAGTAATCAGAATACCGGGAGTTCCAATAAACTTGTCACCAAAATTCTTGTTTGGGTCGTTTGTTGTGCCAGCATTCAAGCACCAATCATCCGTTGTCTGGATAAAGGCAATATGAGGCTTCCAAACTTTCATGTTGGCGATGATATTTACCGACGCTTGATCAGGACCACCCCCGCCCGGGACATGTCCGTTGATTGTCTTGGCTGAACGTCCAAAGAAATAGACTGATTGAAGGAAATCGAGAAACGTATCGTTCAGGCGAGCAACAATGACTCCCGCATTCGAGATTTCAACATTGCGCATGGTTTCTGCCACGTTCTTACCAAACGCCTCTGTGATGTTGTTCCATCCCCAAGGCTCATTCTCATAAGTCAATCCTTCCGAAGTCAGCATGACACTGACATTTTCGGGCATGGTATAATTGGAAGGATCACGCTGGAAAACAACGTCCTTTGTGTCTGTCAAATAGACGCGAACGTCATTGTCAGAAGTCAGATTCAATTTTTTCAGGAAAATCCATGTGTGCCAGAAACGTTCAAGACAGACATTGAATTTGTCCAAATCTTTGTAATAATAAACCCAACCTTCCGCCTGTTTTTCCGGTGTAGCTCTAGCCAATGCCCAAATGGTGAAACCATATTCCTGAAGCTTGTCCAAGACAGGCTTTTTTGCATTATAGACCAAAGCAATGCGCTTGCCGGGAAAGTTGGATTTCTCAATCGAGACGATCCATTGTTCAATATGTTCCGGCTCATAATTGGTGATGGCACCAATAATCATATCTTGGTGAGACAGACGCACATTTTTGTTAGGTATTTCTCTTGGGACCAAAAGTCCGCGCGATGGTTGTAATAAATTTCCGGCTTCGGCAAAAAGTTTATCCAGATTAAGTCCGTTGTTTTCCATCTTTGTTCCATCCATTCTGTTGATTGCCTAGCTCGAAAAATTCTCTAGTTGGGGAATTGGGATTTCCATTCAAACGATAGTTCAAAGTCGGAAGCCCGGTTGTCGCATAGGCGATGTTATTCTGTCTCATTATCTGAAAAAATCGTCTGTCGGCACCCCATTTGCTATGCCAGATATGACCGTATTGCAGAAGAGTTGTCCTGCGAAAAGCAAAACTGGACGTATCGACCAACCAATGAGGCGCTTGACCGATTGACTCAAATTGATCGATACAAACAAAATCGTAACCATCCCAAATCTGCCGATAAGAGAAGCCGAATTGAGCATATGGCTTGTTTACCAAAAGATCGGTCAAAGTCTGGACATGATCCGGTTGATACCAATTGTCTTGGTCTAGGAAAAAGACAATATCATGATTGACCAAATGACCGATAGCGGCATACACTCTATGCCCATAAAATCCATTGGCACCAATGTTCCAAGGTAGCTCGATTGTCTTGGTATTAGGAAACAATCCTCGATACGCATTAGGCTTGATTCCATCATAAACTATCAAGTGTTCGAATTCATAATCAGACTTCTGTTCACGAACACTTTTGGCGGAATCCGAAACGATATAGGCGGAATCAACAGTCGGTGTCACTACCAAGACTTTTGGCTTGGGAGCGAACACCGTTAGGTTATCTCTTTCTGTTGAATATATCATACGCCAGTAGAACCAAAACCACCTTGGCGGGTCGTCTTCTGGACAGGACGAGTCAAGGTTTCCTGAATTATGTTTTTCAAATCCTGATACAATTCTCCTTGGGCAATACGATCGCCCCGATTGATCAGAATTCGATTTTGTGAAGTGTTATGAGCCGTCAAGAAAATTTCTTCGACGTAATCTGAGTCAATGATACCTTCCGCATTCGCCAAAGTCAATCCCAATTTAACGGAAGTTCCCGAACGCGGATGAACCCGCATTGAGTAACCCAATGGGATATCCGCGATCAGTCCAGTTGGCAGAAGCAATCTTTCCCCCTGCATGATACCAATCCCGCCATCCGCGTTGATATCTCTCTCGAATGGCGCATTCGTCGCGCTGAATCCCTTCACCTTTGAAACATGGGGAAAATAGGACAAGTCGAAACATGCACTTCCTGCCGTTGCCAGCGTTGGAATTTGCACGTTCGGATGCAGTTTGAAAAATCTAAGAATTGGAGGAACCGGCATTATATCTTCCTTTGTTGCCCACTGTATATTTGCTGATCAATTGCCATTCGGATTTTTCCTTGGACGAAATGATTTTGATCGTCGGATTGTTTGCCCATTCCGGACCATTTCCAGTCGAAGGCTTTTCTCTTTCGATCAATCCCCACATTTCCAATAACGCAACAATAGCATTACGTCTTTCCTTGTCTTCTTCGGAAAAATCAGTTGGTTTTCCATCTAATATGAACAATTCCTTGAAGTGAACAATCGCATATCTTCCTTTCTTGTGGAGAATATGACAAGTTTGGGTCAATTTCTTCTCCATTTTCGAAGGTATTCCAATTCGAGTCAGAGTTTCCTTAATAATCAAGAAATCATCCGGCTTCTTCAGCTTCACCCAAATCAATTCATTCAGATAATCATGTGCATAAGTCATTTCAAATTACCACCCTTTTCTAGTTTTTTTCTTATAATAGCAATCTGTTCATCGTCTAGGATTGACAGATATTCCTTCGCCTTTGCAAAACTGCAATCATAATATTCAGAAACCGATTTCAAATCGGCTTCTGTCTTCTTCGCCTTGGCGTAATTGAAGGATCGTCTATATCCTCGAATAACAGACATGAAAAAGTCATGCTTCATCTTGCCGTCAAGGCTCCAAAAATAATTGATCATGTTGGCAGGGAAAATGCAATCGAGATACATCGAAAGCGTCTTGTTCACCATATAGCCATTTTTAATGTAATATTCGTCGGCTTCTTCATCACTCTGGAATACCTGTTTCTTGGTATTCATGATAGCCGGGATCACTTCTTTGAATAAGTCTGGCATTTCAATTCCACTGACAATCGACCATTAATTCGGTCAAACATGCAACCAAGTTGATGCTTGGGTCTGCCACAAAAGCGTGCTGATACTGATATTTAGCAATGATTATAACAGCTTGACCGATACTTGACTTTTGACAATGTTCGTAAAGTCCGTCATAAATCTTGCGATAGAGAGAGGCGATATCCTGATCAGAATTGGATTCGACCCACTTTCTCATTTCCCCGAATTCCTTGTTCTTAAGGAATTTGACAAGTTCCTGAATATTCTTGGTAAATCCGATTTGAGACAAGGAGTCGATATCGATCTTTCCCAACTTCGAAATCTTTTGGAGTTCTCCAAGAGTTTTGCGGAAGTCTGGATAGTATCTGTCAACCAGCTTGGCTATCACCTTGTCTTCATATGGGATTTTTTCGGTATCAAGTATCTGTTTCAAGCGGACAAACATCGCGGCTTGAAGCTTGCCCTTCTCGTTTTCCTTGAAACGAAACGAGACAGAAGCCATTCGAGAGTCGATGGCTTCCATCAATTTCGCAGCAAAATTGCACGTCATGATGAACGTGCAATTGCTGGAATAGGTTTCGACAATTCCACGAAACGCGGCTTGCGCATCTGGCGTCAAGTTATCAGCTTCGTCAAGTATGACGCATTTTGGCTTGCCAGTCAATGATTTTGTTGCGGCAAAGTTACTGATTTTATTACGAAAAACATCAACGCCTCTTTCGTTTGAAGAGTTGATGAAAAGGTAATCGGTGCCAGTGCTTTCGCAAAGAGCCTTAGCCGCTGTTGTCTTACCGGTTCCGGGAGTTCCTTCGAAAAGAAGATTGGGAATACGTCCAGCCTTGATATATTCTGACAGGATCGATTTGATTCGATCCGGCAAAATACATTCATCAATGGTCTTGGGGCGATATTTTTCTACAAACAAAAATTCCTGCATCATAAAACTCCAAATCAATAAATAGGGTCTATATAGTTCAAGTAAAGGAATAACATGGGTAACATATATTTAATTAGAAACGATACCAACAACGATATCTATATTGGAAAAACAACAAAAACCATCAAAGAACGGTTTAATCAACATCTATACAACGCCAAAAAATACACAGAAATACAGACACATTTATATAGAGCAATCAGAAAATATGGCGATCATAATTTTAGCGTTTCTCCATTAGAGGAAAACATTAGTTCGGATATCCTAAACGAAAAAGAAAGATATTGGATATCCGAACTAAAACCATCATACAATATGACAGACGGTGGCGACGGTGGATTAACATTTTCTATTACCGAAGAATATAGAAAAAAAGTATCCGAAAAATACTCTGGTTCTGGAAACCCTATGTTTGGCAAAACAGGGAAACTAAATCCAAATTACGGCAAAATATACGGACCAAATCCAAAAATATCAAAAGCACTAAAAAATCCATGTGTATGTGATAATATTCATTTTTCCAGCATTGGAGAAGCAGAAGAATATTTTCGAAAAAATAACATTCAAGTTTCTGTTAGAAAACGTTTGGATAGTCCGCATCATCCTAATTGGTTTAGGTTAAAGCCTAAAACAAATCGGTAATCATGATGTTTTCTCCACAATTTCCTGATACGCCGTTTCAAATTCGTCTTGGTCGGCAAGTTGCATCTTGAAATCCTGTTTGAAATAGGTTCTCGCCAGCTTGCGAACCATCTTCTTTTCGACTCCTAGCTCTTCCTCTAGCTTGTTCAGGATTTCTTTCTGTAAATCGCGTTCGGATGCAATTCGAGTCAATGATTCATCGATTTCCAAAATAGCTTTCTTGACGCGCTTGCGAGCATCATCGTTCAGGTTTTGCAAGCTGATTTTATTGTGTCCAATCTCTGCCATTATAATCACTCCTATTCGTCTGCTAGAATTCCAACAAAATATTTGACTCTGCCGTTTTGTCCGACAAATCGAACAAATTCGTCAAGACATACTCCTACTTCGTAATTCATCGGAAGCATGTTCAGGTTCGAACCCTTCAAGTCAACAGAGAAGTCCTGTCCCTGATATTCCCCGACTTGGATAGAGCCGAAATTGGAATCCTTGGTTTCTCTATTGTGCGCCTTGATCATGACCTTGCCAGCCTTGCCAATGATGGAAAGGTGTTCCAATCCATTCAAGGAAGCAAGCCCAACGGCTTTTTTCATAATTTCATGGGTAATTTCAAAGGTCGCCGCATACTCCACAATGGGATCGGGCTTCTTTGGATATTTCAGGATGCGCTTGTCCGCGCCATAGAACTTGATTGTAGTTCCTTCACCCTTGATTTCGGCAAAGGCGTCATTGAATTCGACTTCTGCATTCTTGACATAGCCAATGTTTGCCAAAAACGAGGATAGATCGTAAACGCCAAATTCGATTGGAAATTCTTCATCCAACTCGACACTAGCCATTACCGAACGGTCAGCACTTAGGGTTTTCTGGATTTTGCCCGGTTGTATCAGGAGAGAATTTTCGATCTTGGCAAAATTTTTCAGCACTTCAATAGTATTATCAGATAGTTGCATTATTTTCCTCATTTAATATTAATCTGTTCACTTCATTATGAAGATGTTCCAAATCCTTGTTATTCCAAATGATTCCGGATTTCTTGACAGTAATCCAGTCCCATTCCGAAATATGAATTTTCGGATAGAGAACTTCCATTCTTTCGTATTTTGGTGCAGCGCCGGATTTGGTCCGTAATGCACAATCATACCATTCGGGAGATTCACCCCGGGCAACTTCGAAAATCTTTCCGCCAAGACGTTCTATCGTCTTGATTTCATTTTCGAATCGAACATCGGTAATGACAAATTTGGTTTCGCCTTCCGAGTTAATGATATCATACATCTTTTTCACAACAGATTCAACCCAAATCTGTTCACCAAAGACGTTTCTTCCGGCTTCGGTTCCCATTTTTTGCAATGCAAATCGCGGCGTGAATTCATATCCGAAAACACCCGACCAGAATTCGTCGGGTTGCTCTCTGAATTTTCTGCTTTCGTCGGTATCGCCTTCCAACAAGGCTCTTTCCCAACCAAATATTACAGAAGTCGCGTCTTTCAACGTCTCTGCAAACGAGACTGGTTTATAACCAGCCTCTTTCAGGATTTTTCCGACTGTGTTCTTTCCACTTCCAATAAAACCACAAATACCAATCACTTGCATAAATTATCCTTAAAGTTGTCCTATCAAGGCGGCAACAGCCTGAATATCCCCCTTGAATTCATAGGTTCCTGTATGTCCTGTCTTCATCCAAGGACAATACCAAATCTGAATTCCGATTTCACGGCAAGCCTGACAGAAGAAATAGTCTTCACTCAAATATCGATGCGAAACAGGATCGATATCGCAATGGAAATATGCATGAATATAGCGGCTTCCATCGAAATTTGCCTGTCCCGCATGATCGGGCTTATAGGAAAGGTGAGGATATTCTTGCTTGAATTTCTCAAACACTTCCCTCTTAACCAGCATGAAGCCGGTTCCAATTTCCATAACTTCTAGGAGTTCGGACGAATTGAATTGCGTAGTGCCCGGAACCGGGTTGAACACATAATCACCAACCAGCAATTCAAGTTGTTCCGGCTTAAGCTGAACGCCTCTTTGTTGGGCGACTTCAAAAGCCTTGATGACATTGCTCCACTTCAAGGCTTTCTTGGGATAAGGACCGCCGATAATATCCTTGTCCATATGGAGCATGGCGACGATATCAATTGGATTGAAACGAATATCGGCGTCAATAAAAAGCAAATGAGTATATCCAGATCGAAGGAATTCATCAACCAGATAATTTCTTGCTCTAGGAATCAGGCTTTCATTAAACAGGAACGAAAATCGACATTCGACGCCATGCGAAATTAGCAATCCCTGCAATTCAAGAGCGGCTGTTGTGTAAGTCCCTAAGCACTGTCCCCCATACATCGGGGTTGCAATGAATATTTTGTTTTTTCTTAGTTCATTCCAATCAAATTTAAGTTCCATATTTTCCCCATTTTGGTTATTTCTCTAAGTATATACCAAACGAAATTAGAGAGTCAACCAAAATAAACAAAACGGCAATCGAAAGACCGCCGTTTTGGTATGCTCTAATTGTCTTCCCGACTTAGAACGGGAAATCCTTTTCAAGGTCCAGAGCCGCCTTGGAAGACTTTGGCGGCGGTGACATCGGATTCGCAGTCTGTGGCGAAGTCTTTGGAGGATTCTTCTTCAGTTCCTCTAGGCGCTTAGCTTCCTGTGCTTCCCGCTCTTTCCGGCGCTGTTCTGCTTCACGCTCGTTTCGGATTTCGACATCGATCTTGGAATAAAAATCGATGAACTTTTTCTTCGTGCTTGTATCGAACCGGCTTAGGCAAAGGTCCAAAGCCTTTTCGCGCTTACCGAAGATCGAATACGCTTCACAGATATGAGTGAGGCGACGAGTCGAAATCATTTCTTCCTCTTCACCCTTTTCATACATCATTCGAATTTGCTTAGACCAACGAGTCAAACAATTCGTGAAGTCTTCATCCGGCTTGCCGTTTCGCTTCAAAATCGAATTCAGAATTTTCTTTTCGGTTTCCGCCGAAGGATAGTCCTGTTCAAAAGTCACAGAGAAACGTTCAAGAAAAGCTTCGTTCAGGATCATCGTTCCGACAAACTTGCCGTTATCGTTACCACGTCCCTTCGTATTGGCAGTCGCCAAGATATTGAACCCGGGCGCTGGATAGACGACCTGATTGATTTTCTTGATGTAAATCGGCTTGCCTTCAAGAACCGGCTGAAGGCACATCATCTTGTGAGAACCCAAGTCAACTTCGTCCAGCAAGAGAATTGCGCCTCGCTTCATTGCGGTAATGACAGGACCGTCCTGCCATACGGTTTCGCCCTGAATAAGGCGGAAACCGCCGATAAGATCGTCTTCATCGGTTTCAATGGTGATGTTGGCGCGGATACATTCTCGATTGAGTTCTCCACAAACTTCCTCGATCATAAGAGTTTTGCCGTTGCCGGAAAGTCCGGTAACGAACGTGGTATAGAACCGCTTGGAACTGATAATGCTCTTGACATCATCATAATGTCCGAACGGAACATAACCATCAAATCGCTTAGGAACGAACGAATTCGCAACCGAAGCGTCTCGAATGAGACTTTCGGAAACTGGATTGGTAAAGACGGTTTCGGTGGCGACCGAAGAAGCTTCTTCCGAAGCTTCTTCTTTTTCCGCGCCAGCATCTTCAATCGGCTCTTTCTCATAAAGAGAGTCGATATTAAAGACGCCCCAACCGGCGTTATAATCCTTAATCCAATGAGGAAACTTGATTGAATATTCCTCACAAACTTCATTGATACGTTTGCGGTTTACCAGTCCAGAAAGACCAGCCGCTTTGAACGCGCGAATAACATCACTTCGCTTAGTGTTAGCCATTACGAAAATTTTCCCTGTTTCTGATATTGGAAATTTACAACTTTTGGAGTTGCAAGTCAAGCGGTTTGTGCCACCCGACTTGCAAAATTTTTCAGGAACTTCATATATTTCGCAGTGTTTGACACAGACGTTTTATATGCATCAACCGCCGATTTTTTCGACTTGGAAATGTCCAGATCATTTTTCTTCATATCTTGCGGATTGATGAAGAACTTTTCATCATAACCAGAAAGTCGATTATAACTCAAAATTTCGGTTTGCGGTTGAATATTGAAATTCAGAATTGAAATCGAAGTTTCTGGATAGAAACATTCAAGACGATTCTTGATCAAGTGCAAACAAGAGTCTGTTGAATTCACTATTCCATTCTTACCATGAATAATGGTCTTTCCGGTCTTGTTATCGAAAAATCCATTACGACCAATAGTAGTGTCTCCTGCGCCTCCATCTGTCAGAGTTACCATGTTGAAAATATCAACCTTTTTTTGGGCAAGGAACTTTTCACAAATGCTAACCATATTGACCAAAGCACCATTCAATGGAGTTCCGCCGCTGGCACAGACACCCGATGCAGTAGCGTCCAGCATCGTAGCGCAACGCTGATCAAATTCGACAACGTTCATGTCGCTTGACAAGAGGCGATAGATGGTCGTTCCACTCCAACCCCCGAAAGAGTAAATTTCGAAAGGAACTGCAATTCGCCGTGCGAAAAGAGCGAAAATCACAAGCTGCTTTTGAGTATCGCGCATAACTTCCGACATGGAAGAAGAAGTATCCAGAAGGAAAACGAAACCATGACTCTTTCCATCCGGAACCTGACTTGACCGCTTGAACACGTCTTCCGAAATACGATAAGCATAAATCTTATTCATATTCAGAATGCCGGTCTTGCTTTCAGTCATTCGAGCAAATGCATTGGCGTTCTTCTTCATTTCGAATTCGGAAACCATTGCGTTGATGAACATTCGCGATTCGTCCTTGAAGGCGCGATAAGTGCTGATATCCGGATTTTTCATGATATCAATAGGTCTGACTTTCCTATCTTCATAATCTTCTGGCATTTGAACGCCGCGTCCCGCTTTCATGATATATTTTTCGAGACTAGCGTTTTCACTCTCGACAGTCACGAATTTGATGATTGGCAGAGGCTTACCCAAACCAGCGCCTTTTCCACCGCCCTTGGATTCGGTCTTGGTTTCCTTTTCGGATTTTCCATCCTTGCCGGAACCTTCACCATCATCCGATTCGTCGTCTTTATCACCTTCCTTGGAGTCACCCTTGCCAGACTTCTTATCGCCGTCTTTTTCAGATTTTCCATCCTTGGACTTGCCCGAGTCCTTGCCGTCAGATTCTTCCGAACCGTCAGAACCATCGTCACCGGATGCATCGTCTTTGTCGCCGGATTCATCTTCGTCTGATTCTTCATCACGCATATCAATCAATGCATCAAGATCATCATAGGATTCGGATTCTTCCTGTTCATCACCTTTCTTCGGCTTCTTGTTGGTGAGAACACCAATTTTCATTCCGGATTCTTCCTCCCCCTGATTGCCATCATTGGGAGAAAGCGCACTGGACTGTTGCTGCTTTCGCAGAATGTCCAGCACTTCATAAATCATTGATTCGACTTCATTTTCTGTGCAAATCTTGCCAATTCGCTTGACAAGTGCTTCTTCTTCGGGATTGAACTTTACCATCACCCCCGGAACCTTGAAATGCACATTCAAGCGATCAACAAACGACTGATTATTGATGAAATCGATGTTGCCGCCATAATCATTACGCTTATAGCGTTCCTTATAGCCAACATGGAAATCGTGCCGGGAACCCGGATATTTGATCTTTTGGAGTTCATTGATGCGAATATCTTCCAAGACATTCCAAACAGTATGAATCGTCTGGATTGCATCTTTGGTCTTGGCATTGATTCGCTTGGTCAAAGCTTCCGGATCAGCCTTTGTGTGCAAGGCATGACCGGTTTCGTGAATGCAAAGCATATCGACCAATTCGGGAAGCGCATTGTTCCAAATCGGCATATAAATGGCACGAGTCTTTGTATCAAATGCGGCGGTTGAAATACCCATCTGCCATTTGATCTTAAGCCCTTCATTCGCAAGAAGGCGAGCTAGTCCAGATTTTGCCGCCTGAACGCGGCTGTTACTCAAATCAAGCTTCATGAATCAATTTCCTGTTTCTGGATTCAAGATAGCCGATTGAGAAACAAACGTCAAGAGGGAATTTCTTCGACCTTATATGTGGAAGGATATTCCATCATCTGCCGAAAAATTTCAGCTTCCTCGACTGTCGGAAACTCCATAACTCTTTGATTATCATTAAATAATCGAATCCATTCCTTGAATTCGCCAATTTGCTTGGCTAAACCAAATTTCTTCATTAAGCCTCCATAATAGAATAATTTTTCTCTTTGCGCACCTTGATCATTTTATCGAACTGTTCACGCATACTCTCACGGTGAGAAATTACGAAAATATTACAACCTTTCACCACTTCCTTAAGAATGCTAACAAGTTCGTCCGAACCGCTTGTGTCCAAGCTTCCGTCAAAAACTTCGTCCAAAATCAATAGGTTAGTATTGACCGAATTTCTCATTTTGGCAATCAGACGCCAAGTCAGAAGCAAGGAAAGATCGATACGAGCCTTTTCGCCTTCCGAGAAATTTTCATAAGAGAATTCATCACGATATCGAGATTTCAGAGTTTCCTTGAAATTTTCATCCAAGTAAAAATTGACCATGAAATCCATACTGGTTAGATATTTGTTAATCGTCTGATTGATGATTGGCAGATATTTTCCAATGATCTGACTTTTGATTCCGCCGTCTTTCAACAATTCCAATACGATATCGAGATTGTCTTTAGAGAGATTAGCAGTCTTTACCTGTTTTTCGATGTTGGCGATCTTCTCGCGCGCATCCTGTAGGTATTGAAGATTCTTGGCGAGCAAGCTATCTTCTCCTGAATTTGCCAAGGATTCCAATTCCTTCTGTTTGGTTTCGACGTATTTTTCAATTGAATCCATCTTGGATTTATTGACCTTGATTGCCGTATCCAACTCGTTAATTTTTTGCTTGGTTGCATCATAATCGGAAAGTTTATTTCTGATTTCTGTTATTTTTGAAATCATATTCTTCATGCCATCATAGAGACTGGCAAGTTCGGTCTTATTCTTGTTTGTGATATCGTTCTTGAAATGTTCATCAATCGTTTGGTGACAGACAGAACATACGTCATTTTCATCAAAGAAATGATTTTCCTTTTCGAGCCTGTCGATCTTCCCTTTGATTTTGGTATGCAAAGGAATCAACTCGTTCGACATTGAGCGGAACTTGCTTTCGTCACCAAGACTGTCTTTCATTTCCTTGGATTTTTCTTCCCAAGAAAGCACGTCTTTGAGAATATTATTCTTCAAATCGTTATTTTTCTGGATATCCTCGATAATGGTTTTCTCAATCTCACTCGAATTTTTCTTCAAGTCATTGATTTGCTTAATCAAAAGCTTTTCAGTATCCTTGGCGGAATTCATCTGGATTGAGAAAGTCTGGATTTGGGTTTTCAGTTCCGACATCTTCTGCTTTGCCAGAATATGCATGACCGAAAAAACCTGAATATCTAGAAGATCGTCAAGCACTTGGCGACGATCATAGGCAGTCAATTTCATGAATGGAGTGAAGGTCGCAGACCCAAGGATGACAATCTGTGTAAATGATTTGAACGTGGTTCGAAGAATCTGCTTCTCTAGAACTTCCTGATAATCCTTGACGGCTGCATCCTTGTTCAGAAGAGTTCCGTTGACATGAATCGTGAACGCAACCGGCTTCAATCCCCGGGCGATTTTATAAGATTGTCCATTGGTTTCAAACTCGATTTCGACCAGACAATTTTTCTGGTTAATCGAATTGACAAGAGTTGGCTTATTGATCTTGCGAAAAGGCTTGCCAAACAAGGCGAAGCAAATGGCGTCCATCATGGTCGATTTGCCCGAACCATTCTCACCAACTACCAACGTCATATGATTGGCTGACAGGTCGATTTCGGTCCAAGCGTTACCATAGGACAGGAAATTCTTAAATCTGACTTTCTTGAATAAAATCATTCAACATTCTCTAGTGTTATGGCTTCCTGATACAGAGAAAGCAATTCCTGTTTGACCAAATCGATTTGGATACGTCCTTCCTCATTCGGGACGGAATCGACATAGCTTCTGATCAGGGTTGGAGTATCCTCGATTTCTTTCATGTCAATCTCGACATTTTCGAGCAACATGGAAGACGCATCGATGATGTTCAGCTTGGCAGGATTGCAAGACTGAATTTTTTCAACTATCTTGTCAAACAGGTATGGATTATTTTTCTTATAAACCTTGATTTTGACGAAACAATTTTCATAATCCGAAGGCTGGATAGAACCTAATTCGTGTTCGATCTGAGTCGGATACAATTCGTCATTATATTCATACATCTTGAAAATTTTGTGGTGATTAGTATGATAGGTAATATGTTCCTTGTCAAGATCGATTGAGACAACGCCTTTCGTATCGTTATAATCCGCCCATGTGAATTCATAGGCAGAACCGATATAATAAATGTTGTCTCTCTTGCTGCGATGATGAAAGTGACCAGTCACGACCATATCGAATTTTTCGAATATTTTCGGATCGTCTCCATGAGTCGAGACGTTTCCCTTGTCCATTTCGAAGCCAAACAGTTCCAAATGACCAAAGCAGTATCGAGCCTTGGTTTCCTGAATGGCTTTCATGGTTTGTTCCTGATTTTCGTCACAAATCCAAGGAAGCATCAAGACAGCATTATTGCCGACAATCACTTCGGTTGGCTGCATATAGAGATTGAAAGGATATTCCTTCAAAGTCAATTCAAGGGAATTAATTTCTAACGTATTGCGAAAATACACGTCATGATTCCCCGGAATGATATGGAATTGTCTTCCCTCATTCCGGACCATTTCTGCCATCGGATCAAGAAAAATTTCCTTGGTCTTTTGAAGTGTCGCAAAGTTCACATACTTACGGCGATCAAACAAGTCTCCTGTATGGAAGACGTGCTTGATATCGAATTTGCGAATAATTTCAAAGATATCTTTGTTGAATTTTTCTTGGTGATGGAAAAAAGCTTTGAAGTCATTACGAACGCCGAAAGTGCAAATCAGGGATAACCATAACTTTAGTCATTCTTCTGATACCTCCTTTCTTTTACAGTTTTCACCATGCCAACGTTTGATGTTGCCTATGGTTGTGGTTAATTTGCAATATTGACAAGTTGCCTTGGTCGATTTCATGATCATGGCACCTTTTGATGGTTTACCAAATTGAGGATTATTTTCTCCTGCCAAACTTTTCCAGTGAGTAGGACGTGGTTTACCTCTACGACTATTGGCTGATGCTTTAGAAGCTTCTATAAAGTTTTTTCGAGCAATCGAAAGCATTATTTCTCTTTTTTCTTGCCACAAGAACGAAGTTCTCTCCGATGTTTTTAATCGTCTCTCTTCATTGTCTTTCCAATCGTTCAAAACTCTCTGACGTGTCTGTTCAATCCAATTTGGATTTTTGACCGAAATATGATTGTTTCCAGAAACATTTTGGACATGAATTTTCCTAACAATCTCATATTCATGACTAGAAAGGATTTTGCGAGAAAAAGTCAATCGATGCAAAGCCCAACACATTTTATGACGACTCTGTCCTTCCGTCATTCTAGTCAACAAAAGATGACAAATAAAATGTTCTCTATGAGAGAGACGAACCAGATTTTCACTATTATTTTTACCACCTAATGATTTAGGTATTATATGATGAATTTCGCCTCCTTGTCTAGGTTTTTCTTTTGCATTTGTTATTATTCGATAATACCAATTGGTATATTTGTTTTCTAAAAATATCATTGCGTTCCTTAGTCATTTTGGTATGCGCAATGATATTTATGTTTATCCAAATTTTACAACAGATTGGTTTAATGCATGACAGCGAATACGTTCGCAAGCCTTATCATAATATTCTTGTTCTTTCTCAATACCAATCCATTTTCTGTCAGTGTTGATTGCTGCGATTGCCGTTGTTCCGGAACCCATGAAAGGATCGAGAACAATATCACCTTCATTGATCCATGTCATGATATGATCTTGTGGAATTTGAACGGGAAAAATGGCAGGATGACCAATATTAGTCACAAAATCGGGCGAAATATCCCATACATTTGTTTTCAAAGAATATTCTGCCGTAGTTCCGCCAGTCATCATTTTCATTTTACCATTGGATTGTCTATGAGTATTTTTAGATATTCTCTTGCCAGCATAACGACTTTTTTTCATCAATCCATTGAAATTATTAGGTTTTCCTTTACTTAAGACAAACATATATTCAAAGTTTTGTTCATATCGATTATGATTCATCGGCACCATTGGTTTATGCCAGATCATCGTATCATGCAAATTCAAACCCAATTCGTCCTTGAAATACAAGGCTTGACGAAATGAAGAACCTGTCTCGGAACCATTGATAGTCGCATCATTTACATTCCAGACAATAACACCACCTTGTTTGATCAAACGAGCAAGTTCCTTGGCAACCGTCTTGAAAACATCAAAAGACCATTCTAAGGAATCATTATATGTGCGCAAATTATCATATGGCGGCGAAGTCACCACCAAATCAACGCTTTCATTTTCAAGGGATTTCATTATTTCTCGATTATCACCAAGATACATCGTTCCTGACTTAAATTCACGTTTCATCAATCGGCAGTTCCTTATTCGGTATCACATTCTGGCGTTCAAACAAGCTTTTTTCATTAGATTCACGTAAAGCAACTTCTCTCTGATAGATAATACGAGTCAGAGATTCGACATCGGTATATTCGGTAAGTTTGAATACAACTTTACCACCGTTGCTTTTCAACAACCAAGATGCTCTTTCCTCGCATTCATTCCATATACCAAGATCATTGTATTGAAGATTTTTTATATCTGTCACGAGGCAAAACTTTCTCTAGTTTGGATTGGATAGCCAACAAACGGGCTTCCAAGTTCATTCGTTCAGAATCTTTCTTTTCAAGCTTCTGATATTTCTCAATCAAATCCATGACAATAGGAGGAATTAGGTGTTCGTTATTCATTTTCGTTATCTCCACCAAAAAACAGTTCAAGACTGTCCTTGACTTTTTTTTCTTTTATTTTGGAAGCCCGTTTTTCCTTCTTTTCGGCTTCTTTTTTCTCATAGCTTTCGATATATTCAGCAATGTTATCATACATTTCCGGATCAATCAAGCCCGAATTTTCCTGCATGAATCTTTCGCTGTTCGAAGAGTGAATCATTTCACGTTCGAAGCTCTTATACATGATGTATTTGTTTTTCTTTTCCTCATTGATGCGCTGGACGTTCGCTTGCCAGCAAATCGTGGTAAAATAGGTATGAGGATTGGAGTATTTTGTTTCGTCAAATCGATCAAAATACTTGATACAGTTTTCGATTCCGTCCGATATCATTTCGTCACGATACGAATACCGGGAAAAACTGTAGTGGCGATTGGCGAGATTTTCAGCGATTTTAAGGATGCATTCCCCGGCATAATCGGGTATGATTGGGTCTGGTTTACCCGCTTCTCTCGCATTCTTCAATTTTTGTTTATATTCGATGATACACGCGAGGAATCGCTTGTTGTCAACGTAATGCTTGGAGGGTTTCTTATCGTTCATTAATGTTTCCAATGGGTTAGACCCCATCAGAAATACTTTTCTACATCACTTCATTACATTAGAAATTTATTTCACTTCATCCTGTATCTTTAGAAAAATATGTCTTGACAGGATTTTATGTTTTTTGTATAATAGAACCCAGAACCCTTACAAGCTAACTGTAGAATCCGAGTCATTGGACATACGTTAAACGAAAAAGAGTCAAGAGTCAAGAAAAAACAACAGCTTGCGAATGCAAGCATCGAACGAACGAATGTGAGTTCGATTAGTTAAGTTCTGTAATCGACAATAAATATTGAACCTTTATGTTGATTACATTTCTTACACAATAACTGTAGATTATCTTTTTCCAATCTTAAATTCCAGAATCGTCTTAAGGATTTGATATGATCAACAGCAACATCGTCGGTAGAATTGCATCGATGACATCTATTGCCATAATATTCTAATGTCTCTTTTCTTAACTTTTTCCATTCAACAGATGAATAAAATGCATGGAGTTCTTGTTCAGAAACGCCTTCTGGCAAAGAAGGAAACAATTTTCTTCCAAAGAACGATTCGTTAATCAAAAGTTGACATAACTTTTCGTCACAATCAACTGTTTCATCAATTTCATACTCATATGAAATCTCTTTCCATAAAGATTGCCAATCACCATTATATGGTATGTTTAAATAATCTGAAAATTGTGTTAATACAAACTGGATTGCTTCTTTTTGCATATAATATCACTTACTGGATTGTTCGTTTCTTTCCTTCGTAAACCTTCGTCGGAATGGACTCCTTTTTCGTCTCTTCCTTTTTGATTTCTTCCGTGGCAGGAAGGGATTCCATCTGTTCATCCGTCATTAATGGATTGCCTTCTTCGTCAACTTCTGGCGCTTCATCCTCGACATAGGCTTCATCCATCAATTGTTCCCAATTTTTGAAATACATTTCCTTCATCATGTCATTGACTTTATTCGTCAAAAACAGGACATAATCCTTGGGAAATGTGCAACTCTCTTCATCCGTAATAAATGGACTGATAAACGGGAATGTCATAATCCTTGGCATTGAAGAACCATCAAACTGAATCTGGATAACCAAAGGTCTATAGAATGTCAGTTCCCGCTTAATATCATTCTTGGTATGTATCTCATTCTCGGAAACTTCAGCTAGAATTTCTTGCCCATTTTTCAACTTGATATAGCAAAGAAGATCGGTGTTAGACTGAAAATCGGTTTTAACATCATTCATGTGATATCGATCCTGTATTGTTTGACCCTGAAGCTTTCTTTCATGTAAATTTCAAGGCGTTCCTCAAAGTGTTTATATGACAGATTGGTTCTCTTCCCAACCCGCATTTCGTCTGCGAAATCCCAAAACATAGCCAAAAGCTTTCCTTCATACAGACGCAAGACTCGTCCAATTGTTTGAAGGACTCTCACTCTCGACTTTCCCGGCAATGTCGAAAAGACATGCTTCAAGCTTGGAACGTTCATTCCGGTTGAATATGTTCCGTATGATGCGAATAGAACAGCATCATCCGTTTGGGACAGTCTTTCTCGAATTCGTTCTCTTTCCTTGACAGGAATACCACCACTAATGAAGTAAACTTCCTTGTCCGGATACTCTGCTTTGAATGCCTTGAATAATGGAATTCCATGTTTCTCGACATATTGGAAAAGAACTAGTCTGTTGCCTTTCTCTCCTGCTACGATCTTTCGAATAAACCTGTTTCTAGGTTCGCAATCAACAAGATAACCCAACTGATTCGAATAGTCAAGTCCTAGAATTCTTTCGTTTTCTTTCTTGTTCGTATGATTCAAAATCATGCAATTAATTGCTAGTTGGGAGGCGTCACCTTTTTTGATCATTTCCGAAGTCGATATGACCTGAACGATATTTCCAAACAAACCTTGAATGACAAGTTCGTTCGTCTCCATTCCGTCCAGAGTTCCGGTTGTGCCAATCCGAAATTTGGCGTTGACACAACGTTCCATAATGCGCTTTAATTCAGTAGCTTTCGCACCGTGGGCTTCGTCCACAATGACATAATCGAATTGAGCGAAATATTTCGGTCCAAGAGTTTGAAGCGATTGCCATGTGGAAATGTATATGGGCTTGGGAGAATGCTTCTCCTGCCCTTCGTAAATCAGATGGCAATTGTCGGACACTACCCAACCATTTTTTTCCGAGTATTCGGCAAAGTCCTTGAACATCTGTCCAACCAGATTGATCGACGGCACAACCAGCAATCCCTTGCCCGTTTTCTTGATGGTTCTGATCAGGTTATAGATAGCAAAGGATTTTCCGCTGGACGTAGGAGAAAGAACCAAACAGTTCTGATATTTCAAGCAGTTATGGAGAAAATCAATCTGATGATCCTTGGGTTCGAACTTGCCGTTGACGCGCTTGAAAATTTCGATGGTTTCTTCGCGAGTTAAGGAATTGTCATAAGGCTTCCATCCGGATTCGACCTTATATCCAGAGTTTTTGGCAAATTCCAAAATACGTCCGTATAAACCCTTATAAATCAATCGCTTACGAGCGTCAAAAAGACGAATTTTGCCGTCAAAGACTCTAGCCTTAAATCTAGGCATATGTTGATAATTTGGAACATAGAAAGAAAATATGTCATATAATTCTTTAGCTACGCCGTCAGAGCAATCTATTTTAATAAATGTTTCGTTAAATTTAGTTAATTTAATAATTTCTGACATTTTTTACCGTGTTTTTTGTGATAATTATGATGTAAACATTTTTTGTTACAATTCTCACAAATATATATTCTTCTAGATATTTCGAACGCCGCTTCACTATGTGTTCTTTTAACTAAAATTTTCTTTTGTTTTTCTTTTTTAACTTTAATTTTTTTGATATAATTTTGATTTTTGATAGAATTGAATTTTTTCTGATTAGATGAATCATTAAAAATACAGTTTGTTCTCCCCTTTGTCCATCCTTCGGGAATTTTTCTATTATTTTTTATTATTTTATCATTTACTCCATTAGTTATCCATATAGTATTTTTTGTGGAACTACCACCGTCACCAGATTCTGGAATCATATTCGCCCATTCATTAGAATCGACAACATCATACAATTTACTAAACTCTAGTCCTTTGGTTTTCAGAACTTCAAAATCATCTGTTTCAAGAATCAAAAAGGTGGAAACGTCATATCCATGTTTTTTGATATGACGTTTCCACCTTAAACCAGAACCATGATACGAGTTATGATCTTCTTTTTGAGTATAGCAAAGATATTTTAACCCGGTTTTATTATGAGTTTTAATTAGTAGTTTATGGGTCATCCACCGCTAATGAAGATATTCCATTTAATAGCACTGCCAATGGCAAATGTGCGGTTATGAAGTTCTTTGAGGATCAAGTCACAAGCCCCGACCATTTCATCATAGACCGCTTTTTTCAACAGAATATCGTTCAATTCCCTGTCTTGTTCTAACAGGTTATTTATCTCGATACTGGTAGAGGGTCCGCGATAGGCGGGAACGTTGTATTTTTTCAGATCATCGGGATTGTTGAATTCACCCCGAAAATATTGCTGCTTCCAAGCCCTGCGCTCATTGAAAGCGGCTTGGTATTTTCGGGCACGCATGTTGGATTCTGCTCGAATTTTTACATATTTGGATTGGAGTTTACCTGTCTTGGTCGATTCTTCGGATAACTTTTGTGAGTCGGTGCTGATAACCGAATCAGTTTCCCAATTTTCTAGCAATTCGTCTAACGTCATTAATTTCTCTCAAAATTGAATATATCGTAATAAAAGGTGATATCAGCAGTCAACATTACATCGGCTGCATCTGTGCTAGACATTCTAACAGAGGAAATCGAAGAAGGAAAGCATTTAATGAACTTCATTTTCAGATTGTCAGTGTTGCTGTTTTTTAGGAACAAAAGGTGCATATCGTGATAGATGCCCATTTTCTTTTGTCTGGAATATTCCGAGTCCTTTTCGGGAAACGTTAATCCTCGAATCCAGTTGTGGGTTTCTTCCCACATGCGAAGGTCTTCATCGATCAATGCGGTGACAGTGAAAGGCTCATAAATCATCTTGTCCCCGGCTCTTGGAATATTAACCAATGGAGTCGGTTGAATAGCTGGCGAGGTCGAAACGCTTGGAAGCTGAATCGATTGGCAAAAATAGTTCAAGAACGGCATGTTATGGGTAATGAAAATGAACTTGGAAGAACCAAGCAGGTTTTGATTGATTCGATATTTTTGAAGAAAATTGGCTTGGATATCTGTTGCAAGTTGAACGTTTGACATGAAATAACCCCTGTGTTGGGATTATTTATTCGCCAGCAAGATATAAAGTCGATCCTCGCCGTCATCTCGGATGAAGCGTTATGATATTTGATTGTCTTGCCGGTGTTTTCCGACCGGATATAGAATTCGGTCAAATCTCTAAGAGACTTGAAAATATCTCTATCTGTTTCCATAGCCAAAACCAGTGTTGAGAGATTTGTTTCCAAAATTCCCAACACTGGTTGATAGCTGAAAAGGTCGCTGGAAAAGATCAGCAATCACATGCTCCAATAACATAAATAGATGTATGAAACCATTTTCATATGTCCTAACTCATAAGCCTTCCGGCAAACGATACTACGGTATACGTATTAGCAAAAATGCTGATCCAAGTCAACTGTGGATTTCATATTTTTCTTCCTCTAAAATTATCAAAAAAATGATAGAAGATGAAGGTAAAGAGGTTTTTTCATATCAAGTCAGACGTGTGTTTGAAACTAGAGAGGGCGCTCTTCGTTGGGAGACAAAATTCCTAACTAAAATTAAAGCAAAGGATAATCCACTTTGGTTGAATCGACACAATGGAGGAAAAAAATTTACATTTTCTGGTCAACATTCTGCCGAAACGAAACAAGCCATAAGCCAAAAGCTAAAGGGCAGAAAATTTACAACAGAACATAAACGAAAAATTGCTTCAAAATCGACATGGACAGGAAAATTGACGCCAGAACAAATCAAAAATAGAAAAGTATATCGCGGTGAAGAATGGATGAAAATTCACCAGCCCGGTGTTGATAAGATGCGTCTGGCAAAAACCGGGACAAAACGCCAGTATTTGCCAGACGGTAGCTTTAGAATGATTAAGCTTTAAGCCGACCAATACGATTCGCTGGAAGGCGAGCAGCAGGAAGGCGTATTCCGCGCTTCCATATACTTCTTGCCGGTCAAGAGATTGGTGCGCTCGACCATTTCTTCGACATGCTCGTCAAAGAACTTGCGATCACAGACTTCAAGAAGCTTACCCGCGTAACGTTCGGTCTTCAGGAGGCGGGTCCGGACGTTCTTGGCACCCTTCTCTGTCTTGAAGCCTTCCTTGACGATGATGCGCGTCTCTGCGTTGAAGATCAGGTAGGACATGAATGACTCCTTGGTTTCGATTACACTCGGAACATAGACTCAATCTGTCAGGCTGTCAAGTTCCTTTTTGGCGCTTTCGATCAAATTTTTCAAAAAATCGATCTTGGTCTGTGTCTCTGTGTGTTCTCGAAAGCGAAGCGCTACCTTCTTGGGAACACGTCGCCATGTGAGGCTGATCAATGGGCTTCCTGCTATCATGTCAACACTCCTACATCTGGATAAATAATGTAAATGCTATCATTCTTCCAAACTGCTAATTTGCGTTCCTTTGGGAATTTGAATTGGTTAATCATTGCACCGAACAAGAAAGGATATTTGTTGTTTTTTCCTATTGTATAAAACTCATTTGGAGTTCCATGAAAGATTCTTCTATCGCCAGTGGTTGGGCTTACTACTTCGATAATGTGTTTTTGGAATATTTTATGAAATTCTTTGTTCCCAAAGTATTCGATCTTCATCAACATCATATGACCAATAGTATGTTCATTCCAATCCAAGATTGGATAGACAGAAAAACAGCTTCCGTCTATCAAATAATGATCAAACTCTGCTTTATATAAAGCTTTTTGCTGAAATATATTGAAATCGTTCATGTTCTATCCATCTTGATTGGATGCCTGAAAGAAACCTTGTCATCAAAGCCAGCCTTGGTAATTTTCATCTTGTTATCTTCGATTTCGACCATCGGATTTCCCGACTTGGGCAGGACACCACCAATCCACATGGAAAGTTCCTGAAAAGCGGTCCAAGGATCGACGGCTTTCTGAAAACCGATATCCTTCAAGCCTTCCTCATTGACATGGAATTCCCCATCGCCTTTGTTGAAAGCGTCTCTAACGCGATAGGCGAACGCAATCCGATTGTCAATCATCCGATCAATCTCGAATTTACTCATTTTTTCAGGAGTGAAATATCCCTCCACACTATCCTGATTAAGAGTCCACTGGAAAGGAGTCTCTCTTTCCCGGCTGAAGAAATATCGCCCGAGTTTATCAAGCTTTTCGATATTGATATCATCGGCTTTCCAGACGAAATGTCTTACGGAGTAAGGCTCTTGTCTCAATGACTCGTTATAATAGACGCCTCGATAGATGGTATCGCAAAAATAGACAGTGATTGGCCAATAGAAGGTATCTCGCATCCAAGGCTTGTCGATCTGGCGAGCGTTTTCAACACCAGCCGTCATCCAACCCAATTTCTGTTTGTTGGAATCCTTCTTATGACGAACGAAAATGGTTTCGGTATCACGCCCGAAAGCCATTGCACTGTCATAGTAATCATGTCCGCCAATAATTCTCATTTCAAAACTCCAATGTCATTTTTTCTCGTATTAGAATAAACAGCCAATTCGAATCTTTTTCCATATCAGAGAAGATATTGATATTCAATCCATAATCGAATTGCTTTAATATATTTCCAAAACGATATGATTCCAAGTCTTGAATTTTCTTTCTTTCGAGACTTTTGAACGATTTGAAAGCAGTTGTCTTGGGACTTTTGATATGAACATATGCATATTCTTGCACCAAAGCATTATGATAAAAGAAATATTGATTGAAACTATCATATTTCAACCTCGAATTGCTTCCTCCAATAGTCATGTCTGGATTGCCGAAATGCACGCCGTTAAATGGAACTGAATGGAAAATTTTCATTCAAACACCCATGAAAATTCTGAAAGAAGAACCGTTCTTCGGCAACCACCAATGAAATTGTCTTTTTCCTTTGCCTAGATATTCATCAAGCATTGATAAATATCCTTCAATATTTGAATTATGAATTTCTGTTGATTTTTGCATATATATGAATTCTATGGAATTTCCGCTCTTTGGGCTTTCTATAACGATTGTCTTATTGATCATGGAAACATCTCGTTCCTTGGGAAAAAAGAAGTTGATTCCATTAGGCAGTTTATGCCAATGGAAATCGTTTCCATTCATCCAAATTTTCTTTTCTTCCATATCAGGTCTTTCATGCTATGAAATAAAGATTTTCGTTGTGGCATTTCCAAACTTCAACGAATTTTCTTGGAAAACTCTTCATTTCCATAACTATATTCATAATATCGAGTGGAATAGAGTTCGCTCCGTGCCCGAACCATGAATTCTTTGATATATCGTATTGACAGCGATAATTAAATTCTTTCGAAGAGAGAGAAACAGGGCTTTGTATGTAAATTTTGCTACGCAAGCAATTTGGTAAAGCTTCTCTTTCTCCAATCAGGAGATTGTTTTCTCTATCATATTTCAACATATTACCGGGAATATAACCAATTCCACAGGAAGTATGTGGGGTTTCTATCACTTTATTCATCATTCACCCATTGAAATACGTTTGGTTGGATAATAGGGGAATGAGTCGGGATTGTCAAGCCATAAAAAAAAGAGGCGACCCGAAAGCCGCCTCCAATTTCGATAGGTTGTCCCTATTCTTTTGATTATAGAAGATTCTTGATAAGGAAAATTCTGTAGTAAATGTTAGCGTCACCTGTAGCGACACCGTTTGCGTCGGTTCTAGCACCGACAGCGCCGGTTGCGTTGGAAGTTGCGTATGGGTTTGCGACCATTCCGTAACGAGTCTTGAACCCGATACGAGGCTGGAACGAACCGGAGTCAACAGCACGAACCATCTGAAGAGGAACGTATGGGCAATAGAACAAACCAGCGTCAAACGCGGAAGTTCCCTTGTAACCAACAACGGCAAGTTCGTTACCATTGATCGAACCACCGTAGTAAGGATCGATGTAAACCTTAGTTCTTCCACCGTTCATTGTTCCGGCAAATGTGTTGCCAGTGTCATCAACGGTTAGGTTGGTCTGTGCAAGCAATGCAGGAGTGTAATCAAGAACACCAGCAAGAGCTAGAGCGGATGCAACGTCCGAAGAAACGATAACGATGTTACCCTTTCCGCGACGGGTTGCACGAGCAATTGCGTTGGCTTCACGTTCGAACTGGAATACCATACCCTTGAACTTTTCAACCATCCAACGTCCACCGGAGTCAGTGTCTAGGTCGAAGATACCAGCGGTAGTTGTTCCTGTCTGTGCGCCGACTGTAGCCGAACGATAGATATGACGAACAACTTCACGGTTGATTTCAGCAAGCATTTCATTCGAAAGAATGTTTGCCAATTCGGTTTCAACATCAAGACCATGAATTGCCTTCAAGTCTTGTGCAATTTCAAGCGAGTAGTTAGCTGCTAGAGCGCGTTCGCGTGCAGTAACGGAAACTCGTTCAATGCTCATTGCCATTTCAGCAAATGCGTTGTTTCCGGCGTCTCCAAGAGCTTCGCCCTGTGCAGTTGTCATACCCTTACCGACTGTATATGCGCTGGCATTTGCAGTGTTGGAAACAGGGTCAGAACCAACGTGAGTTCCAACGTTAGCTGTGTTCTGTCCAGCATTAGCAGCAGAGAACAAAGTATCAGCTTCGTTGAACAATGCTTCGGTTCCGCTCATGTTGGTGTAACGGGAACGCATTGCGAAGATAAGCCCGGTTGGACCTGTCATCGGCTGAACACCGCAAACGTCATATGCCATCAAGTTCGGCAAAGCACGACGAATCATGGAAATCATGATAGGATCGTAGTTCTGGACACCACCGGATGCGACAGAGTTGGTTGGTGCAGCTTCGTTAAGAACCGAACCTTGGAAACCATTCTTCATCTGGTTTTCTAGGCAGATTGCAGTAACCGCACGGCGATATGGGTCTTTGATTGAGTTCTGGTCTTTGTGGTCCAGAATCGGTGCCCACTTCTTTTCTAGTGCTTCATTAAGATACATTTTTGTCTCCTATTATTATTCTTAATTGACTTATTTGTTTCGGGAATATCTAGAAAGTGCCAGACTCAATGCATTGATATTTGCATCGTGGGTAACTTCTTCTGTTCCAAAGTCGGCTTCTTCACTTAGAGCTTGCTTGTTTTCAGTCTTAACATCATCCTTGAAGTAGCTTTCGATCAATGTTCCGATCTTTGCAGCAAACTTATCAGGATTTTCATACTTGACTTCTTCAGCAAGTTCCTTGATCTTTTCTTCCTGTGCAAGAGTTAGGTTGTTTTCTCGGATTGCTTCACCCAAAACAATAGTCTTTTCCAACTCTGTAATGTATTTATAAGTTTCGATTTTTTCAGCAAATTCTTCATCTAGTTGAGATTTCAACTGATTATTTTCTTCTGTCATTTCAGAAACGACATCAATTTTGCTGTCAGGAATATCGATATAATGTTCTGCAAACAAGTTCTTCAGACCTTCGATGAAGTCTTCTGTAAGTTCTGTTCTTAGAGAATTTTCAAGAGGAACCTTGTTTTCTTCCAACCAATCGGAAGCGACAACCTTGACAAAATCGTCAAGCTGTTCTGAAAGATCGGCTTCAATAGATTCGATTTCTTCACCAAGAATATTGTCATATTCTTCAGCTAGTTTTTGCTGGACTTCCTTGATCTTGCGAACTACAGCAGCTTCGAAAATGGTAGTAGCCTTGGCTTTGAAGTCTTCCGAAAGAGTTGTTCCCTTGAACATAGCCTTAATATCTTCGGAAACGTCGAATTCGATTTCATTTTCAAGAACATTTGCTAGAGAACGGCGTTCTTCTTTCTTGAATGGATTCTTGTTATCGTCTTCGTCATCATCCGATTCATCATCATCCCCGGAATCGTTTTTATCGTCTTCGTCCGGTTCCCCGTCCTTGGCGTTGTTGCCGTCAACAGTGATCTTGTCCTTCTTGCCCTTGTTGTCATCCTCGGAATCATCATCATCGTCCCCGTCCTTATCGACGTTGACTGTGATCTTTTCTTCTGGAATAGAGCCTTTAGGAAGCTTCTTTGGACCTTCTGGTGCCGACTGATGATCTGTTGGTTCAGACTTGTCTTTCTTTACTTTCTTGGCATAGTCTTTTCCACCGGCAGTAGGTGTAACAATTGCCTCGCCAGTGTCATCGATTTCGCCCGGAAGTTTCTTTGGACCTTCTTTAGGTGCTTTAGAAATACTTGCCTTTAGGATTTCGGCAGCAGCTTCCGCCAAAGTGACTTGTTCTTTCGCCATATTATATAACTCCTTGTTTCTGCATATTTATAGGTTTTAGAATTTCGACATTAATTTACTGAATTGGCGAAGTAATACATCTTCCAACTCGGCTTTTTTTGCTTCTTGAATGTTTTTCTTGACCTTAGCCAAGGTTTCTTCTTTCCAGAGTCCAGCTTCCCAAACCCAATTCTTTCCTTCCATAATTCCTTGGACGAAAGCTTCGGGCGCGGATGGTTCGGAAACGATATCGGCAGCGGTTGCCAATCTGAAATCCTCCTGAACAACAAAGATTCCGCGATCTTCTCTCACGGAACCGACGCCTCGACTGGATACTCCCAACTTGCCGCCGCCTTCCATGATTTTTTGAACAATTGTTCCCATTGGAGTATCGAGAATACGAGCCTTCCCGACAAAATCGTTACCTTCCTGTTTCAAGGAAGTGATCAGGTGAGACACGCGATCAAGATTGATTTTTGGAGAATCCGGATGGTTCAATTCACCATAGGCGCGACCATCATTGACATAAAGATTGTTGTAACGTTCAACTTCCTTACGCATGGTATCGAGCGGATAGCGGCGACGATTTCCGTTGACACATTCGGCTTGCATGAATTTTCCCTGAATATAGAAATTCTTCTTACCGTTGTGTTCTTCGGTAATGACTTCGATATATTCCGGCTTAATTTCTTCGATGATTAATTTACTCATCATCTTCCCCCAAATGCTTTTAGACGACGCATCGAACGCTTGCGTTTTTGCAAGGATCGTGACATCTTCGATTTTCTCTTGATTTTTCCGCGTCTTTGTGAGATTCTACGATTGCGTCTTTCGCGCGGCGACATCTTAGTCAGTTTTCCGCCTCTGAAAGTGTATCCTTTAATGTTGGACACTTTCTTTCGACGCTGGATTTTTCCGCGACGAATGCGAAGGCGAACGATATGGAAGCGGGCTTCGTCTAAAACCTGTCTTTCTTCATCGGAAAGAATGGTTTCCGCTTGAAGCCAACGCTTGCGATCTTCCAAGACGACTTCGACTTCTTCCTGAATTTTTTGGAAAAGAATAGCCTTGGCTTCGTTCAGTTTGCGGTTACGAATATGTTCAACTACGTTTCGGAACATGTTCATCCTCCACAGATTCCGTCACGCTCGTTCCCTTATTGGAAATCGTGAAGTATTGGTCGAGTTCACTGGAATGATAAAGCCCAACGCTGATTCCACCCGGAAACATGCGGATCGATTTTCTTTGAAGCATCAATACGTTGGGTAGCTTTTCCAGATTGGACATTTATTAAGCCGTAGCTCTTCTCTTTTCCATTGCGCGTTTTTCCATGTTCTTATAGTGTTCGTCTGGATAACGCTTGATTGGTTCGCGTTCGGATTTTTCAGCCTTACCAAAACCGGCTCTAACCTTTGCTAGAAGAATTTTGCGAGTAGCTTCCGAACCTTCCATGACTTCTCGCTTGTCAGAAAGTTTTAGGGAAGGATCGATTTCATCTTCCTTGGCGAGTTTTTTAGAAGCCAAGCGTCTTTTTATACGATTTAATTGATTTTTTTGTTGATCGACGCCCTTGTGTGCTTCGTCATCCCAATGAATTTTTTTATCTAATCCAGCACGTCTATTAATTCTCATATCTGGATTACTGATATTAAAAACGTATGATTTACCATTCTTCATATAGCCACTATCTGTTTTATTTGTTTTTTGTAATGGACTTAAAGGCGCACTAAAACCAGCTTCATCGATCTGTTCAACGTCTTCCAGAATTTCGTGGATATCAAAATCTTCGGCTAGTTCGGAATCAGCCCATTCCTCGAAAGCTTCGATGGACTCAAACTTTAGTTCTTTTTTCTTATGATTTTTGTCATAGCCGCGAACCTTGACAGGCTTCACCGCCTTGTTCGCATGTTCCATCGGGTCTGTTGAAGCTTCCGAGACGATTCCAGTAGCCATAAGCTTCTTTTGACCATCAATGACCATAGCAGCCAATTGATTCAAATTTTCGATCAAATGTTCTTCGGCTTCATGAAGTTTGCCTTGAATGAAAGACTTGAAAATCTTGTTTCCGTTCATTTTTTAGTTCCTTGTTTTTCTGAATTATTTATTCCAGATTGATTTTGTCCAAATCCCCCGGAACTAGGACCGTTCTGTTGAGTCGGGTCTTGTCCCTGTCCTGCCATCGGATCACCGCCCATCATGGAAGGATCACCACCCATCGAAGGATCACCGCCTATGTCACCCCCGAATGGGGAACCGAAGCCGCCTCCAAATCCACCCATGCCAGCGTTCTTCATCATTTGCTGCATTGGGTTGTTCGGATCGTTCTTTTCGATCTGGATTTGTGCATCCATTTCTTCGATTTCTTCATCGCTTAGACGCAAGACTTTCTTCAAGACGTAATCACGCGAAAAGTATTGACCGACATATGGAGTGATTGTCCCCAACAGTCCTAGACGTTCTTGCTGAAGTTCATTTTCCTTAAGTTCTTCAAAGTTATTGTCTTTTTGGAACTGATAGAAAATCTTGGAACGCCATTTTCTCCAATCGTCCTTGCTGCAAATATTTTTCAACGTAAGCTGAATTTGCATCAATTGATCGAACAATTGAGAGAATTTCAAACGCAATTTTTCAACGAATTTGAAGAACTTAAGTTCGTCTCTGCTGATTTCTGTTGAACGACCAAGGCTAAACCCCTGTCCCTGTTCAAGTCGAGAAATCGGCACGTTCAGCGCCTTGTAAAGCTTTTTCTGGAAATAAAGAATATCTTCAATATCTCCTAGATTCTGTCCGCCCGGCAGAGTGCTGATTTCGGTTCCGCGTCCGCCTTCACGTCTTGGTAGCCAAAAGTCTTCCAACATTGACATGAATTTGCGATCATCGCGAATTTCACCTGTGTTAGCGTCATAGACCAATTTGTTTTTGAAATTCTGTTGAATATCCTTGACATACTGGTTAGCTTTGGCGGTTGACATCGTTCCAACGTCGATATAGAAAAGGCGACGTTCCGGCGCTCTTGCCAGTCGATAGATGACCAACGCATCTTCAACCATTCGCAACTGATTTGCCGGTTTAATCGCCTTATGCAGGTATGAGACAACCTGATTTTTCTTCGCGCTCAAAAGACCAGAAGGAACGTAAACAACAGCATCCTTGGCAATCTTCACCCCAATATTCGATTGGGCACTAGCGATACCGTTCTGATTATAGATAAAATATTCATCAATTTTTTCAATAAGTTCGACGCCTGTTTGAGGGTCTTTCTTCTTCTGGATTTGACGAACTTTCTTGATCGTTCTGGAATCGACATAGTTGACTTCCTGAATACCCTTAAGAGTGTTTTCGGGATCGACTAGAACATGATAATAAATGCGTCCGTCTACATACCAGTTACGGAAAATTTCATAGGACTTGTTTTTCCAATCCAACAAATCCAAGACGTTATCGAATTCTTTCTTGATTCGATCTTTCATCTTGTCATTGATTTCTTCGATTTTATCGAGATTTAGTTCAACACAAATACCGTCATCATCGAAAACAATCGATTCATTGACGATATCTTCAATGGCTTCGTCCAATTCTGGTTGTGACGCCATGTCTCGATATCGATTGACCAATTCAACGTCATTCTTGACATTGCCGTCCATGTCCATATAGATGCCATAATAGCCGCCATAATGGACGTTTAAAGAGCCGTCTTCTTCCGGCAAAGTGAATTTTTTCATTTTCTCCTGAAGTTGTTTTTCTTCTTCAGGAGAAATGATTTCTAGACCAAATTTCTTATTCATACTAACTACTTATGGTTAGATAATTCCGTCTTCTTCGGAAATCCATGTATCGAATGAAAGTGTTACCGTATATTCTTCGATAACGTCATTCTGTCCCCAATCAAGTTCAATTGGAGCAAGATCGGTTGGCCAAAGAGCAATCATCTTGTATTTGGCAATGATAGAATCCGGACCTTCCTTACCCAAATGTTCAACAATTGCGTCTGCAACGTAATCATTTGGACCAAGCAAACGAGAGTCACGAATGTTGGAAATGTGAGAGTTGATGCCCGCCATCCATTTTTCAAAAACTCGTCTGGTAACAAAATCTTCGTCATTCTGAACAGTAATGGTCCAGTCAGCAAAAATCTGGTTTCCAGCGAAGTAAACTTCACGACCCATATATTGGGTTGGAACCTTACTGATAGTCTTGCCGGGAATTTGGGCAGAACGTGCAGTAAACTGTAGTTTCTCCCCAAATCGATTTCCCGAATTCAGGTTTTGCAAAGCAGCCGGTAGGTTGACAGTGATACGGAACAAGTTAGGTCTTGCCCCGTCTCCTGTCATCATCGCGCGAAAATTAGAGATATCCATCTTTTTTCAATCCTTTTTATTATTAGAACGATCCGACAACTTCTTCGAAGGTGACTCCGGTTCCGATTGCGACAAAGTTCAAAGTAATGTAATTGATCGAACGCGCTGGCTTGACAATGATATCAGCAATAAATTCGTTACGATCAATGACAACCGGAGTGTTGTTCACTTCGTTACAATTGACTCGGAAATCATAGATACCGCGTCTTCCCTGAACGTCTCTTAGGAATGGTTCGACCATCGCAACAAACTGTGCGCGAGTGAAACGATCATTCATTTCGAATAGAGAATAACGAGCCGCCTTGGTAATTGCTTTACGTAGGACGATGAACAAACGACGAACGTTGATTCTATCGAATGCAGAAGGCTTTGATAGCAAAGTCTTGTCACCCCATAGAACGGTTCCTTCACCCGGGAAGGTAACAACAGAGTTGACGCCTTTCTTGTAAAGTTCATCGCGTTCGCTTTGGTTGGAAATCCAAGCAAGCTTTGTGACATTCTTCATTTGACCGCGATTTAGACCGGCTGGCGAGAACCAAGGGTCTGTATCGAAGTCGGAACGCGCCGAAATACCGGCAATGTCTCCATTGTCAGGAATCCAACGGAAGGTGTTGTTATACTTGTCAAACTGATACTTCCAATTGTCTGTCATGAACGCATAGGAAGAAGAAGTAAATCCGTTTCTGTAAGAAAGAACATCGGCAACTTCATTACCATCGTTCAAAACAACATCGGCGCGGCTGGGCGAAATATAGACAACGCAATCGCGTCTTACTTCAGCAACGTTACTGATAACATAACCGGAGACGGTTGAACCCCAATCGCCAGTCATTAGGAAAGTAACGTCAACAAGATCGTCTTTGAATCTGTCATAGGCAAGCATTGCTTGACCGTTGGTAGGAGCAACGTCCACACCACCCGACAAACGAACCGTTTCGGTGTTCTTGACATTGGTAAATGTTGTGCTAACGGCGGATGAACCCCAATTGGTTCCGCCCGACATATGATCCATCCACCAAATATACTTGGAACGATCTTTGATAACGTCCTTGTAATAGTTGGTTACGCCAGCCGAAGCGACCGCATCGGAAGCCTTGGAAACAAACGCGAACTTTTCCAGAACTGTGTTTGGAATACCAGAGATTTTTCCACCCGCATCAACAACAATGACATGCATTTCGTCATTTGCGCCAGAACGAGCCGAAGCATAAGCTGAAGTTCCGGGCGCATCTTCAAACTCGTCGGAATAATACCAACGCGAAGAAACTGCGACTTCGGAAAGATTGGAACTGAAAGCAGAGTTGACGGTAACTGTAAGCCCGGAAATTGCGACAATTTCCTTTTCCCCGGCTCCTGCCAAGGTGATATAGTCACCAACCGCCAAAACGCGGGAAGTGTCATTTGCTGCAACGTCCGAAAGAGTTACGTTAGCAGAACCCGAAACCGCGTTAGCAGTCAAGCTGTTGTTTCCGGAAAATGCTGCATCGGAAGGGCAGATAGAAACTTTTAGAGAATTACCTAGCTCACCAACATATTTCGCAGCCCAAGAACCAACGGCACCCGAACCATCGTAATAATTTTCGATATAATCTGTTTCGTTCTTGATACGAACCGCACCAGCCGTCGAGTTGGCGACAGCGGTGTTGGAGTTTGCGTTTGCTCTAACCAATTTCAGGTTGCGAGCATAAGAAAGGAAATTTGCGGCTGTAAAGAACGATACGTATGTGTTATCATCCGGCTTGCCGAATCTTTCGACCAATTCCGCTTCGTTCGAAACCATTGTGATTTCTTCCAATGGTCCCCAATTGAAATTTCCTACGTAACCACCTTCGGTTGATGCGACACCGGGAACAATTCCAGTTAGATCAATTTCTCTGTCTAGGACGCCCGGGCTTAGCTGATATGCCATGTTAAAATTCTCCTTTAGTTATTTTTATGAATGGAGTTCTTTTCGTTTTATTTATGGATTTTAGTATCTAGGCGTATAAGCATCAACAAAATCCAAGCCATCATCAACAATACCAAAAGGAGTCAACTGATTTTCAAGATATTCTTCGTTTAGTTTTTCCAATTCAGCGCGAATGTCTGTATTTTCATGACGGAAGTATCTTTGGTGAGATAACCAACCAAACAATACCAAAGACATGACGCAATCATCATGTTTTCCTTCTTCTGCCGAAAAGCTTTGATTATCGGCAACAAAGGACATGAATTCTTTAACAGTTTCTTTGTCCTGAACAATTAGTTTGTCTGTCTCGATTAGTGCTTTTAAGTCGGCACAACCGATTCTCTTGGTTGCAGGGGAAGTTTTCAACCCATTCTGAATTTTGCTACCAATACCCATACCAATCGTTTGTCCCTTACCGGGTTTGTTGCTCACTCGGATGATTTCGCAATCCAAGTCACCAACCAACATGTCAGCAACCTGTGCGCCAATGTCCGATACTTCGACCAAGACGGCGGCATAGTTGTATTGTTTCCAAACATTGAAAATGTAGTTTGGAAGAATGGTAGGATGGATATCATTTCGTCGGAACATTCCAACCAATTTGTAAGGAAAATTGGTTACATCAACAACGCAAAAGGCGTGATAGTCCAGATTTTGTCCCCGGCTTGTATCTACACAAATTGCATAGTTATGACCCGGAATAGGCTTTTCATAAATGTTTAAGCCTTCCGATTCGAATAGCGGAGGAATGACGTTTTTTTGAAGTTCGACTAGTTTGTCAGGAGAAATCAGAGTAGTCGAACTTCCTTCGAACGAACTCTCGAATTCCTGTCTGAATCCAGCCGGTCCCAATACTTCAATTTGTTCAAGTTTCCATTTTTCGTCTCTTCCGGGCGGATCGTTCCAATTGATCGACATAGGAATAAAGTCCGTCTGTTTCTTTTCGGCTTTGGTCCACATGTCATAGAAATGGTTATAACCTTTAGGCGTGCTTGTGATGATGACCTTGGTTTCTTTACCGGATGAAATTGTTGGATAAACGGATTTCCAGAAATCATCTGCGACGTTATCTTCAATGTGCGCAAATTCGTCCAAGAAAATACAACGGAAACTCATTCCTCGGACGGAACCGGAACTTGTCGCGCCAGCGATGCATCTTGAACCGTTGCCTAGATGCATAGAACGCTTGTTCCATCCACCATTGGCAATCCCCGGCTGAAGGAACTTGGGCAGATGTTCATAAGCAAGTCTTAGGCGATGGAAAAGTTCTTGCGCGGTTTCTGCTTTTTGTGCCAGAATACCAACAGTGATGTTTGCGTTGAAAATTAGGAACCACAAAAGAAAGCCAATGGAAGTCGTGCTTTTTCCGCTCTGTCTTGGCCATTTGGTAATAACGTTTCGATTTTTTTCCATCAATTTCAGGTATTTTTCCTGATAATGACGTGCTTTGAATTGTATCAAACCCGTATCAACGTCGATGATTTTATAATAGTTTTCAACAAAATAAAGCAAGCTGTCCTTGCACTTCTTGAACTCGTCAATTTCGTGCTTGGTATACTTGTAAGGTTCGCCAGCCAACAAAAGATTTTGGTTGTTATGATATATCTTTAAGTCTTGGGGAATTGAATTTGTCATTTTTTGTTTGATTTTTCAATCTGTTGCAACAATTCTGATTGAGAACCAACAAACACTGCTTTATCAATGTTGGTGACAGAAGGCGTGCCTTCCTTGGCTGTTGCAATGGTTGAAAGTTTTGCTTTCTTTGACTCTTCATGAATTGCATAAAGATTTTTGTTGGTTTCGTTTAGTGACTTGATCAGAGTTGCGACGACTTCGAATGCTCTTGGTTCGGAAGTCAATCGAGCAATTGCCAAAAGATCAGCAACAGCCTGATTTCCAACTTGTGCCAGAAGATCATAATTATTTCTAACTTTTTGATAATCTTGTTCTTCGTCCGAATCACGATTTGCGATTGTGATAGGAGCTAAAGCTGTGTTGGACGTATGAGTCGGAACCACGGCTTGAAATGTGCCATTGGAATCCTGTTTTAAATCAATTGTTTCTTGTTCAAAATCCAAGCCAAGCTTTTGAGAAAGCTTTTTGAATTGTTCGTCATTATTTGACATCATACGTCTGGATATTCCCGAATTGTTTCGCTATAGCCATAACTATCATTAGCATTCGCTGTATTTGGGTCTGGTTCAATTTTGATCGACTGAACCTTCAAAGGTGTCATATCAAATCGAGATAGTTTATACACCGCATTGGTCGAATATGCTTTGATATTAGCTCCTGTCTGGAAAGTTCCTTGGACTCCCCCGATGACCAGATAGCCATTATTGGCTGAATATTTAGTAACAATTCCGCCCGCAGTTGCGGTTGTCAAATCATCGCCTTGATAGACAATATCTTCGGTTTGATATATTCCGTTGTTACCGTTTGCCAGATGAACTCTAACCAAAGCACCTGCATAGAGGCTTTCATCAATGAAAGTGTTGGCAAACACCCGACGAATGATCTTGGTATTTGTGACAGGACCGTAATAATATGCTTTCATTGTAAACGAAAGCGTGATTTCTGTTTCGTAAATCTCCCAATCGTCTTCAAGATTATCAACAAAACTGATATTTTCGAGAATAACAGGAATGTCCTTGACAATTCCGATTTCTGGAATCAGAATTTGAGTAAATGTGAAGTCTGGATTGAATGATGGAATAATTTGTTCAACAATTTGATAAGCATCGTCCTTGTTTCGAGCAAGAATGCTTAATTCGAACGCCAGATTGTAAGGAACACCTTGATAAACCGTGTCGGCATTACCCGCCACTTCATAGTTACGAGGAATTCTAGCCATTCTGTTCTGTTGACGTTCTCTGTCATAAGAAAGGATTGGCGCTCCATAAGACATCATCGGATATGTTGCCTGAATTTTCTTTTTCAATTCAGGGTCTTCCTGATTGCGAGCTAGATACTTTTCCTTTGGACCAAAAACAAGAGGAACTTTGGTTCGTTTGATTTCGGCTGTATGCGCTTTGTTATACTTTACCAACGTGATGTTGTTGAAAAGTGATCCGAAAGCAGCTATATATTTTTCCGTAAGTCTATGATACCAATGAACATTTTGCATCAAGGCGCTCCAAACGGATTTGTTTCGATATTCGAAATAAACGTGTTGGCTTCACTTTCGATTTCGATGTTCGTATATAGTCGATTTTCTTCGGAATCTTCCAATTCATCAAAATCACCAATGGTCCAAGATGCTCCGGACGTGACTCCTTCAATGACTGCACCATCCTCGAATGATCCGGATATCGAATATACAGAAAGAACTTTGGTTTCTGGATTCCATTCCTTGACCTTTGCCAAGACAGTTCCCGACGAAATCATTTCGTTCTTCTGATAATCACCCGAACCGGATACCATATAAAAATCAATGATATAGGTGTTGTCATTTTCGATTTGATCGATTTCGTCAATTCCTGTATCGATTGGTTCATGCGAATATTTGAACATTTCAAGCTGCAATTCATAGTAGTAAGGCAACACTTTACCATGCGTGTAAAAGTTGTCTTCGTGATTGACGAATTTGATTTCAAAAAGCTTCTGCAAAGGCGGGATATAGACCAAATCGCCTTCACGCGGGCGCTTCGCGAGAGTTTCGGGAACGTATTTGTTGAACGTTCGTCTTGTGACAACCACGTTCGTTCCCTTGTTGATTTTCATTCCAAATTTCGAAAATAGATCAGCACCTGCGTTCCATTGATCGACGTTGGTAATCAGCATTTCCATTGGATATGATTTTTCGAACTTGCTGGTTGGGTCTTCTCCTAGAATCCAATCAACAGCCGATGCACTTTCTCTAGCAATATAGACACAATCGGCTCCCATGAGATAAACACATTCATTCAGCAAATCCTCTAAAAGAATTTGCTCTCCTGAAAGAGACTTGCTATAATTGTTAAAGTGAGGTGACGTGGCGATTGTATTATTCCTTTATATATTTTCTAGAACCATCTGGCATAACAGTTAGTTTTCTTCCCAATTTAGATAGTCGAACTTTCTCTCTATATTCAGGATTGTTCATTGGATTTTTGGAACAATCTACCTCCTAGTATTCTAATCGCTTAACCAATTTGCATTCGCGGTGGTTCTTCAAACTCGTCTCGAATTTTTTGTTCTATTGTTTCGATTTCCTGCATTGCTTCGGCATAGATTTCCCCGCCTCGCAACTGTGCGCCACCTAGCAACTGAATAACATCAAATTTAGCCAAGTTCGCTCCCCATTGACGCTTAAGGTAGGCGATGCAAAGCTTTTGCAACATTCGATCCGACCAAATTTGAGGATAGGTATCAACGTCCAGTTCGACCAAAGCTTCAATGATGATGTATTGATTAAGAACGGCGTCGGTTTCCCAATCCCAATGCAAATTCAATCTGTCTGTATGACGATTAAAAGTAATAGGAATTTCTCCAACAAAAAGTTCATCAATTTGCGCAAGATATTGACGAATCAAGAAATAATCCAAGTGCGCCGTTGCTCGGAAACTGACAAAATCGTTCAAGAAAATCTGGTAGCGAAGATCGAACATGTTGATGTTGCCCGAACCTGAACTACCGCCCGAACGAAAAATTCGAGTGATTGCCAGAACATCATTATTTACAGGAATATACTGATTATCTATATCGGTCTGTGTAATTTGATGCTGTAAATAGACACGTTGGGTTGCGTCATGATGGAAATTTCGCCAAAAATCCAAGGCTTCGTCAATTCGATCCTCGATTTGATCCGGGTCCATATTTTGTTCGGTGACGCCTTTACCCAAGGCTCTTAGGCAATATTCTCGAAATTGCGCTCTATTGACTGGTTTCATCGCGATACTCCCGGCGAGACAATCACTATCCCGTCATAAATTTTAGTTTTGGTGTTGGACGTATTTGTCTGAATAATATCATAGACATAACGTCCAAATTCGATATTGCTTGTGTTGGCAGAGTTTATCGAGATACGGAATGTTCCATTTGATGCATTGACAATCGAAGTTGTAAAAACTCCTGCCGTATTGGTCGTCAACGGACCTTTTCTGATTTTCGACGTAAAAGAGTAACCGGCAATATTGATGCTATTGCCGGTTGACTCGTCCAAGAGACGAATATTCTTTTCAAAATCAGCGCCTTGGTCAAGATAAAGGTCTAGATATTTCGTCATTATGAAGCCGTTCTATAAACGATTGTGCCGGACATAGAAAAACTGGAAGCGACGACACTACCTTGTGCAACTGATGTCTCGCCTGTTGTCGAATTATAATATAATACACCCAAAGAAGCAGCGCCGTGCAATCTAAGTGCCCAGCCCGCCCAGTTAGTAGGCAGTGTTCCCACGCCGGAGACTGCGCCTACGGACCCGGCGTATCTTAATGTTCCTTCATTTGAGTTGAATGGTAAACCATTAATTATTAACGTTCCAACAGCGGCAACTGATTGAACGTTCACCGTGCAGACAAAAGATGCGAGAACGATATTACCAATTTTTGCATATGTTCCTACTTGAGTCGTATAAGTGAATGTCCCGGGTGTGGTCTGCCCGACGAATTCCGGAGTCCATGTTCCGGTGGAACCTTTTGCAGCATAAAGATTATCAAGAGGTGTTTGAAACGGATTTGGTAGAAATAGAAAATCATAAACAACCGAGGATATGTCGAACGCGTTGTTAGCTATATCGAATGCCGAACTGGATTGAATAAGTCCAGTCGCAGCGTCACTTTGAGCAGAGTTTGCTTTTGCAAAGGCGGAAGTAAGTCTATTTGATTCCGTATTGACGGTTGCATAGGCGGAAGTCAATCTAGAACCTTCTGTGTTGCCTTTATTGAAAGCCCCTTGACCGACCAATAGAGCCTGTCCAGCATTTGTATTTGCCGTATTTGCTTGTGCAAAGGCTGAAGTTAGGCGAGTTGATTCCGTATTGGCTTTATTGAAAGCCCCTTGACCGGTTAAAGTTGCTTGATCTGCTATCGAATCGGCAGTATTCGCCACCGCAAAAGCAGAAGTCAATCGAGTTGCTTCTGTGTTGGCTTTGGTAAAGGCACCAGTAGCAACATTGGCAGCTTCCTTGGCAACAAGATTCGCAGTATTTGCTTGCTCAAAGGCGGCAGCAACAGAACCGCCATAAAGAGAATTGGCATAAGCAAATGCCGCGACCGCAGTTGTGTTGGCTGTATTTGCTCTATCAAACGCCGAAATTGATCGAACATTAGAAGAGTTGGCATCCGCGAACGCCGAAGTCAGACGAGTTGCTTCTGTATTAACCTTTGAAAACGATCCTATTGCAACGTTCGACGCTTCATTCGCCACAAGATTTGCAGTATTAGCTTGAGTAAATGCAGAAGTCAAGCGAGTCGTTTCGGCATTGACGGTTGCATATGCAGAAGTTAATCTAGAACCTTCTGTATTACCTTTTGCAAATGCGCCTATCGCAACGTTCGATGCTTCATTCGCCACAAGATTTGCAGTATTAGCTTGAGTAAATGCAGAAGTCAAACGAATTGTTTCTGCATTGAGAGAAGCGAAAGCACCAACAGAAGTATTGGCAGCACTGTTTGCCACCGCATAGGACGAAATAACTTTATCATGCAAAGTGTTGACGGCAGCGGCTGTTGCAATGTTTGAATTAGACGAATCGCTAATCGAAGTCGTATAGACTTGATCAGTAAGATATTTTGCTATCTTATTGAATTCGATAATCCAGCTTGTAACTAACGTTGCCAGACTTACATTGGAAAAACTAGCCATTATTGATCAATCTCTTTAATAGTTCTTTAATTTCTTGGACTTCTTTACGCAATTCCACAATTTCATTCCGAGCCTTCATTTCTTTTTCAATTTTCTCTCTTTCGAGATTCATTTTCTTTTCAATATTTCTATCTTGAAGGACAATTGCACCAGTTCTAAGGTCTTTGACATAGCCTTCAAGATTTTCAATTTTTGCAAAATCTGTCATTTTTAGATCGCTAGGTTAGGATCACCCGGCAAAGCAATCGCACGCATATCCAAGAATTGAGGAATGTCATAAATTGTTGTTCCCGAACTTGATCCGACAATCTTGATTTGGTATTGATTGAACGTTGTATAAGTCGTCTCTCCCGATTCGTAACGCAAAGCGTTTTCCGAATTCGAAGGTCTGAATTCCAGTTCAACAGGCTTCAATCCCGTCGAATATGTATATGGCGAAGTATATTGTTCTGCTTTCTGCCAAGACAATTCATCCAATGACTTTTCATCCAAGGAATTGCGCACCTTGAAATAAACCTGAATATTGGAAGTAGCTGGACGAATTGCGGTTAGATAAACGCGAAGATCACCGCCTTCGAAACCATCCGCCAAAGTTGCTGGTTTGGAGATATAACGCATCAAAGCAGGACCGCCGAACGCATTCAATTCGTGGCTAACATTCAAAACAGCGTTCGAACCGGAAGACGAAACGAGAGAAATTTCAACGTTGTCGAAATAACCAGAACCCGGCTGATCGACAATGACGCTTTCGATTTCGCCTGTAGTTGTATTGGTTGTCACATAAGCATTCGCTCCCGAACCAGTTCTTGACGTAAACACAACAGACGTATTAGAACCATTATAGCTTGCTCCCCCATCAACAATGTTGATAAGATTGTTTGACAAAGGCATGTTGTTGATGATATTTTCGTGGAAAATTGCTTCCTGTCTCTTATAATAGACAACTGGCGAAACCATCGGATCGACAGTGCTTAACTGATATTTGACATAAAGTGATCTTGGCAAATAATCAGGGGAAATGATTTCCTTTCTTTCTCTGAAATTGATATTTTTTTCAGGAACGAAACTTGTGTATAGAGTATCAACAGTGTTGTTTGAATCTGTTCTTGCTCTATACGAAGCTCTTGCCTTAGTAGCTGGCAATTCCAAGGTATCAGAAATAATAGTCATACTATCAGCATAGCTATTTGCTCTTATTTCAGGTGTATTGCTGACAGTTCCACTGCCAACGGCACCGAGCATCTTGGTTTCCGAAAGAATCAATTCTCCCGTTGTGTTAACGGGGAATTCACAGAAGTTAAGACCAAACATCATGTCTTCATTATCGATGATTTGATAAAGAAGAGAATTTTGAGATTTGAACAAACCGCCGCCATAAAACTGTAATTTTTGCATTATATTGTTGGTATTCCAACGCTTTTGTCCACCTTCTGCCACATATAATTCATAGAAATTGGTAGGCATCTTGACTGTAAATGCATAGGTTGTTGCAGGAGCAAGATATATTGGAGACGGAAATTGGAAACGTGTCGCCGTATTCGATTGAGGATCGACTTTCGGAATCGCTCCCCCGGGAGAACCCGCCTGATCAGGATCGTATCTGTAGGATGGATTTTCCGAAGTAATGATGTTGTCATTTTGCACAACAGCAACCGCGCCCGGAAGAATTTCGGTGCTAGGAATTTCATTAACGGTTGTGCGAACTTCAACCACAACTGGTAGATTAGCAACCGTGTCCTTTTCTCGGAAGAAAAGATCGATTGAATGAAGAAATACGCCATTTGGCCATCTGTCAGGAAAAATACGGAAAGTTTGTGCCAAAGGTTGATGACGTGTAGGCAAAGTCATGCCAGTCGGTGGGCGTCCAATAGGCTGATATGTCAACGCATTGCCGGGACTTCCACCGCCGACAAGAGAATTGCTGAAAGTATTGCCAACCCCGGCTGTTGAACTTTTAGGATTCAACTGTGTTTGATTGATATCAAGACGAGCCGCCGAGAATTTATAAGATGCTTTGGTGCGATAATCATCACTTTCCGGTCCTTGCGGAGTATCGATAATAGTAAGGATATGATCGCCAGTAAGAAATTTGACTCGATTATTTGCAGGATTTGGAATGTGAAGAACACCCGCAAAGAAGCCAAATTCTGTTGTATAAGCAGCTTGCCAGACATTGGCTGAATATGGCTTTCGAGCATCGCCCAATGAATAGATTGCATTTGCCTGTCTGTAAGGAAAAGCAGGAGAGACTCGCGCGGTTCTGGTTTGTGCATTATACGAAATAATATTAGCACCTTGACGACCGGCATTAGCGCCTGTTACAATTGTCAAATTGTTTCCGACATAGTAATTATTGATGGTGCTGTTTGCGTCCAATGCCATGACGATATGGCTGTTGTTTGAACCCGGGCGAATATAACCAGAACGATGTTCATATCCGATAATTGTTCCAACATTGCCGCTTTCCATTCCTCGAATTGTGTTTGCAGTAGTGACAGCAGATTTCAATCCGTCGATAGCGGTAATGTAAACATTGGTTCTGTTCATAACAAAATCTGCTTCGGCAAGCAAAATTCGAGCATTACCTCCCGCAATCGATGCATCTTCAGATTGCTTGTAAAGAACGTCTTCAAAACGAGGCGACCCGGCTTGTGGTCTTCCTCCCGAAATAGTTACGATGTTTGGATTTTCCCAAAAACCAGCCATGTTAATTTCATCAAAATAAACATAAACTTGACGGCGCGGACGCAATTGCGCCGCCGCAACATCAATATCTAGATTACGCATATATGGTTTATAAGGATCATCCGGCTTTGCTACTGGCAACGCAACGGTTGTGGTGGAATTATAGATTCCACCCCCGTTAGTTGGAACTCCCGTTCCGGACGATTTATCAGAGGAAATACTAGATGTAATTGTTGTTGTCATGGCTAGTTATTTATTTTCTTTGTTTAACCGTTAGGGTCACTGGCAATTTGTCCGCGAATTGGTTGAATGACAGGAATCGCAGCGGACGGCTTACCCACAGGATTTGTATATGGGCTTGGCGGCAAAGCTTCGGTCGGTTCGGTTGGGTCTGTGTCACCAGTTCCTATTTCCGGTCCAACCGTTGGTTCGCTGATAGGAGTTATCGAGTTTCTCGGAACACTATCCCATAGACCTCCACCGCCGCCACCACCGCCGCCTCCATCGCCGCCGCCATCGCCGCCACCCGGTGGCTTCCCGCCCGGAGGAAGAGGATTGCCGACAGGAGGCTTGACTTCATAAACTTTAGGCGTGTAATAAACGTCTGCTTCTGGAATTGTTCGAATATAACCAGTCAAATCCCCAACAACTTGTGGGTCTGTTGTTTTTGTCGGTGCATGTTGACCCATTCCAAAGGCAACGTTATATGTCAAAGTTGCTTTCTGCCCACCCGTCAACTTAACGTTAGTATATGATATTGGCTGAAGTTGCGATGATTCTATATTGGTTGTTGGAACCGCGCGACCATTATAGATTTTTCCTTGCAAATCGACCGAAATAACATAGTCATCACGATCAGATGCACCTAGTTCGTGCCCGGTGAAGTTTTCAGCAAGAATTCCATATTTGGTGCGAGGCAATCCGTTTTGGTCTGTGATATTCAAATCAAAAGCTGATTTTTCCAACAAACTCAAAGAAACGTAATATTCGACGTTCTTTAGACGAGTATCAATCAAACCAATGTCGCGCATTGTATATCGTTTGTTTTCCACATATTGGGCAATGACATTGCTATAGCTAAGAGTATAAGGCGGCACTGTCAGACGATACAAAATCATTCCCGTTGCTGGCACAGGAGGGAATTTTGGATTCAAATCAGGCTCACCCTGAATCAATTCGATCTGTCTGTTTGGCATTGCAACAATCAAGTCTTTTCTTCCCAAATAATAGGAGTAACTAGACTGTAAATCTGTTGCTGGAATAGGAGTCTTGATACCAACCAAAGAGAAGTTTGGAGTCGTGCCGCTTGCATTCAAACGAACCGGTCTGAAGTCGATTGCGTCTCTTAGAGGAATATTCTCGAAAGTAGGAATCAAGGCATAACCGGTTCCGATGTTGACTGTTTCTTCCGTAATGTCTTCGTCCAAGCTTGGATAGGAATCGACGTTGAAATATCCAGTATCTCCACCCGACTTGTAATAACGAGTGCAAACAAGCAATGCGCCTTTTGGTGCATTATAACCCGGCTTAAGTGTAATAGAAGCATGATCATAATAGCTTGCGCGTTGTCCATTATCAAACGAATAATAACTTGTCACGTCTGCAAATGATTGAAGATTCGCGCCACCACTTAATGTTGCGCCATTCAAATTATAGATTTTAACGATGCTTTGAACGTCTGAAATATACAAACTTTGTTTGACGGTTGTTGACTTGGAAGGATTTGAAATCAAAACCTGTCCGTCATTTAGGAAAACGTGAGTGTTTGAATTATAAGACGAAAGAATTGATGCGTTAGCCGAACCCTGTCTAGCAAAAATCTTGGTGTTTGCCAGAACCAAAGTCTTGACTCTTGGAACCGCTCCCGCGCCTGTATTTTCCATTTTGGCAAAGATTGTCGCGGTAAACGTGTCAGCCGTTCCCAAAGCAGTATTGAAAGTCGCCTGTTCAGGTGAACCGGAAATTGTGACAGATGCAGAAATCTGTTCACCATTCGCTCTTGTCGATCCCTGTGAATTTTCACAGAAAATCAGGAAATTATCCATGACTGTCGAGGCAATGCCGGATGAAGCTGTAGCCCCTTCGAAGTCTTCAGTAGCTCCCGCCGTGATTGCAGCCGAAACACCGTCCGTAAACTGGACACCGCTATATTTTCTTCGATATAGGTAGGAGTCAGTGACGATATTATTCGCAATGAATTCGTTAGGATAAGGGAAAATCAACTTGTTCAAGCTTGGTTCGCTGATAATGACCGGCGCTCCATAATCGATGCCTTCCTGTCCAAATCTATAACGCTTGTTCAGAAGTGTTATATTGCAATTCGAGTTGGAAGTTGCTCCCGATGTATAGGAAGTATGTTTGGTAAAGGATTCGACATCTTGAAATGCGAATTCGATACGATAATTGGTTGCGTTTGTTGGTTGTGTCTGGAATGGCGGATTAACCGTTGCAATTCTTGATGTTCCGTTATAGGAAGTGATCAAACCAACATATCCTGCCCCGGGTCCGCTGATCAGACGAATTGTATTGTTCACGTAAGCGTGATGTTGTGGAGAGACTTGACCCGACTGGAATGTGACTTGGGACAATGAAGCAGAAGAAGCAAGATTGCTGGACAGAGACGTAAAACGAGTATCGGTCAAATACAATTCGTGCTTGCGTAGGATTGTATTTGCGTCCCCGCCATAAAAGTTCATGTCAACAACGCGAGCCGTTCCAATCTTTGTTTTGGAATAAACTGTTGAACCGGAAAAATCGATCAGATGACCCGGAACGCAATGCATATCGACCAATTCCATAGTCGTTCCATCAAATGTTCCTGCCACATTATCGACAATGACATAGTTGCCATAATTCATGTTCAAGTCATAGTTTTCGACTGTGTTGGCTTTCACTCTTGCTTTTGGAACTGTCAGGCGAGTATCGGCAATGGTTTCATATTCATAACCGTTGATGTAAGCTTTACCCGGCGATAAAGTGAAATAAACTTCGTCGGCGTCTTTTTCGCGAACGTCACCGATGAAAGGACGAACTGTATAGTTTCCAGATTCATCATAAGTGCGACGTGCCAACATTTCTTCAAGTTCGGCATACTTGGTATTTTCGACTTTATTAACCAAGACACCATCTTCAAATCGTGCCAGTTCGATGAATTCTTCCAAATCATCTGATTCGAGTGTTCTGGTTGTCAGGTTCAATTCAAACTTGAAACGGTGCGCTCCCGGCGCGTCAAAGTTGGAAGATTCAGCAGCGGGATCGAGCAAGCTGGAATCGTCATTTTCAGTAACAATTGTCTTGTTCTTTTCCAAACCGATCTTGACGTTCGCTCCTGCATAACGATATTTTTCGACAATGATTGTCTGCTTTGGAACTTTGATGAAATATCCGTCCACGAAATATACGGAGTCATAGATGAAAGCAGCAAACCCATTGGAAACCGCATTTGCAGAAGAAATTACGTTGGCATAGACGCTTTGCCCCGCGACCTTGATAGTGTCGCCCGGTCCAAAATCTTCGGCTGTTGTATATCTCAAATGAATGTTCGGCGGCTCGTTTGCATTGGCGTCACTTACTCCCCAAACTTCACCTAGAACATTGGTATTGCTGGAATATTGAACGCGAGTGTTTGCAAAATCATTGACATCGATATCGACGCCATTATAAGTGGAGGCAAGATTGAGTGTTGTAACAGCCGCGAAGTCGATTCCGCCACCCAAAACAGGAGTTCCGTTAACAAACATATGTTGGCCAAATCTTTCGATCTGGTTTTGCAAGATAGAACCAAGTTGAGATAGTTCGCGCGCCTGAACAGCAAATTCAGGACGAAATACCATTGCATGATAGTTCTTATCTTCGTCCCAATCGTTATAATAGGGACTATTTCTCATTTCAGTTGTTACGATTTGAGAGTTGGAAATATTGACTTTGGCCATTCTTTTCTCTTAAAAATTCAAAATGATCTTAAATTCTTCGGTCTGATCAGGATCACGTTGGATAGCTTCTATGTTATTTATGAACAGGACTTGCCCGGAATTGTGGATAACTTCTTCATTTTTATACGAAATCAAGAAAGAAAGTGATCCGGTATTTGCTCCAATCAACGTGTCTGTTGTTGGAGAGCCTGTCACGTTTGTTAGTTTCAATTTGGAATTGCTCGAATTCCATTCCGCAACCAATCCGATAAAGGTAGCATCAACCGTGTTTACGCCTTGATAAACATATTCACCTTCTGCATAATCTCCGGATGCTCCCGACACTGTAATTTCGGTCATTGCCGAAAAATATGTGTTTGATTCGACGTTGCTCGTCCCAAATCGAATAGGATTTGAAACCAAGGCGACCTGTCTGAATTGGGCATTTGTTGTCAATAAATCGGTTTCGTTTGGCTTCATACGCAAGGAAATCATCAAATTGGTTCCACCCAATTCATAGATTGGATTGCTTCCATGCCCTCCATATGGACTATACAAGGCTCTAGCCTGTCCATTGATGCCATTTCCGGTATCGTTTATGGTAATCTTCGCATTGGAGTAACCACTACCATAATTTGTCATGTAAATTGTGGAAAGAGTGTTGCTTGCCGCATTGATCGTCGCCAAAGCTAGAGCGGCTTCACCATCCCCGTCGATTGCAATTGAAATCGTATTGGCGTTGGCATAGCCTTCTCCGGGATTGGTAATTTCAATGGCATAGATCGCACCATCAACAGCAGCATCCTGAACAGTCCATTGCAATGAATTGTTGTTATAGGATAGTTTTTTAACAGGAATGTATTGATCGTTGACAAAACGGGAACGTTCAAATGGAGTGATGTTATACAAGAATTTCCAGATGTAACCATCTTGTGTTGTCAAAATCGACGTAGTAGTTGTGTTAGGCTGGATTGTCGAATTTGCCCCATTATTATTGAAAAGGCATTTATAAACATTCCAATCATTTGTAACGACATAGAAATTGGCATTAGCTTGACCAACAAACATGTTTTGGTCTTGATCCCATTGAGAATATACTGTGTTAGCTTGCCAGTCATTGCGATAAACTACATGACGGACATCATTACCAGTAATTCTTTTTCCTCCCATCATATTTTTCCAAAGTTTGTTGATGGTAGTAGGAGTGACTTCAACAATATCCGGGCTTGCTTCATTGGACCAAGCATGAACCCGACCAATCGTCATATAGAGATTGGATGATTCCGGTTCTGTGATGGATTCCAAGAACTGTTCAGCCTTGAAAATTGTCATGTATGGAGTTGCGGTGTTGCTCATAATGGGTTTCTATATTTATGATTTATTTGGTTATTTTTGTTTGCAAATATGCGAGAATTACGTTGGCTTGACCGTCTGTCAATGCGTTTGTGATCATGACATCTGAAATTTTTCCTTGGAACGATGTTGAAACATCACCATCCGCTCTAGCAGCAAGAGTGATAACGTTTGCTCCATAGGTGTAAGTCGAAACGGCAGACGTGTTCTTGGTATTGCCATTCACAGAAATAGAAGTCGTGTTCATTCCAAATTCAGCACGAATGATGATCTGATTTGCATAGAAATGATCAACATGTTCATTCAAATTGATATTGGTTAGAACAGTGTTGGCATTGGAAGTTTGTATCAACAATGGATAAGTGTTGTTGACATTTTTACCAAATGCAACGCCGCGTCTATCGACAATACCAGAACCATAATTCAACAGAACTTCCGAACTTTCGGTTGCTGTATTGGTGCTTTCAATCAATAGCCAAATTTCACAATTGCTTGCTCCAATCGGAAGATTTCCCAATCCAGAGTTGGCGGTTAGATAGTTTTCATTTCCATCAAACAAAACTGTTGCGACCGTTTCTCCAAACCCATTGGACTGATACAATGGTCGAGCGTTGCTTGTCGCAATCAGATTGATATTCGAAATGATATCGCGCCAAGACGTGACATAATTGTCCGCATCATAAGTCAGATAGGTTGAATAATCGGCATTCCACCAAGCCTTAAGATTTGCTCCCAAATAATCGACTGGACTTTGAATAACACTGACATTTGCTTGTGTTGCCGGTTGTGTATCGGTTGGATTTGCTTCATTGATATAAGTTCCGAACACCTTCAATCCGCTAGGATGACCGATCTTAAGCAAGACATCTTTATATTTCGACATAGGAACGTGAGAACGAATGTCATAGGAATAGTTCTGATAATAGTCGCGCCCACGAAGATAGTTGGTCGAAGAAAGGAAGCTTCCATCGTCCAGATAACGACCCGGATATTCATAAACACCCGCGACGATGATAGCCTCTAGATTGGCGTCTCCATTACCCAATCCAGTCATGTCGATCAATGGAGCGGTATTATAAGCCAAACCGGTATCTATAATGCTGATAGTCGAAATCTGTCCGACTGCCGAATTGATTGGAGCAAGTTCTTCGCCATGACCCAAGATGCAAACCATTTCGACATTACCGTTGACGCCATTGGCTGTATTGATCGTCACATAAGGCAAACCTGTTTGACGATATCCCAAACCGCCGATATAGAAACCGGTTTGTTCGGTGAATTGAACGCCTGTGATAGCTCCATTCGCATCAACAGACGAAACGATTCCGTTCGCGCCTTCGCCTTGATAAACTCCCGGTGGCAAAGTAAAATTCAGTTTTTCTCCTACCGCATAACCAGCGCCGGATGAACGGATATTCATTCTTCCCAAAATGCCAGCAGTCTTAATGAAATTATTAGCAATAATGTTGGCTGAAGGCGGCGCTTCGTAACCAGAACCCGGATTGGTCACGACTATGGACGTAGCCGGTCCTAAACCAGAAATGACCATATAATTCAGCAAAGAACCAATTGAGGTATTTCCATTTGACATCAGAGTATTGGTAACATTGGCAATCGTGCTAACTCCAATGTTGTATGTGTTTGGATGATAGACTTCCGATGTTGCAACAGTATCGACAATGGCAGCCGCGCCGGTTCCACTTCCGATGATAAGCAAAGGATCGGCAACTTTGAAACCAGAGCCGCCCGCAACTACTTGAATTGCTCTAACATTACCCGTCGAAACATCGGTAATGATTGCGTTTGCTCCCGAACCCGAATTGTTGGCTTGGGTTACGAAATTGATGTATTGTCCGACAGAATAACCCGAACCCGGATCATTGATGTAAATCGAGCGAACCTGCCCACCAAAGATTCGAGCGGCAATAGTATGCTCTTCGCCTTCTTCGGTATAGGTTGCATTGATGTATTCTCGCGCGGAAAAATTGTTGTAAATTTCGGAAAGATAGAGTTCGGAAATCAATGCGCCTTTTTCATAGGTGCGGTTGACACTTTCGACAATTGCCGATGAATTTGTTGTGTTGCCAGTGATCAAACGTTCTGTAAATTTCTGCAATGCGGCAAACGAATTGTTGGCAACCCCGTCGATTGTGATATCCGCGATACGAGCCGTCTTCTGTTTGAACCATTTTCCGCCAGACGCTTTGAGAATGTCTGTCTTGGGCAAATAAACTTCGGTATTGGAAACGCCGCCGAGAATGTTGACAAGAAAGCGAACCGCCTTTTCCGTTCCCTTTGCTCTGTAGAAATCCTTGATATTTTTCAGGATAATATTCTTGTTGGCAATGGTTGTATCAGGGAAATTCTTCATGAATTTGGAGAATATCAAATCCTCCATTTCAGCATCTTGAACTTCGTCAACGTCAATGTTCTTGCGGAAATTGGTTATGTGATTGATAACCTGATCATTCTGTTCAAGAAACTCATAATATTTTTGCAAAAACAGTTCCAAATTCGGATTTTCATTCCGAATGAAAAAAGGAACTTGTTCAGGTGCCAGAATAGAAAGTTTTGTGTTGGACATTATTCAGGTATCATTTGTATGTTGATTGATGATGCATCATTCTCGTCTATATCTATGATGGCATTTCGCACAGATAATATGTCATTTTCATAAGGCTGAACATTCAAGGTAAGAACATCGAAATTATAGTTGTCATTTTCAATGATACCAAAGACATTCAAATTATTGATTTGGAGAATACCTGTCTTGTAATTGATAGTTCCAAGATTTGAATTCAGAACGACTTTCTGTCCGTTTGTTCTATAGTAATAAAGTCTCAAAGTTCCTTCATCAAACTGCAAATCAGCCGTAGCGGTTGCTCCCGTTCCTGTATTGGACGTGATTGCGACCGATGCTTGCTGATAAAGACTTCCCTTGGCAGTGACGACGATTTCACGAACGGATTTGTTGATGATCTTGGCATTTGCCTTAGCTCCCGTTCCATCCCCGGAAATTGTGACCTTGGCATCTTCATAACCAGAACCTTCCGTAATCACTCGATATTTGCTGATACCGGAAGCCGAATTTGGAATTTCCTCAATAAAGCAGTTGCGCAAAACTCCTGTATTATCATAAACTTGGATAGCGGGGAAGGAAGACAACTTTTCGCTATTGACAATACCCTTTTTCAACTTCTGTTTGAAATTGATCGTATAGTTCTTGGTATCGTTCAAGGTAGGAAGGATACGCTTCTGCATGGTGACAACAGCGGTGCAGCTATTGAAAGCCGGGTCTGCATCCTGAATGTATTTCTGTAAATTCGAGATACGGAACTTGGCATCGAATTTCTGCAACTTATTGTCACGATATTCGAGAATTGCGTTACGAACCAAAGTCTTAAGCTGTCCTTCGTCCAGATTGGTCTTGTTCTTGTCATAGAAGACCTTCGTTTCCAGCTTAAGGTAAGTGTAATCTGGATTGATGATTTCAGGAATGACAGTCAAAACGCTTCTGTTTCGGATCAAGTCATTAAGAATTCTCTGCTTTTCCAGTTCCGTGATGTAATAGTTGGAAACCGGCTTAAGAGAGATATAGACCTTGCCATAAACTGGCGGTTCTTCTGTTTCGCCTCCCCAAACAGAAATCGAATCAATGTTAGGATAATCCTTGGAAATCAAAGCCTGATAATCCAAGGTTGTAACAGCACGATTTTGGGTTGAATAATGCAAAGGCGCGCGGTAACGGATTTCTTCGTTTGTTTCTGCTTTCGCTCCACCGGTTGAAGGGGAACGAGTCGAGATAATGACGTTCTGACTATAACCGCCTACGTCTTCATAAAGAATGAAAGAATTTGCTCCATTCCCGATATCGCCAACAGTATCCAGATAGGTGACAGTGACGATATTGCCGTTGCTTGGTTTCTTGCCAAGGAAGCCGTCTCCAAAATAAAGCTTGAAGTGACCATTACCACCCGACAATTCTTCGATGAAATAGACCTTGCTGTTGCTTGTCAGTTCGGTCAAATCCTCAAAGCGGTTATAGATTTCGAAATAGGTATTGGTTGCAGATTCCTGAACGGTTACATAGACTTCATTGATATCGACGTTAGCACTTGGGATTGTGTATTCACGTCTTTCGTTCGCTGCATTGACCGACCAAGTTTTGGTCTGGACCTGTCCCTGTTTCAAGACAACATTGGAGAAATTGAACGCTCCATTGATCTTGACTGCATTGTTCGAATTGATGGCGACATAAGGATAGTTCACGCCTTCCAACGATTCTCCAATGAATTGAGTCCAACGTGGCAATGTGAGACTGCCAACTGAATCATCTTCGGTATTGCCGGGAGTAACCTTGACATTGACAAAGGCTGTAGCAGGAGTCTTTCCGTTTGGAACATAACCAATATGCTTGGCATGGGAAACGAGAGAAGAACGCAATTGAGCGGTATCGATAAAGGCTTCACTTCCTAACATGTTCATGTAGAAAGCCATGTAGTGAGTATTATAGGCAAGCAAATCTAGAAGGATATTCAGTCCACTTCCTTCAAAGTTATAGTCTTGAAATTCAGACTGACTCTTAAGATAAGTCTTAAGATTTTCTTTGATGGTATTTGGATCAAGTTCTGTGATTCTTAGTGTGGAATTTGCTGTCATTTATCGAATTCTTTCAAGGAAAATCGTAACTGTTATTGGTTCATTGTGATTGATAATTGAGAAGATTATATCAACCTTGATTGCATTTTGTGCCAATTGATCTTCGTCCGAAACGATGATTTCGACAATGCTGATACGCGGTTCAAATGCTTCCAAGGTATAGCGAATTTCCTTGATCAGCATTTCAACCGCCGCTGGCGAGAAAGGTTCGAATAGAATGAAATCGATTCCGCATCCTTTTTCGGGAGAAAATCCAAGTTCACCCTTTTTCAGCATCAAGAGATTGCGAACGGATTTCTTGATTGCATCGACTCCGGTTTTCTTGACGATATCCCCCGATGCAGGATGCGCAAGGAAAGCCAAGTCCAAGTCTCGATAATTTTCGTTTATTCTGGAAACTTCGTTAGTGTTGATTCGACCATCAATACGCATGTTGATTCTTTCTTGTATTAATAGCAGAATACATTTCCACTCCCCGCCGCTGTATCGGGCGAGCAATGTTCCCCGCCTTCGTCTGGACATCTGTTGTCAGGATTTGCCGGGTCTTGGCTGTTCACAATGACTTTCTTGCCGTTAATGAAAACCTTGCTTCCGGTTGCGATCAAACCGCCAGAACCATGCGTGTTCGGATCACCTTCAACCGCCCATAACTTGCCGTTACAAAAAACGGAAGATTGACCGGAAACAATAGTTGTGGCACCGCATGTTCTCAAATCGCCGTGTCTGTGGGCACCGGGCATTTTAGTCTTCCTTTTTATAGAGTATTTATTGAACATAGGCTTGACAAATGTTTCGATTTGGATTATGTTAATCATGAAATTGAGAGAGATAGAGCAATGGTTAATTTCCGCGCAATCGCCTTCAACGAAAAGAACTACACTTTTGTAATTCATTTCGAGCATTTCAATTGGAATGGCGTCAAGCTCGCCGCCGAAAAGCGTCTGGATGAAGTCGTCGCCAATGATCCTCTTCACCAGAAGAACGGACCTTGGCAGATTCGCAACATTGACATTGGATATTAAGATGCCAGACGCCTTTGAACCCGCCGATTGGATTGGTTTCATTACCATCCGCAATCGCCAAATCGTTTTGGCTTAGGAGAGACAAATGATGGATTATGTAAAGATCGGCACCGCTCGAAACATCGATGCGGAATATGGTGCGGGAACCGGAAATCCGAATCATAAGTTTGTCATCGCCCATTTTTACGATTATGAACTTGTAGCCGTTGAAGGTTTTGAAACCAAAGAACAGGCAATGCTTGCGCTAGAGGAATATCACGGCGCGGACATTGAATATCTGTTCATTGAACTTGATTGAAAGGATTGATGATCATGAAAGAACGGACGAATAGGTGATGAGTCCTAATTATGACATTTCTCGAAAATTCTTCACTTACAACAAAGCCGTTCATCCTGCACCAATCAATGGATATTCGGTTGATGAATGGGAGAGTTTATCCCCCGGAATGAGACGGGAGATAGTTCGATCTTTTAACAAAGAGAAAGAAGAATGAAAAAAGCGGTTATCACCTTGACATATCCAGAACCGGGATATTTTATTTTCGCGACTATTGTTTGCGAAAATCATGATGGATCGATGTATGACACACAAGTCGCCATCAAGAAATATCTCGAATATGCTTTACAAGCCGAAGATATTGAATTTGGGGGAAGAACAGTTCGATATACGGCAGGAAACAATTCGCCGTTTCGCGGGTCTTTTGAACACAAGACTTTCATGGAAGAAGATATTTACGAAATCAAGCTTCGTTAAAGTGAACGTTGCCGGTTGTCATAACCGATAGATCACCCCCGGAGTCGATAGCCATATTGCCTTCAGACGCGAGAGACATTCCCGCTCCCGATGCGTGCAAGGCTATTCCGCCTTCCGATTGAATATTGGTTGCACCATCAACCAGTTGTTCAACGTTTCCTTGCACAGATGTTTGCTGATTTCCTTTGACAACGCTTGTCTGATTTCCTCCCACAACAGTTTCGGAAGCACCGTTAACGACTGTCTTCTGATTGCCGTTGACGACTGTATTGACGTTGCCTTGGACTGTCATGTCATAATCGCCTTCAACGTTCAGACTTCCGCCGCCGTCAACGGAAATATCCATTGATCCGGTTATCTTCATCTTGCCGTCTCCCAAGACGACTTCGATCTTGTCTCCATTGTTTCTGAAATGAACAGTTCCATTTGGATGCATCTGAATCATTGAACCCGAACGATGTTGGATAGTGATACTTTCCGCGCCTTCCGTATCGTCCATCATGATCGTATGACCCGATGGCGTTCGCTTTATGTTGTAATTCGGATACGTCCCGCCTTTAGTGCGAGCATCTTCCGGTTCATTCCATTTTTCTGTCATATCTTCATTATCCTGTAAATGGTTGTGTTCTGACTACGCCAGACATTCGATACATAAGATTTCCAGTGGCGAAAGGTGATGAATTGTCATAAACAAATATGATCAAAGAATTCGAGGCTGGATTGATTTGTCCTTGCAACATTGCACCATCACCCGTTCGTCTTCCTGCAAATTCATTATAGAATGTATCCGCCGCGACGAAAGGAACGTTACAGAAAGCTGCGCCATTCGCCGTTCCTTTGTTGGTAATGGCGACATTGATAGAGAAAAATCCTGTTTCAAGATCGATTCTCTTGAAATGTCCATTGGCTGAATAAGAGACAATACTTCCTGATTGAGGCGTCACAATCGATGTAAAATAACCGGAATCGGAATATGTTCCGTTTGCGGCTGCGTATGCAGAAGTCAAACGAGTTCTTTCACCAGCCGCGTTAGAATAAGCTTCCGTGCGAATTTCGTCTTGGGATCGAAGTATTCTTACCCAATCACCCCAAACCGAATTACGTTGTGTTCTTCGATAAGAATATGTATTGGCGGACGGTGTCGCCGTTCCGCCGTTCAAAAGACTATAAACAACCTGTTCTGTATAATCGTTAGAATATGCTGTCACCATTCCAACATACCAATCGTCAGCCGCCGTCTGTGTTGGTGCATTGGCTGAATTTGCTCCTGCATACCAACCATTTGTATTAGCTTCGTTCCAATCCAATATTTGTTTTATGTTTTCGCGTAATGGTGCGCGCATATTTGTATTAGGAACCACTGTATTTGCATTACTAAAATCAGGATTCATCTTAGCATTTGCCGCCGCAAAAGCCGAAGTCAGGCGAATTGATTCCGAATTGATCGTAGCGTAAGCAGAAGTCAATCGAGTTGCTTCCGCGTTGGCTTTGGCAAATGATCCAGTCGCGACGTTGGAAGCTTCTTTTGCTACCAGATTCGCGGTATTGGCTTGACCAAATGCAGATGTTAAACGAGACGATTCAGCATTGACAGTTGCATAAGCACTGGTTAGACGAGTTGATTCGGCGTTCACTGTAGCATAAGCTGAAGTTAGGCGAGTTGCTTCCGCATTGGCTTTATCAAATGCTCCAATAGCAGTATTCGAAGCTGTATTCGCTTTGGTAAACGCTCCAATAGCTGTATTAAGCGTATTTGAAGCATCTGACGCCACGTAAGTATTAGCTTTGGCAAAGGCTGCTTGACCGACTGACAATGCATTGTTGGCTTGACCAAACGCACTGGTTAAACGAGACGATTCCGTGTTAATTGTCGAATAAGCCGAAACCGCTATATCATTAGCACTATTTGCCTTTCCGAAAGCCGCTTGCGCTACCAAAAGAGCCGAATTGGCTGTATTGCCAGCTTGACCGGAAGATGACCCAACCGCCGAATTTGCAGTGTCGAAGGCGCTGTTTGCCTTGTCAAACGCCGCAATGGCTGCAATCAATGCTTCCGCTGCTACGTTCGAACTTGGGACAGGAGAAGGATCACTTCCCGGCGTTCCTACCGATGTAGTCGTTCCTGATACGCCATTCTTGGTTGTTGGAAAGAAAGGAATGACTCTTCCATCGCGAGCAATAAGTTGTTTCGCCTTGAAAATGATATCTTGGGTTGCGCCTTTGCCCGCGCTGTTGTTGTTCGTTCTCTGCTTTTGTTTACGAGAATTCAGGGAACTCGATACCTTTTCAACAGCTTCCTTTAGTTCGGTCGCCTTGGCAGTATCCTTCATTCTTTGAATCAAATCCTGAATAGGAGTTCCTTCAGACGTAAAGAAACTGTCTCCGTCAACGCCGGTTCCGGGGATCGAACTCAATAGGCTTTGCAATGCATTCTTGATATTTTCAATAAAATCATTGGCGACTTCGACTATCTCGCCTTTGGAGTTGATTTCCTGTTTGATTGCTCCAAAGATCGAATCGGAATTGATTGAAACATTAGAGATATCCGAAAGCGTATCAGCCAATGTGTCCGGATGCTGTAAGGTCTGAATTACTCGCAACAATTCCCCGGTTGTCTTGACATCTTTCATCAAGTCCAGTGCTTTAGTCAGGAATTTTTCTTGGTTAATCAGATTGCCAAGGGAAGCTCCACCGGGAGGCGATACCGAATTGATATCTCCACTTGCCGTCTTGACAAAGCTTTCCAAAGTCTGGACCATTGTGTCAGGCAAATCTAATTGAGAAATCAATTGAGAGATAAGACTGTTCAAGTCAAGACTAGACACAAGACCGCTTAAACCAGCTAATTTGGAACTGGTCATTTGCGAGGCTGCTTTGTCTATAGCAGTTGAAATGTTCTTGAATGGAGTATTTCGAATTCCCGACAAAGCAAAGACTGCACCATCGGAAGGCAAACCGCGAAGAGTCGCCTGTTTAAATTTCTCCCCTTTTTCTTCAATCTCTTTCTTGAACTTCTCCAATCCTGTTCTGTTGCTTTCCAGAATGGATTTGATGTTGGGAGGAAGCTTGATTTTCAATTCGATGTTTTGTGCTTTGTCCAAGAAAGGCAAAGTTGTATTGCCGGGAACGGAAGCACCCGATTCCTGTTTGGTTGCGAACGAACCAAGCAAGTGAGAATATCCAGTATGTTCGGCACCTTTGGGAATATAACCAGCCAAGATCGTCCCCGGAGTCGGTGGGCGATGAAATTCGGATGCGTCTGATTTGAGAGTTTGATTCAGAGGAAGGTGTTCGGTCTTGACGTTTTGACCATGCTTGCCCATTTGACGGACGCGAATACGTCCGGTTTCTTCCGGGTCTGGATCACCATCATGACCGCCTTCAACAATGAAATATTCGATATTACTCATTTATTATCCTAATGTCTGTCCATTTCCGACCGATTTGGACAAGCAATCGATAGTTGTTGTCGCCATTCCATCAGTCTTGAAAGTGTGAGTCAAAGCCGAAATCAAATAATAACCAGTGCCATAATCATCATTGACTTCAACTTGGTCTGTCGATTTATATATCTTGTTTGGGAAAGAAGCCTTGATCATCTTCCCTACGTGTAAGCTCGGATGAAATCCAACTGTCATTCTTAGAGCAACCTTGTCCGCATCCAATAGAGACAGTCTTGCCGTTCTCTTCAGCTTGTGTCGCTCTACATCGATTTCGCAATTCGGCTCACTTGCGGCTGAACCCTGATTGGTGAAAGAAACGTCACCTTCCCCGCCTCCCATTCCGCATTGGGAATTATTTCCTCCAATGATCGAATGAATGCCATTGAACGGATTAATCAGCAACAAAGAATTGAAGTCATTCGAGCCGTCCACTCCATTCATCAAATCGGCAATAAGATCGAAATCACAAGGAAATTCATAGCTCAAAATCGAGTCTGGATTCTCAAAGACTTGCGCAACTCGACCTTGTTCGGAATATGCGAATTCCGCGATATGGTTCTTTCGAGTCATTCCATACAGGGATTCAAATCTGTGTGTTCCAACCAAATCTTCCGTTGTCATATAATGAAGAAAAGACGGATCGTTTCCCCCTGCCAAGGCAACGTCTGATTGTTGCGCGACGACCTGATAAGGATGAATATTTTCAGCAAAATAGGTGCGAACTGGCGAAGCCGATTCCACAATCAACTTGGGAACACCGACACAACCTTTCAGAGCATCGGCAACTATGACATGAGGCGGAACGCATTTCCAAGACTTGGACATTCGACGGGACGCATTGCGAAAGACTGTTTCATCTGAACCGATGATTGAGAATGAATCGACCTGATCTGATATTGGCTTTCGTTCCGATACTCGAAAGACCTTGCCATTAAATGCGAAATCAGGAATATAACCGAATTTTTCCAAGATCGGTCTTTTTGCTCGAAAAAACAGATTAGCTCCTGCATACTTGTCAAGGTCTTTGACATAGCCATTGTGACGATAGGACTGGACTTCGATATTGAATTCGATGGTAGGTGACATAAGCGATTCAATGATCGAAATGCCTGTTATACTGGTTTCTTTCAGAAGATCGATATTGGCGTCTGTATCGATTGTAAATCCAGTTAAAGCTTCGGGATTGATGATAGACATTAGAAGCCTCGCAAATCACGAAAGAATGTGTTGCGTCCCTGAACAAAGCTATTCATTTCCGATTGAATTTGAGGATAATACTCTTTCTTTATTAGACGAATATTTCTTTTCTTCTCGTTCTCTGCATTTTCCCAATCATAATAGGTAATTGCTTCCTTGGAAATAACAATTTCAACTGCACTTCCATTCTTGAATAGCCCGGATATGTTAGGATAATAGGTTTCGGCAAGTTCTGAATAGGTATCGTAAGGCAGGTCTTCAGCATCGTTTGTTCTGGCATCTGCCAAATCGACGTATTGTCTCGTCTCTGTCCACTTGTTTGAATTGGTATCGCGAGAACGAATTACTTTCTCGTAATGGTGAATGTTGGTCTTTGCCCACTCAATCGAGCCGTATTTGTCTCGAATGAAGTTGTGAAAGTTCTTGCCTGTCAGAACCCAATCGTAATAAGGATCGACAATATCATTGGCATAGAGAATAACCCAATGAGCTAGAGGATCACCATAATATTTCAAGGCAATTGATTCAGGCGTGTCTTGTTCTCTCACTGAATAGAGATAATAGACAACATTCTCGTTCTTGACGATATCCTTGAACTTGGTTCGAAAAAGAATGTCGGTTACTGTATTCTTTCCATATGTTGTGACAGGAAAATATCCAAAGAACATTAGTAACCTCTTTCGATCATTGCGCGGTCATTAGGATCACGTTCACGCAAGTTAAGTCTCATTCTGATCTGGACTGGATAACCATTACGAAAAGTGACCCATTGCCCACCCGGGGAATAGTCAACGTCAACTTGCTCGATAACGCATTCATCGATCTTTGGTATATTCGTGTTCTCCACTCCATTATGAAAGAATTGAACGTCAATGGTATCAGGAGCGGACCAAACGAATGTGTTCAACAATTGCGGTCCAATGCCTTTACCATCAACAGAACGTCTTGGAGCGGCTGTTGCTCGCAATTGTTGAATCATCTTCTTTAGCTCGTTTGTCTCCGCTTCATTAACAGGCGCGAACATGAACTCGAATGAATATTGACGTTGGGGAATATTGTCAAAAATGACTTCGACCTTGGGATTGATCGAATAACCAGCCAACTTGACTGCTGTTTGCCCATCGTTCAAGAGAGTGTCGAATCCCTTATTGTTCACGGCTGATTGCACTCCCGACAACAATCTATCTGTCAGATTTGTTTGCATATAATCGATTGTGTTGGTGAATATCATTGGATTTGGCATATAGAACGAAAATGCTGCTTTCGCTTTCTTGATACGAGCCGTTCTGTTCTTGTCTCGTTCTTCGGCTGTTGCCAGCGTGCCAGACGTAAAGAAATTGGTGAATTCATTGGCAGTGAAGATGATCGAGTGATTCGAAGGTTGTCCCGGCACTGGAAACTCGTTCACACCTTTGGGAAACGAGTATATTTGCGGAATCTGCTTCGCTTCCGCGTTCAATATTGCAAAATTGGGATTATTGGTATCGACAAAACTGTTTCGATATGAGATTATTGGCATTTTTCCATCCGGTTTGTATAAATAATATTTATGAGCAAAGGCGTTAGATCATACAAAGGTATATTTACTCCCAAACATCCAAAAAAGTATATCGGTGATGTTAATAAGATAGTGTTTCGTTCCCTTTGGGAGAAACAGGTTATGGAATATTTGGATAATAACGCTAACGTTATTGCCTATGGTTCGGAAGAACTTGTAATACCTTATTTATCTCCCGTTGATGGAAAAGTGCATCGATACTTCCCCGACTTTATCGTAAAAATGAAGGATACCCAAGGCAACGTGAAGATAAAAATCATTGAAGTCAAGCCAAAGAAACAGACAATGATGCCTGAAGGCAAGACCATGACCAAGCGATTGATGGAAGAAATGGCAACTTACGCGGTCAATCACGCGAAGTTCGAAGCCGCCAACAAATTCTGCAAAGAAAAAGGTTGGGAATTTGTTGTGGTGACAGAGGATTTCTTGGTATAAAAAAAAGCGGCAATGAAGCCGCTTTAGTTCATTTCTTCAATGAAAACCCAATTGTTTTCGAGCAATTCGTTGATATTGTAAAGAAATTGATTGGCGGGAGGATCGTCTTCCTTCCCAACTTCACCAATCCAACGGAAATCACCGCCGCTTCCTTTCAGGAAACGAACCAAGCGTATTCCTTTGTAAATCGATTCCTGTCCAAAAACATGATAGCGCATGTTGATTTCGATCCTCTATACCATCATCCATGCGATGACCAACAGAACCACACCGATGACAAACGCGAAGAAATGATCGCCGCCAGTGCCAGGGCGCTTGTTGACCGTGACTCCACCGGTCAAAGCCGCCAAGACAAATGCAATCCCGAAAAACCAGAACGGGAAAGACAAGACTGCCAAAAACATTGCCATAATTTCAATCTCCTGCTATACCTTTTCGGAAATTTTCTTTTGAGCAGCGGCAATGGCTACTTGGAATGCCCAAAAGTCACCGTGGAGAGCACGTTCTGTGAATTTCTTAATGATACAATCCAACTGACGTGCTGTATAACCGTCAAGACGAGTCTCGTCGAAAATGTCGGTTCGATTCAGTTCAAGTTCATTGATCTTGCGCATGACTTCAATCTCCTGTTTACATTTTCAATATAGCAGAAAAAAATTCCAATGTCAATAGCCGTTCGATAAATAATGGCATGATCGATCCGGACAAATACAAACACCAAACATATTCACAGTTACGAGACAAGACTCGACGTTCCTTGACATGGTTTCATGACAAGTTGGTTGCGACCGGAAACAAGAAAACAATTTCGAGAAAAGCGCATGGCGTAGTCAAACAGGAGTTAATGGCAGACTCTTTAAGACAAGATTCAAATCATGTCATCGGAAACATGTATTTCTTTGTATATGATCCAAAACACAAGAAAACATTGCCTTACTATGACACCTTTCCTTTGGTCTTTCCTATTGAAATCTATGACGATGGCTTTCTAGGTCTGAATTTCCATTATCTCGACTATAAAAGCAGAATCGTTCTATTGGGAGAACTTAGTTCGCTCGCTAATAACAAGAGATACGATCAGACAACCAAGCTGAAATTGAGCTATCAAAAGATCAAGTCTTTCAGCCAATATTTTCAACCCACTGTCAAGCGTTATCTGGCTGGACACGTCCGAAGCCAATTTATCAAGATATTCCCGAACGAATGGGAAAACGCTTTGTTCCTACCATTGCAGAACTTCGAAAAGGCGACGACTGCCAAGGTATGGAGAGATTCGAGAAAGAAGAACAATGTCCGACCTTGAAGAATTCCGTTCCTCGTTTCGACGCGGATTAGCCAAAGCCGCTAAATTCCAGACATTGATATTGCCTCCCGCCAATCTTCAAAACGAAATCGGCACTCTTCCCCAAGGTGGAAAGATGCTTTGTTCGGATGCTGAATTGGCAGGACAATCCTTGAACACAATGGATTTTCGTTACTATGGACCATCGTTCAAGACACCGAATATCACGTCTTATTCAGACTTGACTCTTACCTTCCTAACCCAAGAAAACATGGAAGAGAGAGATTATTTCTATAAATGGTTTCGATACATAATCGGGAATGGGTCTTACGATCTGGCGTTTCGTGATGAATATGCAGCACGTATTACTATCGAAAAAATACGTGATGACGGACCTATCATCCACAAGACAGTGATTCAGAAAGCCTATCCAGTCAGTGTCATGCCTTTGCCGCTGTCATGGGCGGATGATGGCTTTTTGAGAACAATGGTTCAATTCACCTATACAGACTTCACTATGCAACCTACAGAGGAATATTAATGCTACCTAAAATTGCCTTTCAAACATTTTTTGTTAAATTACCACTATCTGGAAAAGAACTCGAATGTCGATCCTACCTAGTCAAGGAAGACCGAATTCTGTTGATGGCGGCTCAATCCGAAGATGTAAAACAAGTCGCCGCTGCTACTCGACAAGTCATGAATGCGTGCGTGCTTGAACCGAATTTCGACGTAATCAATCTTTCGAATATCGATGCTGACTTCCTGCTTTTGTCATTAAGATCAAAATCGGTCGGGGAAAAGGCTGCACAGAACTTCACTTGTCAGACAGTCAAGGACGAAAAGTCTTGTGATACTCCATTCGAGATTACAATCGATTTGAGAGACGCAAAACTGGACGGCGAAGTTGAAAAGACCAAGACCATTGAAATCACCAAAGGCGTTGGCATCAAGTTAAAGCCTACTTCGTTTGAATCCACTCTCAATTACAATCCAAACGATTCCGAGATTGATCAGGATATCGCTTCGATCTATTACAGTATGGAAAGTGTTTATAGCGACGAGACAGTATTCAGCCGAAAAGACGTTACTTTTGAAGAATTCAAGACATGGATACTGGATTTGGACAGAGTGACATTCAAGAAAATACTTGATTATGTTTCGAATATGCCCGATCTGGTTATTGAAAAGACCCATAAATGCGTGAATTGTGGCACAGAACATCATATCAAGATGGATAGTCTAATGGATTTTTTCGTCTAACGGTTCAGCATGACAACCTGCTGAACCACTATAAATCCAATCTGGCACTACAGAAGAGTCACGGTTTCAATATCGATTATCTTGATAATATCATGCCTTGGGAAAGATTGGTTTATACCGACTTGATCAAAGTGCAAATGGAAGAAGACCGCATTCGAATGGTCGATCACATGAACGCGATGAAAGACACTCAATCAATAGTTAAGAAGATCAAGAAATGAGCGAATTCCTTAGATACCTACTCGACAAAAGAGCCGAAAAGAAAGCCGTTATCGAGGATCGAAAACAGAGAGATATCGATGAAAATGCGAGAGAAGCAGCGGAAATGCTTCGGCGCGATCGTGAAGCTATGTCTTCTCGCGTCAAACAGATGCGAGACAATCATTCAGGAAAATCATCGTCCATTCAACGCGCACCAATGGCAGGAGGGACATCAAAGGGGCAAAAAAGCACTCCTGAACGTCTGGCAAGAATCATCGTTTTTGCGCTTGGTGACAAAATTGAAAGAGAAGTTCGTCAAGCCGTCAGCACAGAGATAAGCAATCCTCAAAATTATACGAATAGAGCTATTGCCGTAGTAGATGACAAGCTGGATTCGGCTAATAAAAGCCTTAATAAGTTGCTTGATTACAGTATCACTACTCATAAGATGCTGGAAAAACTATCAAAGAATATTTCAAGAGGGTCGGGAACCAGTTTTTTTCCTGATTTAGACATTCCGGGTAATAAAAAAGGCAAGGGGTTCAAAATGCCAACCGGAGCGGAACTTGGGTTGATGGCAAGAGCATTTACTTGGATGGCTTCTTTCGGGTTAGGTGTTCAATCTCTTGGTGATACTCCCGGTGATACTTTTGAAGAACAGGTAGCAAATCAAAAGAAATACCGCGAAGGGTTGGAAAAGCTGTTTGGCATCAAGAAGACACCAAGTCATTCCCAAGAAAGAGAACGTGATACTTCTCTGGATCGAATCATTCGTCAAAGAGAATTCAACGGAACTAATTTGTCGCCATTAATGACTCCTCCAAACTTGGCAACAAGTGATGAAGTCGGTCCTAAGCCAAGACGAATGCTTAAGCCTGATAATGCCATTAAAGAACAAAAAATCCTTGAATTGAAGCAAAAAATATCAGTGCTTCGTGAAGGCATTTCCTATCATCTGTCCCAATCTCCCGAATGGCAAAAGAGATATCATAACCGTTATACCAAGGCTCTACAGGATTTAGAGCGTTACCAGCGCGAATTGGCTGCTTTGGAAGGTCTTACTCCCGGTCCTAAGCCAAGACGCCTCCTGAAGCCAAACAAGGCGGTTTCCAAGCCTTCTACAATCCAGAATATGCTAAATGGAATGAATAGATTCGCTCCCAAGAATCCGTCTGTCTCCAATCAGAATGCATCGGATGATTCAGCCTTCTATTTCATGCCTCAAAAGAGACAGTCCAATAATATCGAATATCGATTTGGTGACAACAATATCAATCCAACCAATTCCATTCGTTACAAGCGTCTGTTTGGTGGGTTCGATACCGGCATGGGAACGTATCTTGCTCCACAGATGAGCGGACAATATTCAGGAAATGGTTTCTCTCCAAGAACAACCTATGATGGTTCGTATAATGGATATTCAACCAGTGATCCGAGACAGGAGAATGATGGAAGAAACGGACCTTCCTCGACAATTGCTCGCCAGTATGAACAGAGAAAGAGAACGGAAGCGCGTTTGTTCTCCAATACTCCAATGATGCCGGGAAAGGACGTGAAATCGACCATTACCAACGTCAAAAGTCGAAATGCCGGAATCAGTCAAGGCGCGGGTTCGATGCTGACAGATGCCAAGGGAAGAGTCATTTCGACTGCTGATACAAATCTGCCGGTTCATCAAAGAGCGTTTCTGGACACATTGGCAATGGGTAATGCCACTTCGGGCGGAAACTATTGGGAATCGCCTGATTACAACACGATTGTCGGCGGCAAGAAATTTACCGACATGTCAAAGCATCCTGAAATCTTCGGAACTCCTGATTCCACGGCGGCTGGACGCTATCAGTTCACAAAGACAACATGGAAGGACGTTGTTCGTCGCTATAATCGAGAGAATCCAGACAATCCAATTACAGACTTTAGTGCAAAAAATCAGGATAGCGCCGCTTATTTCCTTGCCCAAAAAGACTATGCAAGACGAACAGGTGGACGCAATCTGGACGAGGATTTGAAAGCGGGCAATACTGAACACATTCGTTCCGGTTTGGGGGGAATGGGAATGGATACGACTTGGCAGATTTTGCAAAAGAAGTCGGTTTCGGATATCGATTCCGCTTATCGTGCCAACCTTGCTCGAAATCAGGAATATGCGACACAACCGGGACAACTATCGGACAAGTCCAAATCAACCTTTGATACTCTGCTGAATCCGGATGCGCGAATTTCGACAAACAAGAAATTCGATCCTGTCAACCCCAGCAAACCAATGACGAATTCTTTCGTTCAAATGTCCAATCAGGGTAAAATCCGAGATAAGCCAATCTCTGATAATCTATCAGACGTTCTGAATTATGCGGGAAGCCAATCGGGAATCGATAAGGTCGAAGTCACTTCAGGCGGACAAGATGCAATCGGCACGCGAGGAAAAAGAACAGGATCGACTCGACACGATAATGGAAATGCTGCCGATCTTGTCTTGTGGCGAGGTGGAAAGAAACTGGATTTCAACAATCCGGATGATCGTGCTGTCATGCAAGCTTTTGTCCGAAATGCTTCTAAAGCAGGAGCAACCGGCATCGGTGCGGGTAATGAATATATGGGAGGAAACACCTTGCATGTTGGTTTCGGAAAAGAGGCAACATGGGGTTCGGCTGGAAAAGGCGATGGTTGGGTCGCCCAAGCCGCTGCTGAAGGGCGGAAAGAACGATCCGGCTTCAATCTATCCACTTGGAAAAAGGAAACAGAAGCCAAGAAATCGACTCCCGATGTAGTCAAGATGAAGCCTTCTGCGATGAAATTTCGCTTGGACAAAAACGGCAAGCTTGTTCCCGATTTTGAATTGGTTGCCGGTCAAACAGGACTAGAAAAGCATCCATTGTTTCGCAAGATGAAAAAGGCAACGGAAGCCGAATCGCTTGTTCCGCCTAGACAGGAGGATATCGAAAGACGAGCTAGAGAGACAGAGGAAAACGCGAAGAAACAGCGTGAAAAAGAACGGGAAATGTCAGTTGCCCGGGCAAGAGCCGCTATGCCTAAACCAGACGAAAAAGTTGGCACGGTCCAAGGCAATACTCACAAAAGAATGTCCGGAAGCCTTGCCGCCGTCAACCGTCAAAGCAAAGGACAAAACCCGGCAAATGCAAGAGACTCGCATGTGTCGGGAGTTGTCAATATGCCTACCTATTGGTCGAAGATCGATGAAGTCTAAGGCTTTTCTAGTTTGGACCAGTTATCATCAAGAAATGGAACGTAACTGGTCCAGCCTTGCAAGAACATATCAAAAGGGACTGCCACCCACACAAAGCAGATTGAGTCGCTTCCAGCGCCGATTACTTCGATAACATTGTTGTTATTATCGATATATCTTTCGCCTTTCTTTACGTCTTTTGGTTCAATCATTTTTTTCCATACTTCTTTTTCAGTTCCGCCAACTCGGATTCGAATGAAGGCATTTCTTCAAACACTTCTCCGATAGTCGCGGTCAAAGTCACCTTATAGACATTTTCAGTGTCCTGCTTATCACGGAAAGCGGATTTCTCGCTTTCATATTCATCACCTTCATTAAAGATATCGATAGCATCAAAAAGCGTTGGATCGTCTTCCGAAATGATATAGAATGTTTCGGTTTCTGTCTTGACAGATTCCGGAACAAATGGCGATTCTTCCTTCGGACGATCTTCCTCAAATACATCGGGGAAGTTCGAACCTGTATCATCCAGCTTCCATTCGGTGGAAATGCCATGCGATGTATTGAGTTCAAATCCATTCGGAAGACCCATGCAATTGTTCATGCGAACTTTGACGGTGCCATCATCATTGATAGCAAGTATCTCTGTTGTCATTTCCCCATATCTGTAAATCTGTCCGACCTTCAAATTTTCGATAGGATGAAGTTCAGCCAGTGACGCAATATGATCAATATATGAATTAAAAATCTTATCTAGACTCATAATATATTCCTTCTATTTTGTGGTTTATTCGACGTTATATTTCTTTTTCAGTTCCGCCAACTCGGATTCAAATGTTGGCTTGGTTTCCTGAACTTCTTCAATTCTATAATCGATGATGACTTTAACGATGACTTCGCTCTCTTCATCAAAATCATCTTCCTGCACAACCTTGGACCATGCCTTAAATCGAATCGGAGTCATTTTCACTTCCCATGAATTTCGTCATACCAATCCTTGAAAGCATCGGCGCGAGTTGCATATCCATCAACCGCGATCTTATCCGGATGATTGAAGATCAGAAACCACTTGCCGCTGACAATTTCCTTGTCAACGATTCCACCCTGAATCGGGTCTGGATTGGTTGCAATTCCACCCGGATATCCTTCGGTCCAACCGCTAGGAAGGTAGTTCATTTTTTCACTCCACAATCGAGAAATATTCGGGAAGATTTTTCATCGGGAAATTATAGCCGATATTGATATGAGCCTTTCCCAAACGATCAATCTTGACCGTCTGTATGTTCATATGCATGGGACTTGTGACGATGAATTTTTCATCAAGTTTGGCGTTAACCGCCTTACCGCGAGTCCCCGGAGTCTTCATTATAAAGGGCTTGATCACCTTTAGAATCGAACCTTGTTTCACTTCTTTCTCTCCCAATAAGGAATCAACACGCTTTCTATATCTTCCAATTTATAGCGCAAATCATCCATCTTGTCAATAAGCGGCTTCGCTTCTTCCTTCAAACGCTTTTCGAGGCGTCTTCCGACTTCCGCATCAAGGTCTTTGAATTCGTTTTTTGCTTCTTGAATTGTTTTATCATAAACATCCATCATCCATAATTCAAAAATATTAAAATCGATTTCAATATCATTGATCGTTACCTTGGCTTCAAATCTGTCGGTTCGGACATTTCCTTCCTTATTCGTCTGCGCCAATTTATCAATTAATTCGTGTTTTTGCTTTAACATCAAATGTGTGATTATCTTTTCAGTATCAAGACCAAATTTCATGATAAAATCCTATCTGTATATTCATTAACGTAAACTACAATGAATTTTTCAAAAGAATCAATGCGTTGATCAAGAGGAATTGGATTTCCCAACGGCATTCGGACTTCCAACATATCATCATCGTATCCCATGCCGTTTTTAACCAAACGACGCGCCACGAAAACTCCCGGCACGTTCAATTGTTCCTGCAATCGCATTCGAGTTTCTTTTGATGCAATACGACTCATTCTTCAACTTTTCTATATTTGGTCGTTCCGATAGAAATTTCGTCGGGTGGTTCATAGGACCAAAAGCAATGCTTTCCGTCAACGCCAGTGTCAAAGACGATATTTCCGCCTTCGATAGAGGGATTGCGCTTGATGAAATCTTTTTGAGCTTCAATATACTCGACAAATTTATCCCAATTATACGGTATTTTCATATCACCATCTTTCCGTAATTACATCACTGCCGCAATTGGCACATGAAAATCCCTTGGCACCATCGGGACCGCCTCCATAATCCGTTCCGGACCATAGAAGTCGAACCTCGCCTTCGTGATATGTGTTGATTGCGTTACAATTCTTGCATGTAGCTTGTTTGAGACGCTTTTGATCAAATCCAATAACTGTCGCCATATTAAATATCCTTTGACGGCTTCGTGCCTATTTTTATCTCCTAGAATACGCACATTTCAACATAATTCTTCCGACGATATGCACTTTTCTTTTCGTCAAAAACCTCAAAAGTTTCGTTGTTGACGAGATAGCCAAATTCAACAGGAATTTCACCCGAATCGATCTTATTGGCGAAAGTATTCCTTTCCAGAAACGAACTTGTGAAATGTCTGAACGCCTTTTCCAAAGCGTCGTAATGCATATGCATATCATGAAAAACTATGCAGTCAACCATAACCGCAGGATAGCGAGTTTCTGATTTGGTAGGAATGAAAAATTCCTTGAGATTCATGATCAAAGCCTTTCCATCTTTCCATCAATCTGATGATAATATGTCAACTTCGGCGGATTGGCAAGAGAATCTTCAATCTTAAATGGCCAAGTATCCCAAGCGGGAGATTCGGAAATCATCATATACCGATTATAAAATTTGGTATACATATCTTTCACGAAATTTTCGGAAGCGTCGAAATTGGCAAAGGTGCCATAGGGAACGCCGACAATGTTTCGCGTTCCTTCTTCGACCTCAAATACTATAAACACTTTGATCATGATTTTATTCCTCTTCACCCTTCTTGAACACCGCGACGAAAGCGTTGGCGCAACCCGAAAGCCCGGTTGCCTTCCGCCCGCCAGTCGTCAGCTTGGCAACAGCCGGGAACCACCGGCTCTCTTCGTGCAACCCTAGCTTTTTCTGAATCCGGCTTCCATACCCAACCGGCACCCACTTGCGACCATACTTCGCAAGCTTATCGTCGGGAATGCGCCACATCTTCTTCATCGGCGCGTTCCACTGATCAGGACGATGGATATCTGCGAACTTATAGACTTTGTGGGCAAGGACATTGCCGTCCGCATCACAGAGAACCGGGAACTGTGCGCAACCGCCGTTTTCCAGAATCTTGATGGTCTTTTCGTCCTGTTCGGCACCAATTCCATGTGCCCACTGCGAAAGGAAACCATCGGTATCACAACGCTGGAAAGACTCTTCCTTGGCTTCCCGCTTCCGCTTGGCTTCCGCCTTCAAAGCGGCAATTTGGGCAAGCTGTTCTTCGGTAGGCTTGGGTGCTTCCGTAAACATTGCTATCTCCATTAGCATCTATGGTGAATATAGCAAAAAGGAAACCAATGTCAAGCTATAATTCACGATATCCGATTAAATTTGCATATTTTATATCTGGTTCTTCGGTCATTCCGCCCCTTTCTAAGGTTCCGACTCTTTTGACCAAATGCCAGAACATAGCATCAGACTTATGACGAACGAAAGCGGGCAAACTTTTATCGTCCGCCCGCCTTCTAGCTTCTAACATTTCTTGTCTTAAATATTCAAGAGACGCCACTTGGACCTCATAATCCCAAAACAACGGTCAACTGACATGATACTTTCATGCCACTTTCCATCAATCTTCTTAAAAAAGAGTTCGCCCTTGCCGTTGAAAATGGATGCACTGAAAGGCTTGGACTGTGCGAACATTTCAGGACGAAGCCGAAAAACTTCCTCGCCACGAATATTTTCCGAAAATCGAAGCATTGCTATCTCCATTAGCATCTATGGTGAATATAGCTAAAAGGCGGGATTTTGTCAACCCCGCCTTTTATTTTTTATCGAAGATAACGCGCGCCGTAAGGACCGACATCAGCCGCGCCATTCCGGATATTGCCGCGAACACCCTTGGCAGGTGCCTTCCAACTTGCCGACTTCAGAATGTCACCCGTTGCAAGATCGACAAAGCAGAAAGCGGAACCATACAGTTCCTTGCCGCGACACTCGACAATACGAGCATACTTCTTGCCCATTTCGGCGCGGAAGGTCACTCCATGAGTCTCTTCGGCATAGCCCATCTTGGCGTTATAAGCCTTCTTCATCGCGTCAAGAGCGACGAGGAATTCAGAAATCTGGTTTTCCATAGCGAATTTCTCCATAACGATACAAAACACATATAGCAAAAGGACAGACTCTTGTCAAGTCTGTCCTTTATCATTTCATCAAATTATCAATTTCAGAGTGCGCCTTTTTCGTAAACGACCTTGATATCACCTTTTTTCAAATAGTTTTCAATCTCTTTTGCGGCTTTGAGAAATGTTTCCAATTTTCTTGGTTCATTTTCTTGAATAAAATTGCCAGCATAACTCAAACTTTGAATTCGAATATCATAATCAGTTGGCTTCCATTGACCAATCACTTGTGAAGCCGCATCTGTTTCAAACTTTTCATTCCAAGTATTTTCTTCCATATTTTCATCCTCTATAATTTGTTGTTTTCACAGGAGGATATTTTGCAAATCCGTCATCATATTGATATTGTGGAAAAGGGTTAGGAAGATTTGATCTTCTATCCAACACAATTCCTCTTTTCTCTAATCCCGCTCTATCATCATAATAAATTGTAATGATCTTGAATGGAGTTTCTTCAAACTTGATATCTCCAACTTTGATCGAAGGTGAATTGATTTCCGAACCGAAACCAGTTCCCAAACCGGAAGCTTGGGTTTCTGTGTAATTTGTGCCAAAAGCAGAATAACCAACATATTTTCTGGCATCTTCTTTGGCATTAACAGCCGTTCTAACCTGATTTGTCGCAATCGGTAATCCGGTTCCGACTGTAGGAACTCCATTCCAGATAGGTTCGTTTGAAATGTTCAAGGAATTATTGATCCATCCAATTCCGCGCGAACGATCATCGTCATATTCTCTAAAGAACATGACTCCGATAACCCCGACATTCTGCTTACCATAACCCATTGATCTAGAATAGGAATTGTCCATTTTATCAAAGAAAAATTCATTGACAGTGTTGATTCCGGTTCTCCAACCTTTGATCGTTATTTCATCGTTACAATTGATAACATAACCGGAAGACTTATCACTTGCTGGCTTTCCATCAATAACCGAAAGACCATCAATAGAGATAATGGCTTTCTGTTTGCGGTTGTTCCATGTTTCAGTATTTCGAATCTTCAAATAAAAAGCAGATTTTTTTCTCCCCTCAACAAATGAATTACCATATTCATCACGATATTCTTTAAGAGGCTTGTTTGTCTCGGATAGGTAAACACTTACATCTGACATTATTTGTCTCCATTCATTGTTGCGACTTCTTTTTCGTTATACAATGATCCGACAGACGCCTGAATATCTGCATAGTTCATTCCCATACCGCGCATTGACTTCATTCTGTTTGCGGCTGAACTAACAGCAACATACATGCTTTCGGTCGATCCTGCATTATATCCACTTGCTGCGAATCCAGATACACCCAATCCAGCGGATTCGGTAAACGCATCAACATTGGCACCGACATAACCAATGATCCAGTCAGCGGCTTCACAAGCCTTGACCATATCCTTGATTTGTTGACGTGAGAACTTGCGCGAAGCGTTCTCCCCGCCGTCCGTAATGATCTGAACGATAACGGAAGGACGATCTTCCTTTTTCTTGGAAGACAATATTCCATTGATTTTGGTGATGGTTTCCCCCACCGCGTCTAGAAGATTGGTCATTCCAAGAGGACGATAATCCGAGAAATTATGAATTTCCTTCACGTTCACATTATCGACAGGAATGTTGATACGACCGCCTTCGAACTTGACAATGGTTAGATTGGTCTGAATTGAATCCTTGGCTTGATCCTCGATCAGCGTATTGATTCCGCCAATGGTATCTTTTGTCAGGTCTGACATTGAACCGGATTCGTCAACCACGAGGAAGAGCAAGCATCCTTTGGTTCCGGCTTTCTTGGCTTTGAATTGTTTGGGAGATTGTGTTCCCGGCGCGATTTGGAGAGTTGTTGTCATTTGCGCAAAGGAAATTGGACCCGGGAACGGGTTAGGTAAATTATTCATGTTTTTCTCTTTCGTTATGGGACTTCGTTGTGCCTACTGCACTCTGCCCAAGGGTTAATGATGGAAAGCTTTCCATCCTTTATATGTATCATTCATATATTTTCCATTATATAAATTTCTCATTGGAGATTCATGCAATCCATTTTCTCGACAAAATTTTTGAATATTATCGACTTTGATTACTTCCCCCGTTGGATTTATATAATGATATGTTTTTCTATTAGCTCTGGCAATTTTTTCACGAGTTTCTTTATCGAAAATTCTTCCTATTCCGGCTTTTGATAGATTTTCTCTATGTTTTTCAGAAAAAATCAAATTTTTTCTTTTTTCCAATCTTTCCTGCGAGAGAGGAACGCCAGTAAGACTTTTCGATATTTTTTGTCCTACTGTTAACTTAGTTTCTTCGTTATTAGACCAATGACATTTAACACTAAATGACAAATTATAATATCGTGATTTTTTCTTTACTAAATCGAACCACTTTTGTTCTTCGTCAAAAAGCTCTTTTCTATTAGTATAAATTCGAGATAGAATCCGTCTCTTGAAATCATTAGGTCTTCTTCGGTATGCGTCTCTCATTCTATTGGATGAACAGACATATCCATCATCTTCAGTTCCCCAATGAGAACCTATATAGAACATCTTTCGTTTTCTATCATACCAGATATAAACAAAACCATATTTTTCCTGCATGTAATACTCCCGTAATTTTCACTACGGGAGTATTTATGTTTATCGAGTGTTCTATTCATCCGCAAGATTACGGAAGTAATCAAGTGTCTTATCTTCGTCATTTGCCGACTTGCCGGTTTCGAAAGGAATTTCGTCATCGATTTCATCGGCAAGAGTCTTGCTCGCATTCTTTCTGGAAACAGGTTCCTGATCAAGAATCGATCCGACAGATTCGACTTCATCAAAACGCTTCTTCAAATCTGCATAAGACTTGAAGTTGGCAGGATCGATGAATTCGAGCAAGGAATATTCCTTCTGCCAAATTTCATTCAACTTGTCTTCATCATCAAACAATGGAGCGGACTTGGCAAATACGGACTTATCGTAATTGCGATATCCATCCTTGTTGACGATTTTCAACTTGAAGTTCGCACCATTGAGCAAGTCGAATGGATTCAGAGGCTTTTCGTCTGCAAAAGCAGGTTTCATAGCTTCCTGAATTTTTTCGAAAATCTTGGTTCCGAAACGGAACAAGAAAACCTTTCCATTATTTTCTGGATTGGCAGGATCATCAACAACGTAAACGTTGGCGATATAGTTGGTGCGGCGAGCGCGTCTGCGAGCGGTTGCCTGATCACCCGCATTCCAAGCAAGTGAGTTTGCTTCGGAAACCGGGTCTGTCTGTCCTAGAGTTGTCAGGCTGTTTTCAATATACCACTTTCCGGTTGGACCCTTGAAGCCGTGGGAGAAAACTTTAACCCAAGGTGCGCCAGTCTTGATATCCATCGGTGGAGTCGGCAAAAAGCGGATGACTGCCAAACCGTTTCCGGCTTTGTCCACACCCGGTTGCCATAGTCTATCATCATTTCCGTTTTGTTTGTTTGCCTGTAGTTTTTCGATTTCTTTTGTGATTCGGTCGAAATTAGCTGCATCTTTGAAGTTCATCGGTTGTATCTTTCGTGTTTGTTGATTCGGTTGAATTTCCCATAACAACATTTTCTTTCACGAAATCTACAAATATCGTTTTCATTCTTTCCTTATCATAGGTGAAAAATGGCTTATATTTGTTGATTAGTTGCGTCTTTTTACGCCATAATATCTGGTCATCTAGCGATTCAAACTTGCCGCTAAAGCCAATTAGATCATCCAAGATAATGAAAGTTTCATACGAGATTTCTTCTCGATAGAAGCAAGTCAGAATATCTGGATTTTGTCCGCCCCTTATCTTGAAGGGGTTGGACGATTTGCCAAACAGGATTTGGAGTTCATTTCCAAATGCATAGGCAATTCTTTGTCTCAAACCGACCATCTTAAGAAGACGGTCTTTGGCTGGTTTTTCCAGCAGTTCCAGCGCCCATATTTTGGGGTTTTCCCGAAAGTTGGCTACCAACAAATCGAGAATTTCGCCTTCTCTGTATATATGAGACAATTTATTGAAATGAAATCGATCTTTTCGCTGTTCGAATTTGTCTCGACTTACATTTACCTTACCATTGTAACGAAAAAAATCGTAAGAATCAAGAGAAAAATGATTCCGAATGGCAATTGTTAGAGAAAAGACCTGAAATCCATTCATTATACAAAAGGCAATCCTTTGTTTCTATTTTTTTCTTTTTTGACAAGCCGCTTTTCCTCTGCTTCTTCCATCAACCGTTCTTTGAGAACAGGAGAAAGAAGCCTTGGGATTTTTTCGACTTCCAAATCATTTTCTTCACAAAATTCCAAGATCGCTTCCATGACAGTCAATGTCCGCTCGATTATAAGCTTTTCGATGGCCATCTGGAATCGAAGCAATTCATCTTTGCTGATTGGCGGCATGTTCTTCCAATTCTTTTATTCTTTTCTGAAAATAATCAATGATTTGATCATTTCTCTGCCCTTGCATTTGCAGAACATTCAACAGTTCATATTCGAATGCTGCACGCAAGGCTTGGTTAATCGAGTAAGATATCTTCATAAAAATACTCAATAAAAATAGGTCGCCCGAATTGACGACCTAAAGGACTGTCCGAAATGTGTATACAAAAATTGGTCAGTTAGCGCAAGCTTGGCTTTCTATTGGAAGCCAAAAACAGCACATTTGGTTCATCGGCTTGAAAAATCGCAAGCCATTCTTTTGCATTTGATTCTGTGCAATCTCGTTCGGCAACCCAATGATTGCCTTTTGCGACACTGAATCGTTTGGACCAAATCTTCACGTCACTTCTCTCCATTGCGATTATGTTTATATAATAAGGCATGGAGAGTCGTTTGTCAAGAAAAAATTACAAACCTATCTCATATTCCAGAACAGCCATGATTGCGGCTTTCGCGCCTGTCTCGTAAGGGAAGCTGCAATGGTCCGCATTCCATTCCGGCTTGGCAAACGAGCAAACAAAGAGGTTTGGCTGTTTATAGTCGCGGGAAATGTGGAAGAAGTGACCGGACCCTTCCTTGCGCATTAGTCGATCCTTGGACCAACGGATAGCACGAAAGACATTGGTTTTGGCAGATTCAGGAGCAGTTCCGTAATTAATAGTTGCTTGATATCGCAACTTGGCGCGGCGCAAATCCCAATATTTGATTGCGCGTCTATAGAGACGATGCGCAGTGTAATGGGGATTTGGTGCTGGCAAGCCAATTGCATTGGTGGCGATTTGCCAACCAAGATGACTGTCGGTTAGGCATTCATCACCAGTTTCGATAATCTCACCTTCGATAAGTTGTCGATATCGATCATCCCAAGTCATTCGGCTTCAACCTTCTCCGCTCTCTTCCAAAGGAAGCTCAAATCACAATAATTATAGACAACAAATCCACCCCAAAGTAGGGCGAAAAAGGACAAAAAATAAATGTGACTTGGGAGATAGTAGTCTATTGGATGTTCCGGAATGAACCGAAGAGACTGTTCAAGCTTTTCAAAAAAATCAATCATTTAATCACCTTTCCATTATTTGGCAGAATCCAATCGATAAGGGAATCAGGAGCAACCCTTTACCCTAGCACAATCCATTCCAACGTTATTGCAACTCACAAAAGGTCTAGACTGCCAAGAAACACCTTTCGGCATGTCTCCGGAATTGAATTCGACAAAAGAATGTGTGATTTTTATTCTGTTGCCAAGAAAAAATCACAAAAACTCCGAATATCCTTAAGCAGCCAAGGCTAGTTGAGGCTTCGAGAAGACACTTTCGTTGTCTTTTATGTTTTGACCCTAACGGCGGTATCATGCCGGAAACCTAACTAATATTCCGCCTGAATAGTCGAACCTATTTCGCCCCCATCAAAAATTTCGATCCACATATATGATAGTGGAGTCGACCGGAATTTTTGGTGGAGGCGGCGATGTTCTGCCCATCGCGTCCTACCCAACTTTCATACAGCTTCAATCAGTTTCAACCATATTTATATATGAAAGACTTTCAGTTGTCAACACAAAAAATCACATGCACCCAATGACCAAAAATATTAATCAATGACTCTTTCGAACGAAATAGAAAGTGTCATGATCCTCAATCGCGATGTAATCGCTTTTGATCTTCTCATGCAGCTTGGCGGCAAGCTTCTTATAGATGCCAACCTTCTTGTCGGTGTTGGAAGTGAAGTGAAGTGAATAGGGTTTCTTTCTCTTGATGAATTCCACCAAGATTTCACCCACCTTCAGGAAGACGGGCAATGCGTTGTCGAAATACTTACGATCCCGCATACCAAACTCCACTTCGTCATCGAAATGGTGATGCGGATCATATGCGGCTTTGTCAGTCGCACCGCCAATCACATAGAAGCTAATGCTTCCTTCATTCGAAATTTCCAGCTTGTAAACCAACCCGGAAATGGTGAACTTTTTACTGAATTGCATAATGACTCAATTTCCTTCTGTCACATAATATAGCCATACCTTATCGTCATTGTCAAGTAGGAACTCATAAAGAGGCTGATCTTCTTCAATAATTTCCAGAAATTCAATCAGGTCTTCTCTTTGGAATTTCGGCTTGTTCCCGGTGATGAACATGTTTCGAGACTGAATTAGATCGCTTTCGGTTGCGCCCGCCTTGTTTTCTCTCGTTTTGGTATAGATTTTGTGGGCTTCGTGCTTCATTTTCCAAAGCTTTTGAGTCATGACCTGCAATTCGCAGCGAATGCCGTCGATCACCAAATCGATATGTTGGGAACCGTAATAGCCATAAATCTTGTCATCGCCCTTCGCCTTGGCTTCGTGTCCAGTGATAATACTTTGATTCTTTCTGATAAATCCGTTCAGAAACAATTCGGTGTCTTTGTGGGAAGGAAGCAGGACCGCGCCGCGAACAAGATCACCAATCTCGAATACCGACTTGCCTCGTTTGACCTTGGAAATAACCGATTCGACCGGCTTAAGATTGGTCAAGACAATGGGTTGCGAACTATGCGCTTTATGAAATTCATCCATCTTGCGGGTATTTTTGGGAAGAGCGGCACGGACAATAGCTTCGAATGTGCGAAGCGTAGCCTGTAGCTTAGGAAGAATTTGCGTATAATACGAAATAATTTCCTGATCACCTTTAGGTGCTTTTTTGGTGCTTTGTTGCGGCTGTTCTACTTTTTCAGCCTTGACTTTTTCTAGATTATACAAATTCATCGGATAAACCCTTGTTATTCTGGTTATTTATCCGATGAACGATTTGTCACCAAATCTGGCGTTCGATATATTCGACTTCCACCCCGGCATCAACCAGCTTGAACTTCCAATGGGCAGGAGCGTCAAACTGTTCGTCGGCAAGACACTGTTCAGCGGCTTCCTTGGTTCCGAAAGACCAAATCAGGCTCCACATGTCATCCGGATCGATACCTTCCGCCCGATAGGCTTCCTTGTGACGTTCCGGCAACTCTTCGTGACGCAAGATGCGATACCGAAGAATCTTTTCCTGATGCGTTGCCATTTTTCGAATCTCCATGACGATTACAAAAGAAATATAGTGGAGAATTTGAAGGAAGTCAATCCTTCAAATGATCGTAGGGAAGACCGTTCTGCCACTCGAAATATCCGACATCGCCGTCAACCTCGGCAGCTTCCATTTCCCACAGGAGATAGGTTTCGCGAGTCACCCCAAGAGCGGCGCAAGCTTCATGAACGCGGGTTTCGAACCGGGCGATGGCGTCGATCTTTTCCAACTTCTCGCGCTCGATTTCGATTTCAAGCTGATCACAAAGATAGTCCCATTCTTCCTTCTTCTTTGCATAGGGAAGAGCGTTGAAGTCTTCCATCTTCGCCCGACCCGGGCGGAAACCATACACGTCCTTGTGAAGGTCGCTGTAAAGTTCGAATTCGTGTTCCATGATCAAACTTCCTTTACCATCATGCAGATGAAACGGACGCCACCGAAACCCTTCGGCGGATATTGAGTGAAACCATACTGATACTGAAGAGCCTTACACTCCTGCAAAGTGTCGAAAACCTTGTCATCGAAGTAGGGGTTGCGCTCGACACCACCCCCGTTCAGGAGAACTACAGAAATCATCATCGCCTTGAGCATTGTTTCTCTCCGCAAATCCAACTTACAGAGAGAAACTAATTCATTTTTTTGATTCCGTCAAGAGGGAATCGTGATTTCTTTGTAAAATTTTTCTCCATTCTCTCTTGTCAGCATGATCGAAACCGTTTCACCCGGGCGACACATGTTGATAAACACTTGTAAATCAAGGCTTCTTTGGAAAAGATATGGCTTGTTGGAGATATCCCGCGTCCATTGATTAGACAGAATAATATTGCTATCTCCCGGCTTCAATTCGAATTCTTTGGAAAGGAATTCGTTCTCGACTTTGGTAATAACCAATCCCTTTTCTTCGTCCAGTTCAGCCGAAATGCCGCCTTTTGTGCTGATATCAAAAGACTTTAAATGCTTTTTCATATCGGTAATGAAATTTTCAATTGTTTTAGCAGTAACAGCCAAACCAGCGGTTGTAATGATAGTGCCATCTTCAAATGTTCCCATTCCGACCACCGCGCTTGTCAACCCAATGACAAATCCATATTCATCAAAGACAGGACCGCCCGAATCGCCCGGAACAACAGACGAATCCATTCGAAAGAAATTGGAATTCACCTTTTCGGGAGAAATTATCAGATTTTGGGAAATTCTGCCGTGATAGAAAGAAAAGAAGTTGCCTTCTCTATTGCCAATTCCCCAATACAATTTTCCTCTATCACTGCCTTTTGTGTTCAATTTCAATATGGTTGGATTTTCCATATTCTTGAATTCATTCCATTTTTCAATGCTGACAACTGCAAGGTCGCGAGACGAATCCATTCGAACAACACTGGCTTTCCAGAGTTGGGAAAGTCGGTCATTGCCAGCGACGAAAAATTCATCTTTCATGTTGACAACGTGAGCCGCCGTCACAAAAAGATTGTCTTCCAAAAGCCAAGCGGTCCCCAAATTGCCTTCGCTTCCGGCAATGATGAATGTCCCTTCGACATTGCGCGCATACAATTGAGAAATTTCAACAGGTTTCTGATACTCTGCCAATCCATAACCAATTCCGGAAAATGCTAAAAAACCAGCAATTAAGCCGCTGTAAAGCATTGATTTTCTTATCATTTTAGTTCCCCTTTTGGTTTTCCTTGGCAATGATATACTTTTTGACGATATCCGAGCGAATAATGTCATTTATTCCAAACTCGACATGATCGAAGTCGTCAATGCTGCCCAAAGTGTCAAGGAATCTGTTAAGTCCTTGTTTTTCCTTATCTTTTACTAGGTCTGTCTGGCGATAGTCTCCACAGAAAATGATGCGGGTATCTTCGCCAATTCTTGTCATGATCGTATCCAGTTCTTGAAAAGTCATGTTCTGGATTTCGTCAACCACTACTATTGTGTTATCCCATGTTATTCCTCGCAAGTAGGAAGTTGTTCGAAAGTCGATCATTCCTCTTTTCTTTAGAGTTCCATAAGCATCACCACGTCCATACAGAGTAGAGAAAATGGTTTCGTATGGTTCTTCATATGCAGCCGCCTTTTCTGCAATTGACCCGGGCAAGAAACCCATGTCTCGACTTGGAACGGATGATCGAATGATTGTCATTCGAGTGTAAATCTTTGGATTTTTCTGTATTTCGTTCATGGCTAGATAAGTGCCGATGAAAGTCTTTCCAGTTCCACTATAACCATGCATTACCAAATGATATTCATCGTCCCATGCCTGAAATGCTCTTTGCTGATTGATGGTTTTGGGTTTGATTTTCTGCAATTCCAAACCAGAAACACCCGCCATTACAGAATTCTTGCCTCTAGTGCTACCCATTTGCTTTCCTTGTTTTTGTTATGTTGGGCATAATATAAAGTAAAAAGGAGGAAGCGGTTTGACCCGGCATCCTCCCCTTTTATCATCGAAAATTTTTTGGTGCTAAAATACTCAAAAGTCTCTCTTTAATTGAAACTTTGTGTCTTTCCCGATTCTACCGAGAGGATTTTGTGCTGCAATATTAGGAAGCACATATTTCTGAAATTCAATCAATCGTGGGTTTTTACTGACTCCTAGCTTAAGAGGATCACCAATCGCCAAACTGGACGATCCCAAAATTTGTTCGAATTCTGGATGGTCTGTAACATATTGGTCGCGTTCGGAAATCGACATTTCGATATCAAATTCTTCGTCGGTTTCTTTATTTCTAAATGTGTAATGAGGCATTATTTTTTCCCGTATGTTTCTTCTGCGATTTGGGAAAGAAACATGACGACTTCGGCAAAGTCGATATGCATGAGATTGTCCAGTCCTTGAAATGCGAACCGATGTTTGTTTCCCCATGCATCTGTCAGTTCTTTATTCAGGATATCAATCTTCTCTTTCTTGTCGGTCTTGGCAGAATCCAAGCTGATAAGAGAAGTTGTATTCTTGAACAGAATTTGAAGCTGTAGGTAGTAGACGTTAAGTGTTGAAGGCTTTTCCATATCGGTATTATTTATAGTAATTCCATTCCAGCTTTGATCAGGAAACCAACGTCATCTTCCTTGGTGCGCCACGCATCCAATTCAGAACGGAATTCCCCGGACGAACCGAACACTTCAACGGTTTCGTCTGTCATTTCCTCAATCGTTTCCCTATCTTTCTTGTTACGACGCGCTATTTTACGCAAAATTTCTAGAGTTTGCTCGTTCCCCGCCATATATTTCCCCTTATTTTGTAATCCAGATTGCCGCTTCTCCAATGAAGAAAATTGGCCAAAAAACACCTCTCATTGCTGACATTGGATGCTTGCACAACCATTGTTTATCCCATTGTTCACTTGTCCAATTGTTGGGTAGTGGTTCGCAATTGAAAGAATCATTCCAAGAATTGCCGAAAGTCAGCAATCCAATCACCGCATAGACAATCAGAACACGCCACCAATTTTGATCAATCCACTTTTCCATTATCAACCTTCTTTCTTGATTTTTTCCTGAAGTTCCTCGAATGAAATCGGTTTATAGTTGGTATTTTCCACCGAAATATTGATCCAACTCATACCGAAAGCGGGATTTGGTGAACGATTACCATGAATGTGACCGTGAACATTGACGATCCTACCCTCACCACGCATTTCCGCCATTGTGCTAGGATGCAGCGGGAAGTGAGAGAGAAACATGTTATGCTTCTTCCACTTCTTCCAAATGTGGATTTCATCGAAGGCTTCGATCATGGCAGGAGTCACATGGTCGTGATTGCCAAGGATTAGGTTCTTCTTGCCATTCAGGCGTCGGACGTAAGCCAGTCCTTCGCTTTCCTTACCAAGGAACACGTCACCATGATTCCACACAGTATCGCGCGAACCAACCTCGCGATTGTGATTATCGACAAGAGTTTCGTTCATTTCTTCAAGAGACGTGAAAGGGCGGACCTTGCTTCCGTCTGCATTCTTGAATGTCAGGATATTTGCATGATTGAAATGCAGATCAGCAGTAAAAAATAATTCACTCATTCATTATCCTCTTTCGGTAGGAAATATTTTCCAATTGTGAAAATTGTAGCGAGGAACAGCGCCATTGTCAAGGCGACAATTGGAATTGACCAAAAGAATCCGACATGATCGACAATCCATGTAAAAAACATTGCTTGTCCGATTGAAAATCCAAGGACAGCGAGAGCCGCGAAGAAAACACCCACAAGACAATAAACGAAAAATTTCAACATCTTAACCTTCATCGTCTTCGTCTCCAAATATCAAATCATGAATTGTCAAAAGAATCGCAAAGGAAACGATTCCCGAAAGCAATGCTGCAAACGAACCATATTCCAGATGAACCCAATAAACAATATAGGAGGGTAAAGCCATAGTCACGACCAAAAACAGGATTGTGACTATATTGGCTAGAAATTTGATAAGAATGTTCACTGTCTTTCATCCATGAAAATATACACCGCCATTGCAATTGCGACGATGAACGAGGCAACCATCATCAAATTTTTGTATGAATGAGTGAAAAGCCATTCACCAACAGTCAACCAATTGGTAAAACCATCGATGAACCCGGCTAGTCCTATCCACAATCCAGCAACGGAAGATAGGAGAAGAAAGACTTTAAACGTGGAAAACCATTTCATATTTCTTCAATTCCTCCCCTTCAATCGGCTCGAAACGATCCCGAAATTCCTCCACTATATGCAAAGGAACAATCTGATCAGGACGCATATCAATCCGCTTCTGAATTTCCTCGCTCGAAAGCAAAGGAAAGACAACAGCACTAACCTTATATCCTTCCTGAATCAAGCGATTCAGAAGCTTGGAACGAGACTTGACCGTCATGTTGGTGCGATCAAAAACGATTCGCTTTCCTTCATACAACCAATCCCGCAAACGATGATCGAGGATATAATTGGCTTCTCCAACCAGCTTGGACCAAGCTTCGGAATAAGAAACACCGCGTTCCTTGGCGAGTTCATGCACCACGGAATCGAGACTGTAAACAACATAGTCTTTGTAAGTCTGATTTCGCAACCATGTCGATTTGCCGGAATATTGATGCCCGACGAGAAAAACAGCCCTTTTCACCACTTCAAATCCCATCCCAACATTTCTTTAGCTTCGTTAAAGTTAGCATTTGATCCGGTCTTTGTCAAGACAAAAGCGACAATCGTTTCCTCAATTTCTGCATGTGTCACTTCTTTCAAGCGATCATAATGACGGAAAGTGAAGTTGCGGAAAAACAAATTGATTTTCGACGCATGGTCAATCGCATATTCTTTTTTGGAAATATGCATTATCGCGACAGATTGCACGTAATGATATAATTTATCGGTCGTAAGCCAAATATTATCGTGCAAATCGAGCGAATATGTTTCTACTCGTTTGCGATCATCCTCTGAAAGAACAGCCATCAAGTCATCGATATTGTTTTCCAAAATCAGTTTGGCAACATCTTTCTCCTGATCAAGATACGACTTGACCTTGTGAAGCTGGATATACCAAGCCGTCTTGACCTTGACCATATGACCATCTTCGAAACGAACAACGATTCCTTCATCGGTTTCGTTTGTTTCCAAAGACTTCATATATTCGATTGTCTTGGCAGAATCCGATTCGAAGGCGGCTCCATGAGGAATATTGAAATCGTGCGCAATCATTGCCGAAAAATCAGGCAGCGCGTAAGCACCATCATCATTGCTTCGAATGGCAGTCAAAACAAGATTTGGTTCCTTATAATCGATAACAATTCGATTGTCCGGAGTCAGCCATTCGAAAATTGGAGTTATGTCAATATCAAACATCGCATGTGCAAATTTTTCATAAGCCATACGACGCTTGGTATCAGCATAAATCCAATTTCCAACCTGTTCGGAAACAAACGTCTCCCCCATCTTTGAGAACCACTTGATAACTCCCCTTTCATCAAAGAAAGGCGTCACCATCGAACCATCAAGCTTTTCCATGACCCAATGACGCTTGCTCCAATCAATTTTCTCGAAAAGAGTTTCGTCACGCTCGTTCATGTTGAAAAACTTCTGGAAACGACGCGAGCAAACCAATCCAGATTCGGCATCGAAGATCAATCCGCGCAATTCGCGACGAATAGCAGTTTCCCTATCAATCACAGGCGGAAACGTGTCAAGGAAATTCACATTATAATTGAAAATAATATGATCCCCTCGATTGGCTTCAATAAATTCTGGACGATCCTTGATAGCCAAACGGACTTCATCGATTGTGATATTGGCTGGAAACTGATAGTTCATGATTTATTCCCTTTGGAAATTCTGTATTTTCTGGACAAGAGAATCGTTATCGAATTCTTTCCTGATAATATTATACAAACCTTCACCCAATTGACTTCTTTTGAATATGACATATCTCTGTTTGAATTCGTCCAGCAAATCTGACCAGAATTCTGTTTTGCTTTCTCTTTCAGTTACTCCATACCGCAATGGGTCTGGCACGAAAGGTATATCAGTATCCATCACGATATACAAGCGATTTTTGGTTTCTCTATAATAGCTTTTGCAATAGGTTTCCAAATCTTTCGGTGCGTTTCCCTGATAAATTCGGTAATAACCAACCGTCGAAAGAAGATCAGTATCCTGAAAAATGAAAGGCTTGATATCTTTTTGACCATATCGAATCATATATTCACTGGTTGTCTGTCCAGTGACAATATTGTTCATTTTTTGGTCGTTTAAATCAGGACCAACGGTTTCGAGATAAGGTCTTGCCCATTCATGTAGGTAATGACCGTTAAGCGAGCTTGCCATTTGTTTTGCAGCCGTTGTCTTGCCAGTGCTTTCGGCTCCAAAGAAGACAATAGTTTTTTGCAGCTTTCTCTTGATAGGGTCTGTCAACTTATCAAACTGGTCACGCAAATTTTGTCGAACGTATGTCCCCTTTACTTCAAAAATCTCCCGATTCGGATCGACCGGAATGTGTTCGGCTCCTAGAACTTCGGCAAGCTGATTGCCATAGACTTCGCTGGAAAACACGAAATCGAATTTCTTGCGATTGCATATTGTTTGGATAGACGTTTTCCAATATTGCCAAAACTCACTATCCAAAGAACCAGATGGATTTTGAGGCGCGGCATTGTCATGCAGATTCAAAATTTTGATATTTGAATAGTGCTGCAAGCCATCGGTGCGAAAGCGAAAATCAGTCGGTTCCTTGTCGCGAGTGCAAATAATTACATATAGTTTGTAATGTTCGTCGCGCTTAAGAAGATATTGATACGCCCAATGAATCAGATATTGGTGCCCGACCGTGGGCACCAATGCAGTCATCAAAATCACACCTGTTTTCATGATTTATCGTCCAAAAACTTCCATTGGCTTTTGATTGTTCATGGTCTTGTGCCACTGATATGCTCCATAACCGGTATTGGCAAGGAAGAACACATATTGGAAGGCAACCAGATACAATCCTTGAGTCGAATATAACCAGATTGCGAACACGTTGACAATAGCCCAAACCGCCCATGTCTCGATTTTCTTGTTGTCAAGCAAGAGTTGGGCGAAGATCGAACCAAACAGGATCACCCCATCCGCCCAAGGCATCGTTCCACCCAAGTAGAACACGATTTGAGTGCCGATGTAATAGGCGAAACAGACGATTGCCAGATAGCCGACCAACCAGATATCGGGCTTTAGGTGAGTGACCTTAAGACTGTCAACACGACTTCCCCAACGCCAGAAGCCATAGATCAGAGGAATTACCAGATAGATGTTCAACGCCATTGAGGCAAGCAATTGAGCTTCATAGAACAGCCATGCATAGGCAACAACTGTCACGACTCCGATTGGATAGTTCCAACGGGACTGGACAACACAAAGATATGTGCAGAGATATGACGTGAGAACGGCAAAGACTTCTAGGTTATTGATAGATTCGATCCATCCCGCCTGAAGCCCGACAAGATATGAAAGTCCTGTCAGAGTTGCCGCCAAAATCATGCCAATGCCGGTATGAGAAAGATTATAACCGAACTGATTCGTCATTTTTGATCACCTTTTCTATTTCATTAATAATATCATCACGAATGGATTTGTTGAAGGAAAATCCCGGTCTGTCCGGTCTGGTATAATGTTCATACCCAAAACAGGATTCTTTCTGGTTTTGCAGGAAATCCCGCAAGCCGATCAAGCAATTGCGATATCTTTCGGTCTTGTTCAATTCGTCGGCGGGAAGTGAGGCGGTATCCAGTGAAAACCAGATACGCAAACAGTCGGAAACATTCTCGAAATCTTGAAATGAAACCCAATCACCCGTTGGGTCTTCAATCATTTGATTGGAAACACTCTTATATCTTTTTACCATGATAACCTTATGGATATGGGCGCATGTTCGAACCCATCGAAATGCGCTTGCGTTCTTCTTCGGAAATTGTGTGGTGAATGCCTTCGCGTTCCTGCTTCAAAATCCAATGAGCGGAACGAAGGCAACTGGCGAATTCTTTGCGGTCAAACGGAAGCGGGAACCACGCATTCTTGCGGTGGATTTCCCAAGCCTTCTGCATAACGTTCATGACAAACTCTCCTGTTTCGAGAGTAATATAATTGATTATCTAACCTTTGTCAACAGCCTATGCGTATGCGGCAATGAACATTACTCCGAGACACGATATGAAAATTGTGATTATCATATCAAATCCCTCGCCAGTTCCTTTACATCATGCACGTTCAATCCCTTAGCGCGCCATGAGTCGATAACCGACTTGCGGTCATCAAAGCACGCCACTGGAACGCTTCCAAGGTCTGCAATCGCACCGTCCATTAGTTCGCCCTTGGTTACGCCATCAACCCGGCTATCGCCTTCCTGCCTCATATACAGGCTAAAGGTAGGCGATTCATAGCCAAGGTAAGTAACCAACCATTCGACAGTTTCCGCGCGCATCTTCTCTGGACGCCCGGTAATGAACACCCAATCGAACATATCGCGCGGATATCGATCAGACAGGAATTCGATCATGAAGTCGATAGGCGTGTCGGCAATACAGTTCTGATAGAACTTTGTATAGCTTCGCTGATTTTTGGGAAGTTTGATGCCTGTTTTCATGTCCAGAATATGGACGAGGCGATGATCACAATTAGCAATAGTCGAATCAAGATCGACGGCAATCCAAGGTTTAATCATTAATATTCACTCCTAAAATGTCCAATATTCAACAGGTGTATAATTTGGATAAAACCATTCTTTGATTTCGCCCGTTTTCGAATCCACTATCCCGGCTGATACTATCTTTCGACCATTGGGAGCGGTTTCTTTTGACCGCATCAATAGTTTTCTATCAACAATATCGTTACCTAACGGTTTCCAATGAGGAACATGTTTGATCATGGTTTATAAGGATTTCGTTTCATTACACTGAAATATTCCATGCCAGCTTCGACAAAAGCCTTGGCTTCCTCGACCGTATCAGCCCAAGAAACGACCTTACGAAACTGCCACATAAAACGTCCGTCCGGGGAAGGAATGGTTCGGACAAGACAGTCCGAAAAATTCTTCAACCCAATATACTTTTCGCTAATGGTTTCCCATTCGAGATTGAGCATTCGACACTCCAATTTCTGAATCTATATGAAAGATATCAGAACGGAAGGAAATGTCAAGCCTTATTTTGTTCTTCAATCAATTTCTTAGCGTCTTTTACCCATTTGCGGATTTCCTTCATCGAAATACCACATTGGCGATTGTATGAATACAAAAGAGCAATGAATTCAGATACTTCCTTGTTGGTTGCCTTTTCCGGGTCTGGAAATTGAACTTTCTTCACTTGTGGGCAGTTATAGAGTGCTTCCGGTGGCACGACCGCGACGAACACGTCTCGATTCAGCAATTGCTTCTCTGGTTGACAGGATGCAGCCGATAATACCAAACAAGCCATTGCAATCATTAGAAATTTCTTAATCATTGGTTAAACCTTGTAATCTTTTCAGAATTTCTCGAATGGATTCTGGTGCCAGTTGATTAGCATCGTCCGGGAGATTTTCCGCAATCTTGTCCAAATCGGCTTCCAATTGATCGTTCTGTTTAGTCAAATCCTCGATAGCCTGTTCTGAAAGAGCGGCTTTGTCTCGTTCGAATTGCAAAGCCTTTTCTTTGTCTTTAATATTTTGATTTAAAAGAACAATTTGCTGTTCAGCCTTGGCATAGTTTTCGACCAACTTGGTATAGCGCCAAGCACCAAACGAAATAGCGGCTACCGCTAGACCGATAACCACCCATTTGATGTTGTTCTTGAACCAAGCTAAAATAGCAATTGGAATTAGCGGCATCATTCGACCTTATCTGGTAACAGTTTTGGATATGCACGCTTGACAATTTCTCTTGTCAGGGAAGGTGTTCCCGGCTTTTTCAGGATCATACTCATAAACGCTTGCGCTTCTTTCCCTCCCATTTCCTCCAATGTCTGGATTAGAAGAGTCTTGCGCTTGGCATCGGTCAAACCATTTGCGGCTTTTGGATGATTTTTGATGAACAAATAGCTGATACCCAAAGCGGCATTGTAAGGAATAATACCCAAATCGGGATCGAACTTGTTCTTCTTATAGGTCGGTTCTTCATTGGTGAAGAATTCGATTTCGGGAGCGAATGTGTAATACAGAGTTGTTTCGATTTCCTTGTTATGGTTGTCGATCAAGATGTTTACACGTTCATCATCGGTTTTTGCCTTTTCCAGCAAGTCATAAATTTCGGAAACGTATTTGTCAAATTTCATTAGAAATCCTGTAAGTCGGAGATAAAATTGGTCAAGCCTTTGTTGATTAGAAAGTTCAGGATTTGATCCTTTCCCTTCCTTGGTCTATTTAGTTGCACTTGATATTCAGACATGATTTTGTTTTCGACAACAGCCGGAATATAATCGAAGTCGATAAGTGTCTCGTTTCGTATCCAATTGCGACTCATTTCTTCGGTTGTGCAGAAATCAACCGGCTTTTGTTTCATCCAAGCATCAAACTTGGCAGTCGAAATTCGATTTTGCTTGATTCCTTCCAAAAGAAAGATGTTGTCATTGGACAAAATGTTGGGAACACCATCCCCGGAATCGCCTCGAATGATCTTCTCTTTCAACTCCTGATCGGGATTGGAAAACTTAAGAAATTTCTTGGCGATAGGCGAATATTGAGCGACGTTTGGATATTTGTGGAGTTGGGCAAAATCGCCGTCTCCTGAAAATATCAGAATCTTCTCATTTTCATGGAAATGCTTCACCAAGACGGCAATGGTATCATCGCCTTCAGCTTCGTCAATCTGCATGACCGAATAGGGGAAATTATCAATCAGATCGTCTCGAAAGCGGTTCATCACTCGCAAGATCAATGGCCAATCCAGATATGAGTCATCCCGCGCCTGTTTGCGCTTGGCTTTGTAAAATTGGAAGAAGTCCTTCCGCCACGACTTCATTCCCTCGCAACAGATAACCAAATCACCATAGACGTTTCGATATTTCTTGTTGATTTCCCGAATGCGATTCAGGAAGCTTCCATAAAGAAACTCTTCCGTCACTTGCACCTTGTTATAGGAGTGAATGACAGAAGTTAACATGGCTTGGTTGTAATCTAATAGCAGACACATTTCAAATTCCTTTTACATATATACCAGTATGATACAAGATATTTATTCCACCCCACATAACACTCATTATATTAACCGTTATCTGAAATTCGTCACACATATCCAAAATTTGGGTATGCGAGATTTAGGTTATGCAGAAAATCATCATATATTACCTCGGAAAATGTTTCCTCAATATTCTAATTTTCGAAAAAATAAATGGAATTTGGTGAGACTCACTTATAGAGAACACTTCATCGCGCATCTATTACTGAAAGAATGTTTTTTCGGTGTTGACAAAGCAAAAATGATTCATGCAGTGAATATGATGCTCAAAACTAAATCCAAAAATCAACGGCGGACATACTACAAAAATTCCAAATATTACGAAAGAAAAAGAATTGAATGGTTTGAGAAATATTGTAGTGGGAAAAATAGTCCACATTTTGGCATTCCCAAATCAGAGGAACAAAAACGAAAATTATCTGAAATAGCCAAAACCAGAGTCGGTGAACTCAACGCAAACTTTGGTAAAAAACACACCTTCTCTGAAGAACAGCGCGAAAATATGGCAGCATCTAAACGAGGCAAAACTCATTCGGAAGAAACCAAAAGAAAAATTGCTCTTGGTAATACCGGAAAGATTAGACCACACACAGAAGAAACCAAAATCAAATTATCACTAATCGGCAAAGGCAAAAAGAGACCACCATTTAGTGAAGAACACAAACGTAAACTATCAGAAGCCGCTAGAAACAGAAAAGTGAGTGAAGAACAAAAAGCCAAAATATCACAATCTATGAAAAATTATTTTTCATCATCAATTTCTTCAAGCATATGCAAAATCATAGCTTTAGTTTGATTGTAATCAAAAAGATTAGTTCCGACCGGTTCGGCTTTCCTTGGCCAAGGCGTATTCACATTGAAATATCTCTCGAATACAATTCCACCATCTGGATTAAAATCTTCCGGAAGCTTCCATTGAAGGAAGCGTCGAATCATATGTTCTAATTGTTTTTCGGTTAATATCATTTCAGCACCAATATTGAGCGATTACGGGACGTAGTTTGTTCACTCCTGCATCATCGAAGATGCCAAGATTTTTGGTCCACCAACGGATTTCGGATGGAACTGCCGGAACAATAACAGGACGATTCTGCAACACCCAAAACGGTTCCCATTCAACCGGAGTCCCATCTTCCAACATTAGGAAGGTGGTATATGGATAGAAGCCATATGGAAGATATTTGGTAAATTCTCTTGGACCATCATCGTTCTTCCGAGTTAGATCGTCCCCTCGCCACTGTTCAAAAGCATAATCCATATCATCGTCCCATCGATGCCATTTCTCTCGATAATTGAGATTTGGAAAAAACACGATATCATAATTCCTGTCAGGAGACGAAACGATATCATACAAATCGGTTGCCGGTCCAATATCCCGCTTCTTTCTCCCCGGTCCAAAGTTGAACTTTCGTTCAAGAATATTTGTGGTGAGAATGGATGGAACGTTTTTCGTCTTCCAAGTTTCTGAAATAACTTTTTTCGGAATGACGAACTTTTTCGGATCAGATTTATCCATCAAGTTATACAAAGCTTCATTGGTTTCGTGCGCTTCACAATCCAGAAGAGTAGTAGCCTCGAAATCATTCCAAGGCATTCCCCAACCCATGACACGATGAATTCGATAGCTCATGATTAATCCTCCGGAACTGTCAGGTTATGAGAACGGGCAAAATCTATCAGATTGTTTTTCATCGTTTCTGGTTCTTCGCATTCATCGTGACACCTTTGAAGTTTTGTCAAAAAATCTCCAGCGCCATCGATTACGTTTACGGCACAAAAACCCATCGCCGAAACAACCAATAAAGAATCGGCGCGTCTTCCTTCCAACGTTTCGGAATAGGCTTCGTCTGGAATAAGATGCCCAACAGCACATTTTCTGCCATTTGGACCGCGATAAAGACAACCCACATTTGGAATTTTTTCAACAAAATATGAACCAAACGAACGTTGAAATCCTTGTGATTTCAATCCGAGATAAGCCTTATTAAAAATTTCCTGTCTGTCAAATTCTTTTATCATCACTTATACACCTTCAAAATCAGAGTTTCCTTGCTTGTCCTAGAGGACGGTTCACTTGCAATCGCCTTGATCGATTCATAGACCTTGCGGGTTCCTACCTTTGTCTGATTCATCAACATGGGAAGGATCACTTCCGGCTTTCGAACTTTCTTCGTGCCGGATAGCTTTTCGTCATAATTCAGGATGGTTGTCCCCTTGATTTCAAGAGGCTTGTCCTTGGACACATACCGGGTCAGCAACCGCTTTTCCGTGTTATAGGTCCAAACTTCCATTACTCCGATGATAGCAGTCGGCTTTAGCGACTTCAAGCCAAGAGCCGTATCGTCTTCCTTGTAATTGAAGGATTTGGCGATCACTTCCGGCGACTTGATCTTTTTCTTGCGAGGCTTGCGCGGCTTGCGAACCACTTCCGGCTTGGCGTTTTCCAGATTAGCCAAGAGTGGATGCTTTTCAGCAAATCGATAGTAGCGATCAAGAGCCTTCTTGGCACCAGCCGTATCTTTCGACTTCAGCCAATTGATCTGACTCACCACATATTTCTTGATGTAGGAAATGTCGAATTTGTGTTCCAACATTTCCTTTACGTCTGTCAGAAAATTTTCGGTCGTGTTGGCGCGGTAATCGTCCAACTTCGCTTCCGAAACAACATCTTCCTCTTTCGGCTTGGTAGCCTTTTCAATGAGAGTATCGAGTTGCTTTTTCAGCTTTTCGATGATTTCCGAGTCGATATGGAAACCACGCGAAACCATGCGGAACGTCCAGCCCATCGAACGCAATTCGAAAGGATCGACTTTGGAAATTTCCTTGGCACGATCCGGAAACATGTCCAAGACGTATTGCTTGGCGTCATCCGTTTCCTTGCACGCATTATACCAATTCAGAAGTCGAATCAGTTCAAGCTTTCCAATCGGCTCAATCGTTCGAGATTCTCTTGGCTTGGGTTCGCTTCCGTATGCTTTTCGATGAAACGTTAATGATGCCAAAGACATGTGATTCTTCCCCTTCTATCTTTTTTCAGGCTATCAGGGATTTCCTTCATTGTCAAGACTCTCGAAATCTGTTTGGAAAAATCCTATCCAAAGACTGATTTTTGTTCCGTCTTCCCCTTCAGTTTCATATCTTGTTCCGAAACCCGGGCGATACTCGACAAATTTGAATGTCATGACATTGCCGGTTAATGGCGAACAAATTTCGATTTTCGTGAATTTGTTCGCCAGATCGTAATTGTTGTGAATCGTTTTGACGTATGATCGGAATGCAACCAAGGATTCTATATTTTTATTCCAAATGAATATCCTAGATTGATCCCGATCAAAAACGAGTGTGTTCATTTATAATTCCAATTATAACCAGCGTCCTTCATCATTTTTGCAAATTTGGTTTCGCCAACAATTTCGACTCCATAATTTAGAGCTTCTCTCAATTTATCTGTCAGTCCCAAAGGTCGCGAGGAAGCGACGGTTAATGCGCTTTGATCATTGGTCACTACATAATCGGTTTTCTTTGAAACAGCCGACTGGACATATCCTCCTGCCCGAACAATCAAATCGGAAGCGACAGAACGTGTTCCTCCTGCTAAAGAACCGGTCAAGACAAAATTCTTTCCGGTGATCTGATTGATATTCGCAGATGCGGCTGCCTTGGCTAATGCAGCCTTGTTCAGAATGCCGACATAGCGACAAATTCTCATTCGCTTCTGTCCATTCTGATCAATAAAGGTCGGAACGGTCCATTTCTGGATTTGCCAATCGGCAGTTGTTTTGTGTTTTCTGAAATAATTGGCTGTAATCGACCCGTCCGAGTCTCCTGCCGCCCATACATTTTCGTTTGAAATCGTCACCATGCAACGCCCGAAAAACTGGCGAAGCGTATCGGTTCCGGAATATTTCTTGAAAGTCTCTTCCAAATTATCGATGGTAATGATATCAGACATGCTCTATTTCCATGTTTCGTATAGCGGTATCCTACACAAACAATCCGGGTTTGTCAACGATATCATCGTAACCACCGACAGATTTATTATTGACAAAAATTTGAGGCATCGTGATTTTTTGATCGGGAGAGACGCCAAGACGGGATTTCAGTTCTATTGGAGTGAAATCGATTCCCAACTTATATTCCTGATACTTAATTGCATTTTTTGCAAAGAACTCTTTCGCTCTTGTGCAAAAGATACAGTTTTCTTTAGTGTAAATCTCAATCATCATATTTTTCCTCATACACGCCAGTCATTGGTTTCTTTTCGCCTTTCTTGGTGAACAGGACAACGTTGCCATATCTTTCGAGAAACCAATCAAAGGCATCACGGAATTTGAACATCAACCAAACTCCAAGTGTCCCGGGTCCGCAAACAGCACCAACAATAACAGCACCAAGGAAACTAACCAATCGAATGTTCTCTCCGGGCGATGCCGATTCATACATCAAGGCAAAACCGGAAACAGCACCAATCACAATCCAAATCAGAAACCAAGTCATTTTTATATCCTTCCTAAGAAAAATGAGGGAGTCATAACAACCCCCTCACAAGTTATTGATTTTGTTCAGGATTACTGAACCAGTTCGACCTTCTTGTCGGCGCGAACCACCTTGACGGCATCCTCGATACCGAAACCGATTGCTGCATAGGCATCCGGATTCTGTTCGACCAAGTTGGAAGAGACAATCAACATTGCCGTCACGCCAATGGTAGGAACGTCCTTTCGACCAAAGACACCGGTAGGCATCAATTTTTCATAGGTTGAATAAGGCATTTCAACCGGAGTCCAGACTGACATTGTAACTCCATTATCATCGGTAAGAGTCACGTCATTGAAATCCTTGTCTTCAACCGGGCGCAAGACAAGATCATTGGCAAGCTTCTGTGCATTGGTTCCCATGAACTTGTTTCCCTTGGAACCCACATACACAAGGCATTCAGCCGCGCCACCCTTGACCTTCATCAAGGAAACGTCCGGATTCTGTTCGTTCAAGAGAGGAACGCCCACATAGGACTTGTTTCCAAATTCCGCGTCAGCCTGAATAAGACCGCGTGCCGTTACGTCTGCACCGGAACCACGTCCGCCAGAAAAGACCTTCGTGTTCTTGTTCAAATCAGCCCATTCCTCGACACCCGACTTGCGGTTGCAAAGAAGATGAACATATTCGGTGTAGAGTGCGCCAAGGTTGAAGTAATCCAGATTTCCGGCTTCCTTGCCATAGACATAAAGAGCGTCGGACTGGACAACAGCGGCATCACATTCGCCGCGTGCCATGCGTTCAAGGTTGTCCCAAGAACCGGCTGTATTGACGACTTCGATATCGGTCTGTCCGCGCAAAGCTTCCTGTAGCTTCAAGCCGACATATTCATAATTTCCCCCCTTGGAAGCGGTGCAAACCTTGACGGGTTCGGACTGTGCCAAAACGGGAGTCGTTGCGAATGTCGAAAGAGACATGGCAACTGCAATTCCAAGCATCATATTCTTAATCATATTCATATTTCCTTTCGAATTATATTAGATTTTTCAGATTATTCAGTTCAAATATGGGCAGTTTGGATTCGCCCTTATACACAGCAATCATAGCGTTGCCTTCATCCTCTGTCAAGCTATTATTTGATTGTTGCCAAAATCCTGTCCAACTTTCTGAATTGAGAGTTGCCCAAGTTTGAAAACCATACCACGTTTGAGCACCATCGTGGATGGTTCCAATCTTGACCTTTCCCGACGATTTATCTCGCCAAATCAAGGTATAAACATACCCATAATCTTCGGTATTATCCATTACCTTATGTTTCGCATACAAATAATATGGAGCATTCCGATTGGCGCGCTTCATCCATTTTTGGACATTTTCGCTAAACATTATTGTTTCTCCAAAATCATTTTGATATGAGTGTTATATTTCATAACAATTCCAAAATCCTTTTCGACCTTGTTCTTGATATGGGGAAGCATGAATTTGTTCATGTAAATTGGCTTGAAATTTGGACGAACCAAATCAGCCCAATTCCAAGAGAAATAGTTCTCCTGACACTCGCGTTCCCAATTGTCCAGATATGTATATTTCAGCAAAAAATGATACAGTTGCTTGGTTGTGTCCAAACGATATTTTTCCATGAAATCATTCAAGACAAAGGCAACGTCTGTGTTTTTCAGATAGTATTTCACCACCTTTTTGAAATCATCCAGCGAAAGCGATTCGTCATTGGGTCCGTCAAAATGCATATCCCGAATAATAACATAGTCGAAATACATCATATAGGCGTTGATGTTATTGAACCAATCCGCTCTATTATAATGGAAAACTTCATGCAAGACAGAACTAAGAATCAATCCCTTTTTCTTGTCTTTAATAGCAGCGACTTGCGACATCAAATCCTTGAAATTGGAAAAGAACTTCGCCTTGGGAATGTTTCGGGCTTTGGCAAGTTTGATCATTTCTGGATTGTTGTCATATCCGAAAAACTCATATTCCGGAAACAGCTTGTGCATGAATTCGATCATGTCTCCCGGTCCACAACCATAATCGACATAAACGGTTGCGTCGATCTTTTCGAGAAAGAATGTCTTATCAAGAAAGGTCTTGCGCATTCTCTCGTTATATCCGGAAAGATCGATAATGGCAGGGAATTGAGACAGTTCAGTCATATCTACAAGCCCTATTCATATGTGCATCAAACCAGCCATTGATATAAGCCAGTTTGAAATTTTGGGGAATCTTGCGTAAAAGTAAGGGTAGAGTCTTTCGCATAGTGGATGGGTTTTTGGTATCGCCCCAACCTTTAAGATAGAAGGTTTTGATAGGATCACTAGCCATTTGGTTCGACTTTCACGATGTTGCGATACCAACTGAAGAATGGAACGCGCCAGCCATAAACAGTCAGCTTATAGGACTGTCCCGGCACAAGCTTGTTATGAACGTCCGATGAATTGAACTTGAAATTCCACCACGAGTCCTTGTTCTCAAAGACTTCTTCCGTGGTGTAAACCACATAGCGGCAATCGGTTCCGCCTTCCTTGGATACGCATTCACGATCCTTGGACGAAACAACAGTGACGATTTCCTTTTCTGTCAGCTTGGTAAACGCATAACTCGGAACCAAGACAACGGCTCCCAACGCGATCAAGCCCACAATACCCAAACTAGCATTCTTCATATTTTTTCTCCTAGAGATTCTTGTAATTCAAACTCACCATCTATCATTAGTTCTCGCGTATCGAAATCAAATATCTGGACGCGGTGAACTACGTAAAATCCACCATTAGGGAATTCGATATCGTGTCCGCCATTATCTAAAACCCATTGTGCGAGTTCTTGATAATCGTCGGAGGTTTTAATCAAAGAATCAAAACCACCTAGCTCATAATAATGTTCCCATGCAAACAGCGCATATCGCTTCATGGGTTTTTCGTCCAGCATGTTAAAATTCCCTTAGAAATTTGCGTTTACTTTCAGCCAACATATCTTCAAATTCCTTGGTTGTCAAGTCCCCACAATCTTTTTCAGAAGGACAAAACAAAGCCATATCGGCATATTTCGCCAACTGTCTTCCGGCGTCGACTCCATTGACAGGTCCGTCACAAGCCGCCAGAGTCGGGCGATTATCGAGCAATTGAAGCTGATTTTTCAGTCTCTTGGGATTGTTGGTAAAGGTCGCAACGGCTGGAACGCCATAATTATGCCAGCGACAAGCCGAGAAGATTCCTTCCGCGATAACCACGAAAGGGAAGCTATCGAAACGTCTAAGCGTTTCCAATCCCCACAAAGCTTGATGCGGTTCAGTTACGTATGTGTAATATCTTCCCTTGGCTTCGTCATTCGACTTGGCTTTAGAAGTGTTCGGGCGATATTGCTGATAGCCGGTAAACTGTCCCGAAAGATTGAAAAAATAAAACGTGACAACTTGGTTATCTTCGTCAAGAGCGACTGGATAACCAAGTTTTTCGGGAAAACAGTTTCGGGAAGCTAGATGATCAAGTAGAGACATTATTTTCCTGTGCAGCCTTTTTGGCTAGGGCGGCGGCATTCAACTGTGCATGATACTTGGAGAGACGAGTCCGCCCCTTGGCATTCTTCTTCGTCCACTTTTCAATCTGCCAGTCCTTCAATCCGCCATACTTCAAAAACGACTTGGCAGAAAGAGAACCGCCATAGGCATCACCGCCAGCGAAACCCATGCCATTCCAAACGTTGGTCGTGTTTGCAGCCCGTTCGGCTTCCGTCTGATTCTTGAAAAGCACAACCAACGCCTTTCCGACGAATTCGCCAAGACGCTTGGGATTCTCTGTCGAAAGCTTGGCAATCATCCCATCGATATATTCGGGAGAAACGATCACTTCCTTAGCCTTAGCCATAACAAAATATCCTCTAACCGTTTATGATCAGAGGATATTTGAAATTTGAGATTTTGTCAAGCGGGAATTTCAGCCCACCAAACGAATTTCTATCGCAGAAACATCGTCCACACGAATGATCGCATCCCCGAAAGAAACGTTAAAGTGACGATTATTATCATCAATAAATGCGTCTTTAACATGTCGCTTGATCATGTCAACCGCTTCTTGACATTCCTTTTTAGAAGCATTCTTTGGAAAGTTCTTATATTCCTTGACAACGCCAGACTTGAACACAACTTCCATAATCATATACATATCAGTTCTCCGGTTATTTGATTGAAATTCCCAACAGTCGAATTTCTTCGGCAGCCGACTTCCAACGTAGTTGAAATCTTCAATCGGATCGTTAAAAACGTTCGACTTCCCATTCCGCACATTCGAGAGTTCGACCATGATCCATCTGGACAACGTAGAAATGTAAGTCACCATCGGGATAAAGTTCAACTTGTGTCACAAAGCCACGACCTTCATTTACAACGGTGACTTCGGCACCAACACCAAATTCTTGCATATCACTTCTCCATTGATCACAGCCCAAATATAGCACAAAAAAATGGGGAGTCAAGCCCCCCATTCAGATTTTTCACCTTTCGGTTATATTATTGATTTTATTGGATGAAAATCACCAGTCGGTCATTCAACAGGAGGCTGATTTTTCATCAACCCGAACAACCCATCGCGGACGATGTTTATTCCGAGTTTGATCAGCTTATCAAAAATCAGAAACCAAGCTGTAATAAAGACAGCAGTTTCCGCCGAAAATCCAAGCATTGACCAATCATAGGCAATAAAAGCACCCACGAAAAGACCCAAAAAATTCAATATGTTATGAATTAGGTTAGTATTAAGTGTCATTCTTTGCTTCTTTCTCTAATTGCGACAGTGTAAAGAGTTTTTGCCACCAAGGAAAATAACAAATCCTTAACTTTCTGTGATTCAGGCAATTCGTCATATGGAACCAAGCAATGATGAGTCTTGGCTTCCGGGTCTTTCTTCTCTCCATAAACCCAACCGTCCGCATATTTCTGTTTCGACCAATTTTCATGCATTTCAGCCGGGGAAGGAAAGTTGTTTTCAATGGCGAATTTGACACCTTGAAGTGCGCTATCTTTCTGCCAATCAGGAGCATCTTCCCAAGTTGGTTGCGAATAATCCCCAATCGATTCGCAATAGGTTTTGTTCATTTCATGGCAAAGAGCAGCCGCCATTTCTGTATCCAAGTCTTCCCAATATAAACTTTTCAAAATTTTCTCCAATTTTATTTCCGCGTCCAATCCACAAATAGATTTCAAATCATTATATAATTCTTTTATTTCGGCTTCGTTCATTTAAGTATTTCCTTTTCAAGTGCATAGCAATCAACCCCACCCAAATCATCGGGAGCATGTGCAATTCTATGATTAATTCCATTTTTCATATGAATAATGAGATATGAATATCCCCCGCGCCAGTTCGAAGAATTATCCCATTCCAAACTGGACACTTCTGTCTTGTTTACTGCAAGTTCATGTCCACACTTAACAAAATCACTCATTTATCAATCCTTTAATATGACTTTTATTGATACGGCACATGATATAGCCATTGTAATATTCTTCCTTGACTAAAACATCACGGAGAAATTGTTCCTTGGCTTCCAAATAAGAACATTCTCCCTTTGTCTTGCAAAGATGTAGAATTTCGCGACGAATCTTGGAAACGTCTTGCGTCTCCATATCCTTTTTCAGTTCATCATTCGAACCAAAATATGTTTTCCAGTCGGATTCTGTCTTGACAGTCTTCCGACGAGGATTTTTCTTGGTTGCTCTAGTCTTTTTCGAGAATGAAAACAACTTCTTCCCCACATAGAGGCGTCCGTTGTTTTCATTCGTGATCAGATAGACAAAACCAATAATGCCTTCAGGAACATCGTTGAATTCAGAATTTTGATAATACCATGTCATACATGGTATTTAGATATCACTCTTCTTCAAAAATTTCTTCAATATCAAAATCATCTTCCATGATTTCATCGAATTCATCCAACTCAATTTCCGACCCACAAAATGGGCAGTAAGATGGACTACCATCAACTTCAACACTACTAAACGAAATTTTATATGAAGAATCGCAACTATTACAATCCAAGGTATTAGTGTTAAGAAAACTTACCATTTCTTTTTGTTCTTTCTTGTATGGTTAGATTTCACAGTTTATCATATCTCACACCCGCCAGCAGCCGAACATGCTAATTCCTGACTTCCTACTGTATTATCTTCTTTTTCAAATGCCGCCAATTCTTCCCAATCAACATTGGTCGGCATTTTATTTAGAAATTCCTCATATTCTCGTTTGGTCGCGTCCTGATAAGGTGCTTGCTTGTAAATATGATCCGATGTTGGCAGGAATGAGACGCCAGACATGTAATCGAAATTTTCATAGACCCAAGCAGCAACAGAAACCCATTCGTCTTCCTTGACATAGATCGTCACGGAAGGCTTGTGTTCACACCAAGCATCTTGATATATTTTCCAGATTTCCAATTGCTCGATTGCCGTCTTATCATTACGGAAAATCGATCCCTTTGGTGCTTTGATCGGAAATGAAAACACATAGGTCGAATCCGGTTTCATGATATCGTCTTCCACTGGAAATCCCTTTGAAACCATGAACTTAGCCAATGGGTCTTTCTTGTCAGCACGAACGGTTCGAATGTAATAAGGCGACCAACGCGCATGAATTCCGGAGGCTGCATCAACCAATTGAGAAACCGTTCCCGATGGCTTGACGCAAGTAACGGCAACAGATTGATTGATACCAAGCTTTTCTGCCCAAGCTTTATTGGTTGTAATGGCAATTTCTTTCAGGAGATTGAGACGCTTATCCAATCCTTTCATTGAGTTGGTGAAGGTGTTATCCATGATACCAGTCAATGAGACGCCAAGGAGTCTTTCTTCCTCGCAATTCTCCTGCCATTTCTTGGAAATATATTTGAAATTGGTAAGAGTTGACTGCCACGTTCCGATAATGGTTGCGACTTGAACTTTTCTCAAAAGAGTGTCCATATCGTCTTCCGCTCGAATGACGACTTCCGACAGGTTACAGAATTCGCGATCGCGCAAAATGATTTCCGAGCAAGGATTTGTTCCAAACTCAAAGTCAGTCTTGCGTCTTCCGTTCTTTTCAAGAATTCTCTGAACGCCAGCGCGATTGAAGAAACCGCGTTCGCCCGACTTGGAGTGATAAAGAGCAAGCCATTCTTCCATGAAAATACCGGGTTCGGGCTTTTCGGTATATGCAGCCGAATTGTTAGCCAACGCACGGTGAGGATAATTGTCCCACCATTGACCGGACTTGGCATTGCGCATACGATCATCCGAAAGATTTGACAAAGAAATCAAGGCAGATCGACGGACTCCACCGACAACCACGATTTCAGCAATCTTACAGACAAGATCGTGGCATTCGGTCGAATTCAGCTTGCGTCCAGCCGCTTTCTTGAACAAATTGACAGTGAATTTGAACAAGTCCACAAGGGGACCGGGACCGGAAGCACGTCCGCCGAATGTTTTCAGAATAGCTCCCGCTTCTCTAACCTTGGACACGTCCCAACTTGGAATTTGTCCGGAATAGAGCAAGGAAACCAGTTCCTTGAAAGCCTTCGCCCAACCCAATTTGCTATCGGCAACTTGAATGACGATATCAGATTTATGAAATTCTTCTGCAATGGTTGGAAGTTGCGAGACATGTTGGCGTTCGACCGAAAAGCCGACACCCACTCCATTCATCAAAATGTAAAGGATTTCATCGAATGCAGCTACTCGATTGATGGCAAGGAACGAGCAATTATAACCAGCGATTTCCGACCCTTTCAAAGCCGGACCTGCCGTCATGAGACAGCGCATCGAAGGCATGACTTCTAGATTGAGGATTGAGTTTCGAACCAGATCGTATTCGTCTTGTGTGACCTGATAGTTGGTTCGTTCTTTTAGGTGTTCTTTGAAAAAATCAACATAACGAGTGACTGTTTCTTCCCAAGTTTCGCGTCTGTGTTCATCGTGAAGGTATCTGGCATAACGACTTCTGTGTATAAAATTCTGAAATTCTGTAGGTAGGGAATGCATTTTTCTTCTTATCTTTCTCTCTTCGGCGGATGGATATTCACAGGGAACATGATTTGGAATAGCTATATATCGGACCCCGGAATTCGGAAAACGTTGGAAATCCGGGGTTTTCTGAATTGTTAACAGATTGTGAACTGATTATTTTTCAAGATTTTGGTTGTGCCACTCATTGAACAATGAAATTTTTTCATCAATTCGTTGTGTCATTTTTTCTTCATCTAAGTTATTATGAAATGAGACAAACACCAAAGCAGCCCAAACATCTGACATTTCTTCCATCAGTTTTTCATGAAGATCAGAACCATCAAAATGCTTGGTTTCGCCTCGATTACCCATCAGTTTACCGATAACCTGATTCAATTCACCAGTTTCTTCTATGATCTTGGTAAGACCAGCCCATTTACGAGAACCTATATCGAACATTGTTTTTTATCCCTTTGATTTTCATATATTCTTTTAATATGATTAACAAAATCATCAATTGTCATTTTCAACTTCATAAAATTGCAAGTTGAACAGCAAGAGACGCTGTTTTTTATAGTATAACCAATTTCATTATCTTTTCTGTCAACACCATGCATTTTCATTGATCCGTTATAACTTTTTTGCGGTTTTCTTTCTTGTGGTTCTATTCCACAATAGAAACAATTTTGAGTAACGATTTCTTTAAATTCTTCTTTAGACAAATCAAATTCAAGATTACGTTTTCGGGCGGCACGTTTATATGCATATAGATAATTGTTAAAAGCAGCCTCGCCTTTTGGTAATGTCCAAGGTTTGCTTTTTGGTCCAATTGATTTCCAAGTTGAAATGTCGTGTTTCTGACATCCACATGATTTGGATTTGGTAAAGATATGAGTTTTCATATCCTTAATATTTCCACAATGGCATTCGAAGGTAATTTTGGTATGTTTTCCTACGCCTTTACCTTCGATGTTGATTATCTTCATGCCATTATGAACATCACCAACTTTATATTTGCTCGGTCTTCCCATTAATCAACGCCTTCCATGAATAAGGGAATAGCGGTTGAATGATTTTATCCCACTCAACAGCCAAATCTCTGATTTCCTTTTGTGCATGTGGATGAATGCGAAGATTATATGCTCTTGCCCAAGCATAGAGCGATCCAGTTACATAATAACTAGTCAACATGCTTTGGGGAAGAACCATTCTTGCTTGTTCCGGCGCGACACCACCCGCAATCATTTGTTGATACATTTGTCCGCACGAATGAATAAAATTTTCATATCTTTCATGAATATCCACCCTATCGCCAATGTCATGATCATCATAAGGTAAATCGATAATTTCGATATCACTCGATCCCTGTTTAGCACCACCGATTGGGCGACCTCTCCATTTTTCAGGAGTAAAAAATTCAGGAGTATCATCAACATAGCGTCTAGATACTTCATTATATGTGAAACCAACCATATGCTTAAAACGCTGTCTTGCCACGAAAATAGGCACGGTTTCTCGCATGGTAATCATACAATGAGAGAAAGGAGTCCAGTGATTGTGTGAAGCGAGATATTCGATAATACCTTCGTCCGAACCTTTAGGAACGTCTTTTCTAAGCGTAAATTTTTGCGATTCTTTAGCAAATGAAACTCTCGCAGCGTTTGCCACTCTTAAGTCATTTCCCATATGATCGATATATTCTACTTTTTGCATATAATTATTTTCTCCATTCCATAAATTCCAGTTTTGCCCGCAATCCTTGGAAGGTGCGAGATTTGATTTCGTCAAAGACCCGCTCTTGGCTGAGTCCGTTCATGATCATACGATTGATATCCTTGCCGTATTTCTTGATCCCCTTGGACCAAATGCAGACAGGAAAGCCTTGATCAATCGAGGCTTCCATTTTCTGGACAATTTCTCGATTGTCTCGTTCATTGTCGAAAACGAGAGTTGGCAAGTCCGAAAATTGCAGGATATTTCGGACATTATAAAGAGAAGAATCAAGCGTTGCAAGCGAATTCGGCAGAAACATTGCATCAAAAATTCCTTCCGTAACGTAAACTGGTTTGGCCAAATCGATCTTGTTAGCTCCCCATATCTTCTTATCGTCCGTCAATTTGATGGTAAGATATCGCAACCCAAAATCATGCATAACTCTTCCCTGATAGCCGACGAATCGACCATCTTGGGAGAAGAAAGGAAGGATGATTCTTTCTTCGGTCAATGGCAGTTTTTCAGCCTGATTGGGAGAGTTGGATAAAACATAATTTCGAAAATTGTCAGTGTAATATATTTCCGAATATCTCTCAATCGGAAGCTTTCTCGACAAAAGATATCGATAGGCTTTGTGATCCTGTCCAAGACTGGTAATTGTCGGGAGGCTGACAAAATCTGTCCGCTGTTCGGGGACAAAGGACGATTCAAACGAAAACGTCTTCTTTTCGGTCGTTCTTTGCAGATAGCTTTCGAGAGTGTATTCATTCGCCATGTTGTGATTGACATGTTCAAGCAAATCCCTAAGAGGGACGTGCTTGCCGCAATTATGGCAATGGAAGATGATATGATTTTTCTTCACATATGCATAACCCCGCGCAATGTGTTTACGCGAGGCGGAATCACCACAAAAAGGACAGCGAAATCTCCACACTTTGTCATTGACTTTGACAAAGCGGTCTAGATATCGAGAGGCTTGTTGAATATATTGACGGTCAATAAAAAGGGACATTCAACCATTCTAGGCTAAATGTCCCTCGTAAGTCAAGTTATTTCAGATACCGCAATGCTCGCTTGGCACCGGGAAGATTCTCATATCGGGCAAGGACTCGAACACGTCCGATTCCAATAGGAATTTTTACACAAACCGCAAAGGGACGAGTCGCATCATGCATAAGATTCGCATTCGGCTTGCTCGTATCGACAATCAATCTGTCGCCTTTTTCGAAAATAATTGGACGTTCTGGATATGTTTGAATTTTAAAAAACGGCTCAATTCCAGTCATTTCACTTTTCTCCATATACGATTGCGTCGTGAATTTCCTCATAGTTTGGAAGTTTTTCAGCCCAATATAGCAGAGAAAATTCGAATGTCAAGGCTGTTTTTTCAAAAGTTCGCATGACTGTTGAATGTCGGTATGTTGTTGCTGGACTTCCTCGACAGTCGTTTCCAAGGTCTGGAATCGATTGATCGTCCAGTTAATACCCATGCCAATACAGATACTTATCAGGACGGTAAAGAATATCTCTCTTGGCGACAATCCCTTAGTCGCACCCCGAACAAAATGCATCATTAGTTCGTTCCCCCACCAAAAAAGTTGAAGACTGCTTTAATTCCACCTTCAAAAATAGTATTCCATGCAACAATGACGGCGGCAATCGACAGAGCGGCTGTTTTCAGGATAGACCAAACTCTTCCCAAGGCTTTCTTGTCTTCTAGCCATTGTTTCAATTCCTTGATTTCATCGTCAGTCAATACAACAACCGATTTTTGACCCTGCTTAATCTCATTAAGCAACTTCAATATTTCTTCGTCAATTTGTTCGACTTCGTGAGAATTGAGATTTAAAGATGGCTTATCCGTCATTTTTCTTTTCCAATGAGCGCGACCAAACCGCGATACCTAACACTGCTCCCATTGCAACGTGATAAAAACCTGTAGCCTGTAGAGTTAGCGGTTGCCATTGCGTATAACCTTCCAACCCGTTGTTACCATACAACCAAAGAGTCAAACTTGGTGCTATGATGAAATCAAAAAGACATACTGCCAAATATTGCCATGCCAAAGCAGGACGCCAGTATGTCTTGAACCATGTTTCGTTTACATTAATTGGAGCTAAAGGAATAAACTCGCCGCTTGGTTGTTGATTATATTCTTCCTCGAATGTTCTAGCTGGCAATTCAGCAGAAACATCATCATCGATTACTGGATAATCTTCTTCCTTAATAGCGGCATAGTCTTGTTTCATAATAGTGCTAGGGTTTTTGGTCCTGCAACACCGTCTGCCGTAAGCTTGTTCATTGTCTGGAATTGTTCAACAGCGGCTTTCGTTCCTTTTCCGAAATCCCCGTCGATACTGACTCTAAAACCAGCTTTGGTCAGTTTTTGTTGCAATTCAAAAACGTCTTCCCCCTTGTCTCCAAATCTAAGAACTGTTCTCTTGGTTGGTGCTGGATTTACCGAACTCTTGCCGTCTTCCTCCAATACTAACAGAGCCTTGCGAACATATCCAATACGATCTTTCAATCCATTGGTTCCGCCGTTGATTCGGCGTGTAGCGCCTTCGATATCAATACGGTCGGCAAAGGCATTCAATCCGTTGGTTTTCCAGAACCAGCAAGAAGATTCCAAAGCGCCGTCCAATGTCTTGATATAAGCCAGTCCCGCGTCAATTCCCAATCCAAGCGAATTATAGAAAGAAGTGTGATTGCTTCTTCCTGTCAGTTGGATGAAGCCATGACCGCGAAACTTCCAACCGTCTCCCGATGATTCCGGTCCATTTCCCATTCGATTTGCATAGACATGGTTAGCAATCTTTTCGGGATTTCTAGCATGGGCATTAGCCAAAGCAGGATTGTAATATTTCTTGAATGTTTTCAACAATCCAGCCGCCGAATAGTTCAAATTTTCAGTCATGATATTGAACTGTCCCGACTCATGGGCGCATTGACCAAGAAACATTGCAATTCGTTCATTGGTAACAATGTCATACTTCGGGAAAATACGCATCATCGCATCGTGAAGTTTCACAGGATCACGATTTTGAGGAAGTATTCTCTTCAAGTCTGTTGCGCTAAAGTTTTTCAAGCTCATTGTCTTTTTCCATATCGTAAGTAAATCATTGCTCCTGTTCTATTATTTTTCAAAACAATTGGAGCATTTGGGTTTTTATTGCCATAGTCTCGGATGGCCATTCCGGTATCATCATCACCCACAAATGTTTTGTAATGGGCTTTGTGTCTCTTTCCGAAACGTGCTTTATGCCAAACATCATCGGTTACATCAAAGCATTCGGAACCGGCAAACTTGGTGCGACGAATGAGAGTTGCCGAATTTCCTACAGGCGGTTCTCCGGTCAAACCAGCGACACCCCCGGAAGCAACAGAAACGGTCGGTGCATCTTCTTTGATTTTCATTCTCAAATCTTTCTTAGAACATCAACCAGCTTCATATCCAAGGGAATGAGGCGGGTATCTATGATTTTGCCATTGATTGAATTGATTTTTTCTGGAAGATAGTTAAGGAAAAAGAGAAAGGTCTTGATGATTGGATAGTATGCTTCGTCATGATAGAAAAACAGAAGCCGGGAAGTAAAGTCCGGACCAAACACATTACCAAGAATGATAATATGATTTAAAATCAGTCTTTCCTTCAAGTCGTTCTTTTTTACATACTTACCCAATAACCTTTTGATGTATTTGAGGCGTTTCATATCAACCTCAAAATCTTCCTTCAACCAACTATTTCCATTATAGAACTTGATCGATAGTATTTCCAAGTTCTGATCATTCAAATCATACCGCATTTCGATCAGAAATCTTCTATTTCGTCATCCCCAACAATTTCACTCAATTCATCTTCCGAAACAATCTGTGCCATGACATCAAAGAAGCCACGCGGATTAAGTTCAAATGCCAAATACAAGTAGAAACTGTCTTGATCGACGTAAGTAGGAGCTTCCTTGTAAGGCTTTCCATAGATTTCGCCTTTGTCTTTTTCCCAAATTCGAATATCACTATCATGTTGATAAACTTGGAAAAAGTATTCGCCAGAGTCTTCGGCAAATCTCGGAAGATCGTGATCAATAAAAATGTTGTATTGTGCCAGAATCTTTCGAATTTTTGTGATTGCCACATTGATTGTGACTTGGGGTTGTCCTGCCAGATAGGCAAATTCCTGTCTTAACTGTTCAAGACGACTACCAGACGCAATCGATGAACTGTTGAAATCGTTAGGACCATGTGTATCAATTTCTTGATCCGGCTCTTTGAATTCCTTGATATTTTTCATTTAATGATCCTTAAAAACAAAAGACGACTCCCATAAGGAAGCCGCCTTTATTTATTATGAAATTAGATATTGTTGATGAATAGATTAGCGTTGTTGCCAGCGGTCATCGATTTCATTGCGACAAGTGTTTCATAATGAACACGTCCCGCTCTTCCTCCGCGACCTTCTGTTCTTAAAGCCCAACCTGTATGTGCCGGAACTGCTTTTCCGTTAGCTACAGCATTGGCCAATTCGCCGCGATCAACACCGAAAACACCCACTGGACCGCGTGTCTTATATACCAATGAAGTTGTATTGCTCCAAAGTTGATTAACATTGGCAGTCGTAAGCTGACGATCCACTTGGCTAACGGCATATTTAGGCGAATTATTCGCCAAGTCTTTCTTTCCCCATGCTACTGACATGTTTCATTCCTTCTTTTTGTTATTATTTATATATTCTTCTTTAAAAAGCTGTTCTTGTTCAAGCTTCCAGCCCCAACGAGCAATCATGCCATTATATGGACAATTTGGCATAACTTTTGCCATATAATCTTTCAAAGCCTTCTGATATTCTTCATTCTTTTCCATAACAATGTTCTCCATTATTTGAATGTAAATTTAGGTCTATGACCTTCTGGTTTCGATGCTCGATACTCTGTCTCACCGTAAGGATTGTCGGTATTGAACTTGGTCTTTCCGAATCGATCCTTTTTACCTTCCGAACCCGGCTTTGTATAGCTTGCCGTCCCGGTTCCTTTGGCGGAACGATGAAGAAAAGCATCCTGATCATACTTTTTGGACAATTCCCGGGCATGACGAACTAGTTCACCCGCATGTTTGTTCCCCGGTCCTTTGGCATAGACATGAATCGACTTTTCTGTTTGTGTCCCGCTTCCTTCGTCCCATTTGCCTTGCGTGTTTCTGAAGCCATATCCTCTTTCTCGGAAAGACTTCTTCAACTCTTTCATTCTATCACGGTTCTCTTTCTTTGTCAAATTGTGGCGTTCTGCCGTCATAACGATAGAATGAACGCCTTTCTTGTCATGCGTAGTCAGACGAGAAAGAGGATTTCCTTCATTTATTTTTTTTTTTCTTCCGCTTCGGCGGCAGATTCCTTTAGCTTTTTTCTGGCAAGTTCGATGCCTTTGGTTCGATTGGCGATATTGCGATCAGCCTTTTCCTGTGTTCGCTTCCAAGGGGATTTTTTCAGAAAAGGTTGAACTTCGTCTCTGTCTTCCTTGGAACGTTCGATATAGTCCCGAAGCTTGCCTTTGGAGATTTCATCGATCTGTTCGACATTTTCCCCCATTGCATTCAGTTTCTTGGCTGCACGATACATTCCGTCACCGCGCTTCTTGATAACTCTGTCAAGATCGCGCGCCTTGCCTTTCAAAACTTCAGCACGCTTGGTATTTCCAGTGTTCTGATTACGTGACGCATTGGCGACAACATTGTTTCTGTCTATGTGAGCATTCATCTTGCTTTTAGATGCTTTATCATAATAGGCATCCAACGTCTTTCCAGACAATTCATCAATTTGTTCGACATCTTCTTTGGCCATTTTAGCAAGTTTCATTCGGGCTTTATCACTCTGCAAAGAATGTCCCGGTCCAACCTTTTCATAATGGGCAAGTGCTTTAGAGTATTTTCCAGAAAAAACGGCTTTGTTGGTCTTGGAATTGACTACATGATATGTTCCAACGTTTCTCAATTCATCAATCTGTTCAACATCTTCCTTGGTCAATTTGTCAACAGCACGGTCAATTCCATAGTGTCTGTTTCTCATTTTGCGTTCACTGGTTTCTTGTTTTTTGTGTATTCCAGACATACGCATATGAGAATGATTTACCTTGTCATCCGATGCATAACGAACATAGTTGCCAAGTGTTCTTTTAGACAATTCGCTCAAAACGCCACAATCTTCCATGATCGAAGAATAGTCGGTCATGGTCAATTCTTTCTCCCCATTCTTGGAAAGTTCGGTCATGCGTTCGACTGCTTTATGCAAAGCAACATCATCCTTGGCGTCTTCTCTCGCAAATTCAAGCAAGCGGATTAGCAAAGGAATGTTGACTTTCAAGCAATCTTCGTCAACAACATCTTCTTGAACATCGTCTTGCAAATGCTTTGGTAGCTTGCTTACGTTGGTTGCGTAATGCAATTCCTGTCTGAATTTCTTGAATTTTTCCTTGAAAGTCTTCTTTTTCTTGAAATCGGCATCAAGTTCTTTCTTGATTTCAGCCGCTCTTTTGTCTCCCGGTCCATTATCAAAGGCTTCGTCAAGGTCTTCCTTAGCAAGTTTCTTTGCAGCCGCTTGAATTCCTTTTGTTCTTTGGTTGGATTTATCTAGTAGTCTATTGCCTCGATTGAAGAATTTGTCTTTCTCTTCATCGCCTTTTGCGTCGGAGACTCTATTGAAATTGTCTTGCGCTCTATCTCTTTTGAAATTGCTATTGGAAGCCGCTTTATGAATATATGAACCAAGTGTTGATTTGGACAACTCGTCAATCTGTTCAACGTCTTCCCCAAGCAATTCAGCCATCTTAGCCTTGCTTGCTTCAGCCAATGCTCTTGCTTCTTCTTCTCTCTGCTTATAGGTTTCTTCTGCGATTGCATTTGCAATCTTGGCAAATTCATCGGAAACACCAAATCTTTTGTTTAGGCTCATTTGTTTTCTCTCTTGTTCTTCGTGCAAGCTTTTGAATTGTTTGTTCAGTTCCGAGTATTTGGCTTGACTGATAGCAACTTTATAACCTTTTTCTTTCAACTTATCAGTAAGTTGATTGGCGACAACCCATTTCTTGGTTCCAAGTTTCTTGGCAATCCAGTCTGTCCAAGTAGGTCCAGACGAACGGTCATAATCGGACCACATATGCGAGTTGGAATTACGATCCTCGACAGTGTATTTTCTTTCGCGCGGATTGTTGGGAACGAAATTGTTCTTTCTCATAACGGTTTTAGCTCTTAGATCGAATTCGCGGGTTCTCTTGTCCCAACTCAATACGAATGGAGAATTGATCTTGGTTGAAAGATCAGTCAAGACGCCTTCGATTTCATTGTCGCCAAGCTTCATGCGCGCGAACATCGAACCATAACGCTTATAAGCGTCAACAAATAGCTTCTGCAATTCTCGGATATCGATAGGCTTGCCGTTTCTAGGATCGTTTGCGCGTTCCAAGAAATGCTTGGTGAAACTGACATCGATACCAAGCATTTTCCAAGCTTGATCCAGATATTTTTCCAGTAATTTAAGCTGTTCGAACGTTACCATGTTCTTATTTATCTCTTATTGCTTTTTGAACCGCCCGATATATTTTTCTCGCCAGTTGAACGTTTTGGGTTGGAGAATATTTCATGAACGAAACAAAGTCATTGTTCACTGCATATTCTCTCATTTTCGTTCCTGAAGCGCCCGAAATACCTTTGGATTTGGCGTCTCTCTTTCCAGCCGAAACAACATGAAAGCGGTCAAACAAGAAATGTTTGGTCTTGTCATAGTCCTTGTCATGAGGCTTGCGAACATAATCCCAAATTTTCTGGAATTCGCTGACTCTATCTTCCCCGACAACCAAAACAACGTCTCGATAGCCTTGATCCGAAAGATAGTGGCAAGCTTGATAGACAGTGCGGATTTTGGAGTCTTCAACAATTGTCGATTTCGGAAACAATTGCTTAAGAAATTCAATTTTTTCGGAATATTCCAATGGATTCTTGGTCTTGTCATGCGAGACAGTCGTGAAAACTCGACTGTCTGCTTTGGCTTCCTTCGCCAGATGTTCGACCGCTTGAATCACTTTGGCGTGTCCAACCGTGGGCGGGTTGAAGCGACCCAATGTAAACACGACTTTTTTCATATAAACCTCAATACAAAATCTTGCGGACCAAAGACTTGATATAAGCAAGTTCTTCAGAAACACTGGTTAAGTTACTGGTATCTTTGCGATATTCAGCGTGTTTGTAACTATTGGCGTGCTT